AAGAAAAAGGAACGATAACTAAAACAATAAAGATTATGAAATCAAACGAATTTAAACAATTGCTTATCGCAGCAGAAAGATCACTTAAAAATGGTAAAGTATTTGGTGTTATTAATCTTCCTAATAATTCGTTAGGTGTAGATGTAATCTATTATGATATGAATAAAACTTCTTCTATTTCTCTTTGTTCTACTGATTGGTCTATTGATTTAGCTTGGTCTAAATTGAAGAAAGGTGAACAAAAAGAAATTATCGAAATTATTGAAAATTTTATTCACTAATTGTTGGACCACATTATTAAAAAGTGGACCTTTACAATATCAAAAGAAAGAGATATATTAACAACTTAAAAATGAAGATTATGAAAGCGATTATTGAAGGAAAATTAAAAACAATGCTAATTACTACGGTAGAGATTTATGTAGAAGTGTTGAATGCGATTATTGATTCTAATAACGAACAAGAATTAAGAAACAATATGAATAAACTTGAAGAACATTATAATTCTTGGAAAGGTGATTTTAATTCATTCTTTGAATACGGATTCGGTTCTAATCACATGTGGTTTAAAGAAACAAACGCTTCTAATAGATTAATATTTGTTGAATTCTAAATCATTTAAGGGTGAGTAGTGAAATAGTTGGTTACGGTCATTGTAAAGCAACACCTAATAAATAATTAAGATTATTCTACGAAAAGCGTTGCATAGGACATAACAAAGTGGTATCTTTAAGCATTGAAAGAAAAATAATTAAAAACGAACTAATTATGGAAAAGATGAATGTAACAGTAGAAGTTTTAAGAAAGAGAGCAAGTGAGCTTGGCATTAAGAATGTTAAACAATACAAGAAAGATGAGCTTATAAAGCTCGTTGAAGAAAAAGAGCGTGAGAGAAAGGATCTTGAAGACTTGAAGAATCTTTCTACTAATAAAGAAGCTCTTGAATCGTTTCTCAATGAAAATCCTACTTCTATTCTACAGAAGAATAATGGTGAATTCGAATTGCATTACAAAGATAAAGAAGCTTTAGATAAAGCATTTAAATCAATAAATGCTAATGAATTTGGATTTATTGTTGCAAAGGTAGATAAATTCTTGAATATCATTTCACTTGTAAAACTTTCATCTAAGAAAAAGAATAAGACAGTCTATAAAACTACTATTGATGCACCGAAAGGTGAACAATCAAGAAATATTCTTCAAATGATGAAAGATCATCCTACTTGGTCACATTATAAAATTAGTAAGATTATTGGTTGTTCTTATACTAATGTACATAGAGTATGGAAACTTTGGGGAGAAAATAAAATTAATGATCAACGTAAAAGAAAATAATGCTATGATGACGAAAATTGAAAACTTTATTCATGGACGTTTTGGTAAGAAAGTCTTGAAAGCAAAATATAGAGAGATTTGGGTTAAGTTTTGGTACAGTATGATTGCTATTCTTAGTGTAGTAATATTTTTTATGGCAATTCAATTTCTAACTTGGATAAGCGATTTGATTAATTATACATTTAGATGATTGAGATATTTAAATTGAAAGAAGGAGACATTTTTATTCATAAAAATATTGTATATGAAATCATTCGTAAAGATAAATGGACTTCTTGTTGTAGATATGTAAACGATAAATACAAGTTAGGAGGTTGGTGTAAGTATTTGTATTGTGATTTTAGTAATTATATAAGAGTAGAGATATAATGGTAAACATATTATTAATAATCGTTATTATTTTAATTGGTGTGAGTTGTTTTATATTGTTTAAAATATATTTCTTTATCAAAGATATTGCACTATTTAACAGTCAAATAGCGTTTTCAACTACAGAAATTGATAGACGTACACGTCTTAAATATATTGCTCTTCTAAATGGATCTTTAGAATTAGCAGTCAAACAAGAAAGATTTGAAGATGCTCAACAATTTAAAAAGATTATTGAGAAAGAAATGAAGTCATTTGAAGAAGATTTTGATAATTAGAATAAATATGAATAAAAAAGAATTTCTATCATCATTTCTTAATGAAAAAGGTAGTACAATAAGACGTACAGTATTGATTGGTAAAATAGAAAATGAATTTAATCTCCATCCAAGATGGTCAAGAAGTATAGTTGATGATTTCTTGTCTAAACAAGTTGCTTTAGGAAGAATTGAACGTTATTCAAGAGGAGTATATAAAATCAAATAAGTTATGAAAGAGTTAAGTGATTACACTACTGAAGAACTAAAGCAGGAACTTCGAAGAAGAACGGTTCTTAAAATGCAAAAAGTGATTAAGAAAAATCGAAAGATTGACTGGCACATTTGGGAAGGAGTTGTAGTTGGTAAACTTCAAAAAGAAAATCTACCTCCAAGATATCGTATAGACTCACAAGAACTTAAAGATAATCCTGAGTTCAAGTATCTTAATAGATCTCAACTCTTCTCGTTAAATACAGACTTTTTTAGATCTAAAAAGTCTTATCCTAATATAGGAGATAGAGTTAAATTACGCTATCGTATAACGAAAGAAAACACTTATTTTGACTCTATGATTATCATAGGAGAGAAAGGTCAAAATCTTTTTTGTGTAATAGATACCAATACTGGCAAAATGATCCATTATGGATCTTATAAAGGTTGTTCTCAAATGCTTAGAAGAAGAAAAGAACCTAATTTAAAAATTGAACCTTATAACGAAAATAATGATTAATACGACTACTTATCTAACAGTAACCTTCTGTAACATTACAGAATGTGATCGCGATCGAATTATTGAATATTGTAATCAATCTGATCATGATTATGATTATCTTTTAGATCCACTTGACGGAAATGTTGAAGTTTTTAGAATGAAAGAAGAACATTATCAAGAGTTAAAACAAATTATTTCATAATTTATCATTATTTTGGAGACAAACGTTTGTTATCTCCAAAATAAGGGGTATCTTTACAATATCAAAAGAAAAGGACAACTAAAAATTGAAGAATTATGAAACCTATATTAAACACTGAAGACATTAAGAAACTAAAGATAAATGAGCGATTAATAGAATGTTCATGTGGCAAAGTAAATTATTATAGATTCTTATGTTTCCACCCACAAAACACGAATTATGTAATTCTACTAAATCATTGCGGAGAGCCTGAAAGGTTTTATGTTCAACATCTTATAGACTGATTTTATATAGATTACACAACTCGTGATATAATTACTTATCGTAGAGATTATGCCATTAAGGAACTCAAAGAGTTTGAACAAGCATTATCTGAATTAAATGATAGGACAATTTAGAAAATTAATTAATAACAAGATAGTAATGAGCCTTGGGCGGCTTTGTAAAACCCATTAAATATATGGAAAATAATATTCAAGAAAACAAGAAGAAATTAGAAGAACTAAAAGAGGCAGCAAAGCCTTTGATTAAGTTTCTGTGTGAGAATTATCATCCTCATGTAACTGCAATTGTCACCCCTACAAGTGTAGAAGTAATGGAAGGGATTCAAGCAGTTCCAAATATAACCGAATTTATAGTTGATTAAAATTTTACCATGCGGCAGGAAAATCAACTGCCGCATGGTTCAAAACAAAAAGAAATGAAACAGACATTAGAAGAAGCGGCTAAAGAATATTATGAGGGGTAATAATTATACTCCATTTATTTCAACTATTATGAACGACTTAAATATATCACATAATGCAGATTGCGAAATGTAGAAAGAAGAATAAAAACCGTAAAACGCATAGGAGAAAATAATCATGGAAATAAAGAATGGAATAGTAATAAACGGAGTGTTGCATAAGTTAGTATCAATACATAGTGATGAACCATGTAGCAATTGTAGTCTACAAGAAAAATGTGAAAGAGGAGGAGATCTCTACTTATGTACAATAATTACTGGACAATACAATCGTGATGATTATTTTATCAATTGTGGTAAAGTAACAGATATTAAGATAGATAAGGAGGAGTGAACTATGACCGAAGGACTTGTAACATTAGAGACAGCAAAGCTACTGAAAGATAAAGGGTTTGATTGGAAGTGTGAACACATAATAGGCTGCAATAAGGTTATTACAAAATATGACCTTCCGCAAAGTATGTCGTGTTGTACGGAAATAGATGACGAATCAGTTGAATTTTTGTGTCCAACATTGTATATCGCCCAAAAGTGGCTGCGTGAAACCAAGAACCTGCATATTGAAATATACCGTAACGCTTGTGGTTATGGCTATGCTATTGTGAAAGCCAATAACGGCACATGGATGGAAGATGATGATTCCAAAGGACCTAATGATGGTGGAAATTGGGACACCTACGAAGAAGCACTTGAAGCAGGTTTGCAGGAAGCTTTAAAATTGATATGAAAATAGAGTAATTGTTGTTTGATTAAATATATGATTGTATATTTGCAGTATCATTTGCTATTGTTTTTATTTTATACGGAATGATTGTTTCTGTCGTTTTTAACATTCTGTGATTTGAATCTTTATATAAAAAGTTGTTTGACCGGGTGATCTTGAGAAAGATTATCCGGTTTTTTATTAAATATGTTTCTTATATTAAATATGTTTCTTATCTTTACGTTCAGAATATTCACAAAATTAATATAATATGGCCGATTATAATAGTTTATATACTGGACCTGAGATAGATGAATCTATTGGTCGAGTTCTTAATAATGAAGTAGGAGGAATGGTTTTGATACCTGATGCTGTTTCTTCTCTAAAAACAGGAGCTTCTTCGTCAGATATTCTTAGTGCATTTGGTGGAGAAGAAGCATTTAAAAATATATGTAAAAAGGTATCAAAAGGTATTCCACCTTATTTTGGATCGTCTACTAATAATTCTCTTACAGTAGCAAGATCTTGTTTTAATTTTAGTGCTACTGTAGATGAAGATGCGAATAATTATACTTTAACTATCATTAACTTACCTAATCCTCAGTATATTAATAATCCAAGTAGAAAAGAAGTTTTTACTCTATCTGCAGGTTCGATGAGTCTTACGAGTGATTTATTATCTTATAATTTTGCTAATGTTTATTATGTTAGTGTAAATTTAGCAAATATTAATACCGGTTTTTCTCATCAACAAATTTTAGATAATTTAGGCTTAGATTTAGATGGGGTTAAGGAATTAGTTTTAAAAGCTAAAAGTAATGATTTAACTATTGTATCGTTAGGAACCAGTAATACGAGAACTTCAATTTGGAATGCAAAAAGTGTTTATACTGATGCTTCAAATTGGGTTTTAAATATGTCATCTTCATTTCCATTTGAAAGCGATATTGATATTTTAACAGTAACAAGACTTGTGATTCAATGTACAAACAACATTCTATCTTGTACAAACAATGAATCAACTTCTTATCAAAGAAATAGAGTTAGAGGATCTTTATCTATTAGCAGTAGAAATTATTATAATATTCTTAGATGTCCTTTAAATTTAAGTGAAAATACTTGTTCAGGTATGGTTACAATCACTCAAAGGATATCAAATTTAAATGCAACTTTTTTAACTTTCTACTTTTGTGTAATAGAAAATAACCTTCATGTTAAAGTACTTCAACATACTAACACATCAATATTCCCCAGCGTACTTTATACGTCAAATTCTAACGAAGGTTATTTAGCTGTTGAAATTGATATGTCGAGTACATTATATTATGATGTATCTGTTGCTTTAGAAACGAACTGTTATTTACTTTCTAATCAATATATTTTAAAACCATATTCAAATTTAGGAAATCAATCAATTGTTAATTTTTAAGATATGAATAAAAATATAAGTTATAATAGAACAGCGATAGTCAATCAAAATGGAACAGTTTCATCTATGACTATCTCAAGAGCATTATCTATTGGTATGTTAATAGAAAGTTCTCTTAATACGACTTTTCTTGGAGAAGAAAATGATAGACCTAATTACTTCTATGTTATACCTCTTACTGAAGGTACAATTAAAGTAAGACTTGTTGGTGGTAGAGAAGATTATACGATCTCTGAAGCAGAAATTACTGCTAATCTTGGTTTACCTATTCCTTATTTAGTGGAAACGGTATATAGAGATGGAACGACTGCACAATTTAATATAGGTTGGTAATGAAATGTCAAGATGTTATGTTTTTAATAATAAGAAACTTTCGTCTAATCAGGAGTATATAGTATGATAGGAAGAGGTATAGGAATTCCATTTAGACATGTACATGGAACTGAATCAGAAATTTCATTTGATAAGTCCCTTGTTGACGCTTGGTTTATGTCAGGATACAGCAATGATAATCCTCCTGATTCAATAAGTGGTTACAAGGGGCATGAACTTGTACTGAAAAACTTTGCGTTTGCTGGAAGTAGTGGATTTGGGAAATATGTTTATGATAGGACAAACTATATAGGATCGAGCATAAGCTATGTCAATCAAAACACGTTTAAGATATTTGCAAAAGGTAATCCAATATCGGAATCCAAAGGGATAGAAGGCAGAGTGGGAGAAGTATTCTCAGGAACAATCCCTGCTTTTAAAATTAAAGTTAGCGGTATCCCTAATAACTCAAATGTTTTGGTTAATAGAAACGAATTTAATGGCGAAACTTCTGTTTATCCTGTTGTTATAAGCAAATTAACAAACGGCATACATACTATTCCTGCATACAAATACAACATTACTCCTATAAATAGCTCCAGTAAGGCTATCATTAGAGATTTTAGATTAATAAGTTTTGAAGATATTAGTGATGTTACTGTTGAATTTCTTCCTGACAACGCAGGTTCTCTTGTATTCGATGATGTAGATGATTATGCTATATGTGACAATATGCCGATACAAACGGATTATACAGTGATATGTAGGAGACAGATTTGGGATAAACAAAATGATAATGAAACAATAGTAGCTTCTAAGAGTTTATCTTATGATACTGGTGCTTTCATTTTTGAATTTCTTAAAAATAGTACAAATGATCAATGCCGTTCGTTTGGTACTTTATCTTCAATATTAGTAGAAAAATCTGATTCGATATCATATCAGACGAGTACATCCTATAATGGAACTAATATAACAAAAGGAACAGGAACAGATACTGATATATTATATTTAGGGAATACCAGGAAGAATGATAATCGTTATCTGTATGATGCTATCTATTACTTCGCCCTCTACGATAAATCTCTCACTCCTGATGAAATAGAGCAAGAGAAGATAAAGTTAAATGAAATTTGGACTAAAAGATTAAACGGATGAAATATGTAATTGTAACAGTAGAATGGTGCTTGCAAAAGGGAATAGTAGTACCTGAGCATGCGCGTAAGAGTGTGAACGGAAGTAAGGTTATTCTTCATTATGACTTTGTGCATCCTGTGTTGACTGATGAGGATAAACTAACGGTTTACGAACATAACAGTAGAGAACTTGGTAACATCCTAAATAATGAAGAATGGAATAAAAATGAAGAAATTCTATAATTATGAGTACTTATAAAATAGGTTATAATTGGGTAGTAGACGAAATGAAAGGATTTCGTCTATACCTTTCTCAAATTAAAGATAGAATGCTTATCTCTGATGAAGAAGTAAAGATAATTGAGGAATATCTTGAATATCCTAAGGAAGATATTCTTGTTCTTATTCCTGGATATAATATTTCTTGGTTTGGTAAGATGAAACTTATTGAGAACTTTAAATCTAACGATGAACAAGATCCTTTGAAATGTATTTCTATTAAAGAGGATAAACCTTTATGGAAAATGTATAAGATGGATTTTCGTTGTGGTTCTGTTTATATGATTTCATGGCAAGTATTCGTTGACTTTTTAAATGAAGAAAATCTTGACTTTCCTAAATATATGAATGTTTCTATAAGAAGGAAAAAAGATCTGACTCTTCACGAATTACTTTATAGATAAGATTGTTTTTATTCGTTTATATAAGATTAATAATATGAGTAAAGAATTTGCAACGAGAAATCTCGTTCATAATAAAATACCTGAATTCCCGAGTGGTAGTGGTGCAGATAGATTTCTAACAAAAAAAGAAATCTTAGATACTTCTCCATTTGCAAGAATAGACGGAAGTTATTCAGATGTTGCTATTCCTATTATGGATAATGTCATATATGCTGAAGCTGCATTTAGTGTAAGTAGAACTTCATTTCAATTACCTCAGAATACTGGTAGTGAAAGTTTTACTGTTACCTCTACAATTGGAGGTGAAGCTCTTGCTTGGTCAGTTTCAGAATTCAATGCAAGTTGGGCAACTTATTCTGTGAGTGGAAATTCAGTTTCAGTACATGCTAATGCAGATCAAACGACAGAATCACAGAAATCAGGTTATATTCGTGTTAAACAGTCTGTTACTAACCAAGAAATTACTGTGAACTTTACTCAGGCTGCAGGAGTTCCTACTTATACTTATACATTCTCACCATCAACAACAAGTCTTTCATTTGGTGCGACAGCAAATAGTCAATCTATTTCAGTTACTTCTTATAGAACGAAGTATATTAATGGACATCAAGTTGGTACTGAAAATCTTGATTATTCATCATCTTCTCCAGGAGGAGGTTTGACTGTATCAGGAACGACTTTCTCTGTAACAGAAAATGTTGTTGAAAGTTCAAGAAGTTGGAGTGTTGTCTTTACTCAGAGTGTTAGTGGAAATACTTTTACTGTTAGTGTTACTCAGGCTGCAGCTTCTATTACATGGGGTCATGAATTTACATCAGCTACTACAAGTCTTTCATTTATAGCAACAGGTAAAACAAAAAGAATAGCAGTAAATTCAATAAGACGAAAATATATAAATGGTAATCCAACTACAGAAGTAGCAGCAGTTCCATATACACCAAGTATTAGTGGAGATAGTACATTCTCTGTTTCTTCCTATGATACAAGTGAAATTTATATAGTAGCTGCAAATAATCCTACTGCTTCACAAAGAACAGGTACACTTACTCTTTCTCAACAAGGTAGTGGTAAAACTCTATCAATCTCTCTAAGTCAGGAAGCAGGAGAAGTGACACAAGCCACCTTAGTCGTAATTAATTGTGCTTATGCAACTTCTGAGGTTTATATAAATGATTCAACAGGACCAGTTCTAAAGGTAGATAATCCTAATAATTATATGTTACGTAATATTATATACGGTTATACATTCAAAATTATTGCCAGTGGTAGTACTACACCAATAGCTGTAGCTGCTTTAATGCCAAAAATATCGTCATATACAGTAACAAAAACTACAGGAGGTTTATATATTGAAAATATGAGTGTTATACATACTGGTGGCGGATCTTTTTTACAAGCTCAATTAAGTAGTCGTGTAAATGGAGCAACAATTGGAGCTTTAGTTTATTTTGAAGGATATACAAATCCTATAGCAATGGATTTTACAGTTGAATATCCTTAATATATTGTATAATAGTCGGGTAACATGTTACCCGACTATTATATACTCTTAATAAATAGTTAATACCATTTCTTCAACCATATTATAACCAAGTCGTATTCTACCTGTAACTTTACCATCTCTATCTGTATATCTATAATTCTCAAAATCTGTACTACTTGAATAATTTCCGTCTACTCCGATCGGTATTTGATTGTAATCATCTTCAAAATGTATTTCACAATCTTCACATTGAGGCTCAAGAATCAATTCTGTTCCTAAAGGAACGTCAATAAATGTCCAAATATTTTCACTTATTCTATCACTTGCATTATCTGTGAACCATTTTATTATCGGTGATCCTTGAACACCATCAAACATAATATAAAGACGTATTATAGAAACTGCTTCCTGACTTAGAGAGATTGATAGAGTTTTATTAAAAGTCCTTAATTTCGACCATAAATATAGATAAAGGTTTGTTATCTCCAAAATAAGTGGTATCTTTATCGCATCAAAAGAAAGATAACTAAAAATAAAGAAATTATGAAAACAAAGACACAACTTTCAGATTTTAATTTTATCCAATCAGGTTATGGACACTATAAAGTAACTTATACAAGTCCTGTAACGGGAAAACAATGGATTGCAATAGTTAGCGATATGACAATAATAGACGCTACTAAGAATGCAGACGAGCCTAAACGAAAAGATTTAGAGAGGTTGAAACAAATATGTAAGAATAGATTATGAACAGTACACATCAAAGAACTTCTAATTATTAAAATTATATTGATATGATATTATTTAAAAATCTTAAAGTAGGAGAATTCTTTTCTTACAATGGAATGATTTACGAAAAAGTTAACGAACATCAAGCTCGTTCAACAAGAAAAATTATGGATTATCATATACTTCATCCAATTGAAGCTTTTGAAGTAGAATCTGTAGAACCTACCATTTTCTTAGTAGGTTCTATTAAACAAAATCCTTATTACTATAAAATTACAGGACCCTATTGTTTTATTAAAGCTCCATATCCTTGGATAGCTCAGAAGAAATATAATGACTTCTATCAAGGAAAACATGGAGCTTATTTATTAGGTTTTAAAGATGATATAGGTAGAATATCAAGTCTTGTAAGTGAGGATATAAGAGACTTGATAAAACAAATAGAAACGGGAGAAATTCAAGTAGATTTTATTAACTAATTAAAAATTTAAATTATGAATCCATTAAACTTTTTTCTTATTAGTATGATTAGCATTCTTTGGAGTGCAGCAGGATTAATCTTTTTATTATGGGCAGTAAGCAAATATGCTGAACGATTTAATCGAAGTCAAACAGGTTGGGTTATTCTTGCTATTTTCTTTTCACCATTTCTTGCTTTTTTAGGACTTTATATGGTCGGGAAAAGAAAGGTTAATGAAGTGGTGACAAATAGACCTTCTACTTCACCATCTCGAATAGAAAGTGATCGTATAGATCAAGAAAGATCTGAATACATTTCAGAAGTAGAGAATAATGACGATAAAAAGCCTTTGAATCCTATTTGGTTTTTCATTTTGCTTTTTATGTTTTTGATACTAATCCTTCCTCTTCTCTTATAACTTCCTATTTATGCGGGATTGAGGAGAAATTAAACTCTATTATATTCCTTATAAGAATAAGGAGTTTAATAATTATATTTATTCTTTTTATTAGGAATATAAGAAAGATAAGAGAAAATCCTATTACATAGAATTATGTTATATAATAGATTTTCAGAAATCTTCAATCCTGCATAAATAAAGGGATTAAGAATAGATTAAAGAATAAATGAGAGTGACAGAGATTTACACTCTATCGATTGCAGATATGAAAAAAGGTAGTATCTTTACACTCAGAAAGCCGCGAGGCTTACTTTCGGCAAAAGAAATTTTGTTCATAATAATTTTTTGGTTTTTTAGTAAAGAAATTGATCTGAGTAAAGCGTTACTCAGATTTTTCTTTTTATAGGTTGTAGATTGAAGAATTCTATCTATCTTTACAACACTAAAAAATCAAAAAATAACATGAATAAAAAAATATATAATATAGTCGAAAGGCAAGTTTTTAAAATCCTGATGATGATTGCAGGAATGGTTGAAGATTATCCTTGCAGAAAGTTCTCTTCTAAGAAAGATCTAATTGATCTAATCTCCCAAGAATTAATGTTATCTACAGATAAGGTAAAGAAAATCTTATTAGAATTCACTTATACTTACAATCTTATAAGATTAAAGTTTGAAAAAGGAGAAGTTTATGTTGAAATCTTAAAAGAAGACCCTCTACCGGAAGAACAAAGTGAATGGAAAGATGAAAACGGTGATTATAAATATTATAAGAATAGAATTTATTTTCACAATCTTACTAATCCAATGAGAGCTACTTTTAGGATCAAAGATGAATTATATCATTTTGGTATAGAGGAATTGGAAGTGATAGAATGCCTTATAAGTGCAAAATACGGAATAACAAAATACATCTTACCTATTAAGAAGGATGATAATCCATTTGAAAAAGCAGAAAAAATGGCATCTAAATTTCAACATTATGAAAGTGTTGAATATATTGCATCAAAAACAGGCTTATCTATATATAAAGTAAGGAATATACTGCATAAATTCGAAGAAATAAGTCAAAGAATACCACAACTAAAGAAATATTTTAGATATAGAAGTAAAAATCCTAATGATGAGTTGATTCGTAAACATAAAGGAACAAGAACGAAAACAATATTTTCCCCTAATAGTAGAAAAGAACTTAATGAAGCGCTTAATATTATACTCGAACATTTTCATATTAAAGTAGAAAGAAGAATAGGTTCTGTACATAAGAGTAAAAAATTGATATACGATAGAAAAGGTTATAATGGTGAATGTTCTAAAAATAATAGTGAAAGTAGATTAGAATTGATTCAAGATCCTTGTTATAGAGCGTATTATAGAGTTAAAGCACAATTATATAAGATATCAGATAATATTGGAGAAGAAATAATTCAAAGGAAAATTGTAAAAATAATTGATGAATTCTATAGGAACGATAGATTAGATGAATTGATTGAAATTGAAAATATTATACTATGTAATCACAATTTATTAAACATTTTAGATAAGGTTAAAAGGATTCGAGATAAGTGTAGGACTGAAAATGAAATAAGAATTATAATATAATTGTTTGAGATACGTAAATTTATGATTACTTTTATGCAATAAATTTAAAATTACGTAAGTTATATGGAAATCAGAGAATATACAAGAGATGAGTTCAATAAATTTATTGAACAAAATAATTTTGAATCTTTTAATTCTAATCAAGTTGACGCTTTTTCACATGATGTGGTTGAAAAATCTAAGAAAGGTGAATTAAACGAATTCGAGACTTATTGTGCAGCAGCAGAATATGCAATGCTTGAAAAAGCAATTGTAGTTGAAAACGATTTGACTAAGAGTCTTGTCTATTATAGACCTACTCAAGTAGAGACAGTAGAAATACCTGACGGTATTTTCAAGTCTATAAATGATAAATCTTCTCTTCGTTATAAAGAGACTTCTTTGAATATTTTGAAGGGTATTGCTGGTATTAATTGTGCAGACGAAGATGCGATTGAAAAAGCAAAAGCACTTCCTATTGGAACAGAGAAAACTTATGGTGGTAAACTTTATATCAAAACTGCACAAGGTTGGAGATTGAAAGCAAAAGGTACTCGTAATGCTACTAAACAAGAAGTTAGTGAAACATCAATGAGCGAAACATCAGATAATTCTTCAAAAGAAAAGAAAGTTCCTTCAAAAGTAACGATTGATCAAAAAACTTTTCGTATTAAAGATGGAAAAATCAGTGCTTCAAAGTTTGATACTCCAAGTCAAATCAATAAACTGAACAAATTTGCTAAAGAAAAAGGTTTAAAAATTGAATGGTTTGAAGATAAAAACACTCCGGAAGCTCAAGCTAAAAGAATTGAAGGAGAAACAAAAGATTATATTTACAAATATGAACAAGCTTTACGCAAGACTATTAATTTAGAAAAACAGCTTTTCGATGCGGAGGAAAAATCTAAAGATAATAATGGAAAAGATTTCTTTATATTACCACTCGATAAATTAAAAAAGACAGAATGGTATAGAAATCAATTAGACAAAATAAAAGAAAGTAAAGAAGATTTTGATAAAATTAAATCTGAAATACCAAAAGAACTTGATAAACAAGTACTTGAACGTCAACTTAAAACTTTTGAAGACGGTAAAGATTATTTTGAAAATAGAGTAAATAGATTTAAAGAACAAGGTTACGATAAAAGTGAAAAACTTCAAGAAAAACTTCTTTGGAGAGAGGCTAATGATGATTTAAAAGAAAGAAAAATATATCGTGAACATCTTGATGATCTTTTAAAGAAAGTTAATTAAGATGACTAAAAAAGAATGTTGATATGGCTCATCTTTCTAATTCAAAATATATGAGAAAATATCTGTATAGTTATTATTGGCCTTTCATAACAGCTATACCAATTGCACCAATTATGGACTGGATAGAAAAATATTTATGGAACGATTGGGAGTTTCTTAATTGGTTGGTCATTTTCATTGTTATAGATACAATGACTTCTATATGGCATCATTTTAAAAAGAAAGATTTAAGTAGTAACGGTTTTGCAAGATTACCTATAAAGTTGATTATTTATAGTATTCTTCTTATAGTAGGTAATGTAATGTGTTCTTTTACAATACAAGGAGATTCACAAGATCAATTTACTTTATTTAGAACACTTGTTTGTCAAGCGTTAATGATACGCGAAGCATTTTCGATAATAGAAAATTTAGCAAAAGTTCATCCTAATTTTATTCCTGAAAGAATAAGAAAGTTTTTGAAAGATTGGGATGAAAATGGGAATTCTAAATAACAATTTTGTATAATAATTTAAAAGTTAAGAATTATGAGACTTTACAGATTTATAGATGAAGATAATAATATTGATGCAGTAGTTGTAACTGATGGTAGTTGTGATCAAAAAAGGGTGTTTATTACTGAAATAAGAGGAATAGTTTCTCCAGGTGATGTTTCTGCTACTCAAGAACAAGTAGAAGGAAGTAATGAACTTTTGAAACTTGGATTTCCTTGGAAAGTAGGACATTCTGTAATGCATCAAGAACTTGTTGATTTTGCTGAAACAAAAGGTTTGACTCTTGAAATTACTCCACAAGGTTTAAATGAACTTGTTGGTGTAGAAGGAGAATGGAATGGAGATGACGAATGTGTATTGACAATTAGAACTTCTATTCCTTCTAAAAAAGAAGTTGAAATTCACTTTCCTAATACTGTAACATTGAATGAATCAGCAGGTCGTTATGGAAATATTCGTGGTGATAAGAAAGGATTGATTGCTATTCTTAAATCACGTGAAACTGAAATGACATTCTCTTTAGAAGATTTAGGTCTTGTAGAAAAAGAAGATTTAAATGTTGTTATCACTGCTGAAAGTGGAATTCAAAAATTCGAATTAACTGCTAAAAAGTAAAATTTATGTTGAGACTTTTATTTACAACTCAAGATAAATCTAAACAACTGACTGTTATTACTGATGGTATAGACAGTCAGTTGAATGTATTCGTTACAGAAAATACTGTTGGCGATATAGATTACTTTAAGTCATTAGGTATAATGATTATGCCTGGACATATTTATAATGTAGGTACTTTTAAAGAGTGGGCTATTAATAATACTCTTATTCTTATTTCATATCCTGAGGGATTAAATAACGAATCTCAAATTCTCGTTGATGTAGTAGAAGAAATGAGATATTTTCTTACTACTCAAATGTCTGAATTGACTTTCGATAATACAGGAGGTGATGAAGAAGCTGTAGTAACTTCTTATAAACAAAAATATGTAAATGGTAAACCTTCAGGAAGTCAAATTGCATTAGAAGTTACTTTCGAAACAGCTTCACCTTATTCAGTAAGTAAAGGTGGTACTGTGACTATTTCTGAGAATCCTACAGATCAAGTAAGAAATGGTATTTTAAAAGTAACACAGAGTGAAAGTAATAAAGTTTTAAATATTTCTCTTACACAAGCAGCATCTGAAGTAAAATACAGTTATATTCTTACTGCTACCCCTATAGATGTAAATTTTGTAAATACTGGAGAGTTTAAAACTGTAGATATTACTCATACAAAACAAAAGTTAGTCAATAATAAACCTTCAGGTTCACCTATTAAGGTTGGTTATGATATAGAAATAGCAGGAGTTGGTTTTGATTATGAAGTTATAAGTGGTGGTGTAAATGTTTCAGCTACTGAAAATCCTGGAACTTCAAAGAGAACAGGAACTTTAAATATTTCTTCTCAAGAAAGTGAAAATACAGCAACTATTAATTTATCTCAAGATGCTTCTGTTATAACTTATGATTATACAATTACAACGAATCCTACAAGTTTATCCTTTGTTAATACAGGTGAGACGAAAGCTTTTACTGTAAATTCTAAAAAACAGAAAAAGCTTAATGGTAATAATAATGGTGATCCTACTGATGTTGGATTTTCATTTGTTGTAAATGGAACAGGGTTCACGAAAGGTTCAGGTAATAATGTAGTTGCAGCAGAAAATGATACAGAATCTCAGAGAACTGGAAATGTGGTGGTTACTCAGAATGAAAGTGATAAAACTGCAACAATTAATTTAACTCAAGCTGCAGGTACTGTTACTTATGAATATACATTAAGTGTAGATCCTGATGCATTAAATTTTGTAGCAGCAGGAGAAACAAAAACTTTTGGTGTTTCATCTAAGAAACAGAAAAAAGATAAACGGTAAAGATTCTGGAGCAGCAATTGTAGTTGATTATACTACTGTAGTAAGTGGAACTGGATTTTCGAAGGGTTCTTCTGAATATTCAGTAATAGCTGAAGCAAATACAGGAGATCAACGTTCAGGTCAAGCTGTAGTTACAGCAAGTGAAGGTGGTAAAACTGTTACAGTAACATTAATTCAAGATGCTGGTGCATCTGCATAATAGTTGATAAAATGGGAAAGAGAAAAAGAATAAATACAAAGGAAAAGTCAGGTTTTAATAGCCTGACTGACCTTTCGTTAGACGAATTGAATAGATTGCAAAAATCAATACCGTATGCATTTCAAAGTAAAATACAAGCATCTTTAAATTCAAATAATCCTGAAGAAATAATGAAAGCAAACCTCTATTTAGGAGAAATAACTCCTAATTCAGGAAGAATTCAGTCAGTCTTTTTCGATCCCAATGATCTTTCAGGAAACGGTAAAGGATTTAAAGATTCAAAAGGTATTTTATCTTTTGAAATTCTTCGTAGAATGGGTAATATACATATTATTCGTTCTATCGTGAATACACGTATTGAACAAATACAGAATTTTCTTCATTTTTCAGAAGATGATCAAAAAGAAGGATTTACTATTAGAAAAAAGACTTCTTTGTTTAAAGAATCAAAGAAAGAGATTTCAAGTGTTGAGAAAAAGAAGATCGAAGAGATTGTTGAATTTCTGATGAACAGTGGTTTTAATGAAAAATGGGATAATATTGACGATTTTCAAACATTTGTTCGAAAGATAGCTTTCGATAGCCTTACTTTAGATCAACTTGCTTTTGAAGTTGTAAGAGATAAAGGATGGAATATTAAAAAATATAGAGCTGTAGACGCTTCTTTAATTCGTTTTTTAGATAGTGTTGATCCGAAGCAAAGAGAACGATTAGAAGATTATCGTTTTAAAGGTTATTTACCGAGATTTTGTATGACATGGGATGATCAAATTCTTATTAATCCTACAACTAAAGAACCTATTTTATATTATCCTTGGGAGCTTGGATTTGGTATTAGAAATAAATCTTCTGATATTAGAAAGAATGGATATGGTACATCTGAACTTGAAATTTTAGTTGAACTTATTACAGGTATATTATGGAGTGTTCAATATAATATGAATAATTTCTCAATAGGTTCAACTCCTAAAGGATTTATCAATGTTAAGAATGCAAATATATCTGATTCAAACATGAATGAATTCAGACAAGCATGGAGTCAAATGATGACAGGCGTAAGAAATGCAAAACGAACTCCCGTCATTAATGGTATAGATCTTGAATGGATTGATTTAGATAAATCGAATCGTGAAATGGAATATCAAGAATGGGCTCAGTTTCTTGTTATTATGGTTTGTTCTGTATATAGAATTGATCCTTCTGAATTAGGTTTTTCATTTAAAAATCAAGCACAGATATTTGGTCAAGATGGACAAAAAGCGAGATTGCAACATAGTAGAGAAAAAGGTCTCAAACCTATTTTGATTTTTCTTGAAAATATCATCACAAAATATATTGTGAGTGAAATTGATGAAGATTATGAATTTGTATTTACAGGTATAGAAGTTGAAGATGAAGAAACTCAAGTAAATCTTGATAAAATCAAACTCGAATCAGGTATGGTTTCTATGCAAGATATCTTTAAAAAGTATTCAGGTAGAGAATTTGATTCTGAGAATGATATTATTTTAAATCAAGTTTATCAACAAGCTCAAGCATCAAAACAACAGCAAGAAATGTTTGGAAGTTCAGTGCCTGGAGAAATGGATGAAGAAGGTGTACCACAAGATGAGAGTAAAAATCCATTTGATAAATATAAATCAATTGATAATCCTATTATGACGGCAGCATTTGATTATATTGGTAAAAATTTTGGTAAATGATTATGAATCATCTTGTTAAAAGGATAAAAGGTGTTGAAGTACAACAAATGTCTAAGAAATCAGATATTGTTCGTCATGTTAAAGATCCTATAAGATATCCAAAGGTTCAATGCGGTTATGAAGGAGTAGCTCAAGTTATGATAGCTACTCAAACGAATAATATGATGAATTCATTGACTGAAGAAATGTTGAAATTAATAAAATGATATTCACTCCTAACGAAATACAAAGACTTTTTGGCATTATTGATTTTCGTTTAGCTAAAATCATTGCCGATGTTCTTGGAGTCAACCAACTTACTCCTGAGGATAAAATATTACTTGAAAGGAATAATGTTGAATGGAGAAAAGAATTAGGAAAGATTTCTCCATATTATCAATCTTATTTATTCGGTAAGTTATCAGGTGTTTTATCACCATCTCAACTTCAAAGTATAGATTATAACGACTTTTCTCAGTATATAGAAAGAAAACAATTCAAAACTCTCTCTAATACTGAGAAAGCTATGTTTAATGCAGCAGCTACTCGTTCTTATGCTTATATAAAAAGTATAGGTTCAAGAATGAAGGATATTATAAATAATGCTGTATCACAAGAAGAAATAAAATTACTTACCGAACAACAAAGAATACTCGAACACACTACAATCAAGAGAGAAATGATTGAAGGAGTTCTTAAAAAGAAATCTATTCAAAGTATAGTTAGTGATATAGGACATTCACTTGAAGATTGGAATAGAGATTGGGGTAGGATTGTCGAGACAGAAATGCAAGGTATTTATCAGATAGGTGTTGCTCAGCAAATTATGGAGAATCATGGAGCTGAAGCACTTGTTTATAAAGAAGTCTATCCTCAGGCTTGCTCTTATTGTATTCATGCTTATACAACTCAAGGCATTGGATCAAAACCAAGGATTTTTAAATTAATTGACCTTATAGCTAATGGCGATAATATAGGATTAAAAAGAAAAGATTGGAAACCTGTTCTTGGACCACAACATCCGTTTTGTAGATGTAATCTTCGCTATATTCCTAAAGGATATATTTGGGACGATGAATTAAAAATATTTATTCCTCCTAAAGATTACAAAAGAAAGATTCAGAGAGAAAGTAAGGTTAGAATTTATGTTGGTGATAAAGAATTTGTCGTTTAAAATAAAAATAGTATGAAAGGCTTTAATTCGGGTTTTATTGAAATTCAAACATTTGAAGGTGAAAAATTTTTAAAAGATTTGAGACCAGGTGATTTGGTTGTTACAAGTGATAAAAAATACAATCGAATTTATTCTATAGAACAATTATTAACATCTATAGATGAAGATGTTTATAACGTATATTATCATACAGATAAAGAAGGAATCTTAGAAAGAATTTCAGGTGACAGCATTCTTCATTTAAATAGTATGAAAGGAATTAAAGTCAAAGACTTGAAAAAAGGATCAAAGATCAAATATCTTAACGGTAAAAATGCTGTTGTTGATAGACTTGAAAAGATGGAAACTATTAATAAAATTCTTTATAATATAAAGTTCGTAAAGAAAAATTCTACTTTTTATGCAAATAATATATGTATAAAGGGTGATTGATATAGAATATATTGTAATTTTAAACAGAAAATTAATATTATAGCTATGAATATAAAAAAGTTTTTAGGTCTTCAATCAAAAGAAGATAAGATTCAAGAATACAAGCAGTTGCTTGAAAAGTCATATAAAAATTCTTTAAGAGTAGATGAACTTGCTGCAGAATTTTCAGAACAGAACAGTGTTTTGAAAAGTATTTCAACGTTAAGTGATGAAGATAGAAAGGAAGTTGAAGAACGTAATAAGAAGTTTATTTCAGATCATGTTAAGAATATTTCAGAAGCTTATAAAGAGAAAACTTCTATAGAGAAATCTATGATAAAACTCGAAAATGATGCAGAAATTGTAGATATATTGAAAGATATGAAATCTTTATATGATTTTAAGATAATGTATAAAGATAAACAAATTTCTAAATCTATTTATAATGACATCATTAAAGCTAAAACAGGTAAAGTTCGTTATGCAGATGTTTTACTTTTTAGAGGTTCTAAATTATTGATTCTTCAAAGAGCTGGAGATCAAGGTAATCATACAGACGAATGGTGTATTCCTGGAGGACATGTTGATGCTGGTGAAGATTTTCGTACTGCAGCACAAAGAGAGTTGCTTGAAGAAACCGGTATAGATATTCCTGAAGATATTCTTTTTGAAACAGCTGTTGCAACAGGTAAGGATTTTGAAATTCATTATTTTATAGGTCATGTAAGCGAAGAAACCCCTGCTTTTGTAGTTGTTGATTCTGAAGAAGAAATTGGAAGTGCTTGGATTGAACCAGGAACAGAGTTAGATGATTATGAATTTATTTTTGATATGAAGGATAATTTGAAGAAAATTCTTGGTCTGGAGCAAAAACCTTCAAATTTAATCAAAATTCAAAAAGCATATTTTAATGGAGATATTTCAGAAGAAGTGTTTAAATCTTATTGCGAACAACATCCTGATGAAATTGAAAAAGCAAACAATAAAACTTATTTTTCTCACAAAGAAAGAATGGATCTTGCAGAAAGAGGTGAAGCTATGCCTAATGGTAAGTATCCTATTAGAAATAGTCAAGATTTAAAAGATGCAATTCGATTAGTAGGTGCTTCTGATATGCCTAAATCAGAAGTGAAAGCATGGATTAAAAAACGTGCTAAAGAACTTGGTCTTGAAAATGAATTACCTGAAAGCTGGAATAAGAAAGAAGATGTTGAAAAAGGTATGGGTATGAACGATGTAGCACCGTTGAAGAAAGAAGATCTTCAAGATGATACTACAGGGCCACAAGGAGATGGTATTGATGATAAAAAGATTGAGAAAGCTATCACATTCAAGAAAATAGAATATGAACCTAAGGTAGTTGAACCTATAGAACCAAATAAATACACCTATGGTGAAGGTCAATTTTCATTTTCAGATTCTGATGGAAATCATGGTGATAAATTATTTGATATGTTAGGAATGTTACAGAAGGTAATGACTCTTAACAAGAAATTCTCTATAACTATAGAAACAGAAGATAACGGCGAACAGACTTGGAATTTTGATGGTACTATTAGAATGCATAGTTTGAGAAAATCAGAAAATATCGAAAAATCTGTTAATACTGAAAATGATACAGAAGGTTTTAAATTATTGATTAATTTCAATGATCTTGATCAAGCAGAGGTTTTCAAATCTATTATAGACGAGATGAAGGAGTCAGGAAAACTTGATATTGAAAGTATAATAGACGATTCAGTAGAAATTGAAAAATCTTGGGGAATTAACGATATTAGAAAAGAAGTTAACAATAATCCAGCTTTAGATGATGGTTCTCAACTTGCAAAGGCAAAAGATTTGATGTACGGTGTTTTTGTAGATTATGCTAATTTTCTTGAAGGAGTAAAAACAAGAACGAAAAATATTCATTGGGGAGAATTAGATAATTCTAAACATGTTTATCTTGATGATTTAATTGACGAATTATCTGATTACGAAGATAAGATAATGGAAGCCGGTCAAAGTGGATTTGGTCGTTTTGGAGATGGTGAAGTTAATGGTGAAGAGATTGAAGAAAACGAACCTATTGAATTGATTGATTTAATCATTGAACGTACAAAAGATTTCCATGAAGCTATCAAAGATAACATTGATTATGTTGGTGAAATGTCTTGGATAGAGGACTTCTTAGCTACTTTGAAACAAACAAAGTATCGTCTACAACTTCATTAAAAATTCGTAAGATAGTCTTTATTAGATATTTCCTGCAAGGAATTGGCCTGTGCTGAGGAGATCCAATCAAGACTATCTTTTTGTATTTATTAATAATTTGAGATTATGGTTAGTGAAAATTTTGATATAGAATTTCAAAGTAGATTTGATGAACTGATGAAAGCTCGTAGAGCTTCTGTTGGTGAGATAAGACGTTACGGTAAGTTTGATTATCGTAAAACTCCTTACGGTTGGGTTTATGTAGGTGAGAATAAATTATATCAAATTAATGAACAATTTAATAAGATGCTTGATAAACAAATTAAAGGTGAACTATCAAATAAATATGTTTATGAATTAGGAAAACCTGAAAATATATTATTAAGTGCTGGATTCCCTAATAAGAAGATTCAAATAGCAGCGCAAACTCTATCTTTAAAATCGAGTAAAAAATATAAAAACAATCATCCTTTTGATTTGAGGGATGTAAGGAATTTACCTTTTGCTTTAAATCATCCTATTTTTATATTTAATAGTAAAACTCAACCTACATCAAAGGTAGTTATAACTGATTTAAAAAGTAATAATGTAAATTTACTTATTGCTTTACAGATTGATTTTAAAGAAAAGGATGCTATTGTAATTTCTATAAGAAGTATTTATCCTAAAGAAAGTCAGCAGTCTATATTAAATTGGGTAAATGAAGGTTTGTTAGTTTGGAGAGATAAAAAGAAAGCGCTGAAATTTTCATCTAAACTGCAGTCCAATTCCGCAGACGTTAGAGAAAATACCAGCGCTTTGTTTGATGCTGTAAATATCATAAGAAAATTTGAGAATGCCAACGAAAAGGACAGCGAATTAAATATAATTAAAGATAAATTAAGAAAAGCGATTCCCGAAGAAATCGCTTTTGAAAGGGAAGTAATAGCCGATCTTTCCCCGACTATCCAAAGGAAGAAGGATGAGTCGTTACCTACTTGCTCTTCACCTTCTCTTTCACTGCCTAAAGGTACGACTAATATGAATGATATGCAACAATTTGTGGACGAAATTATAGAAAAGAGTAAGAAAGGTGCACCTATTGGTACAGAGAGAACTTGGGGAGGTAAAGTTTATATTAGGACTGAAAACGGTTGGAAACCAAAAAGTGGTGCTAAGAAAGCTAAAAAAGAAGATGATCAAACAGATAAAACATCTTCTAAAGTAAACGATGTAAATTCATATGCTTCTAAAGCAAGTGATGAACAACTTCAAGCAGCGATAAACGATAAAGATGCTTTACCTGAAGTTAAACAAGCTGCACAAGAAGAATTAAATAAAAGAAATCCTAAAGAAGAGAATAATTCTAATACAGGAATAACAGATGCTTTACAAAGACTTTTAGCTGCACAAGAAAAAGGTGAAATAGATCTTGGTGAAGAAGTATTAGGTAAGATTAAGGATAAATTAGAATCTCAGAAACAGAAGAAATCTGAAAGTCTTACTGAAGAAACTTTAGATAAGAAACTTGATAAGTTAAAAGAAGATATTACTTCTAAGATAGATGAAAAACTTAATGAATTGAATGGTTTTAAGAAAATCACTCAGACTTACGTGAAACAAGATGGTAAAACAATTGTGATTAAGATGAAAGGTGATAATCAATATAAAGCCAGCTCTCCAGGATTCAAATTAGAATCGAAACCTTATGAATCGTTAGTTGATTTTAAGAAACGTATTAAAGAAGAATTTAACAAACAATTTTCAAAAATAGAAGATAAAGAAGAAAATAATATTCAAGATCAAGAAAAAGATAAAAAGACTATTTTGAATTTCAAAGACAAAGGAGAATATAACGAATATGTTTTAAGACGAAATTCTGAAAAAGAAAATCTAACAAAAGATCAAATAGATAGATTTAACAAAGCATTTGTAGAATATGAAAACGATATCAAAGATTTCCCCGAGAAAAAGTTAAATGAAATAAAATCTTATATAGAAAGTCAAAATTTTAATAAGATTTTACATGTTTATAGCGGATTTACACCTGATTCTAAGATGGTTTTAAATAGAGAATTAATAAATCAAGGTTATCTACCTATTGCAAATGGCATGTTGTATTCTATATACAATAACAAAAAATATAAACATTTTGACAATCAGGATGATAAAAGGAAATTTTATTATGCTAAAAAATCTACACCTAATTTAGTTGAGACAAAAGCATTAGAATATTACATGGATATGGGTTACAATAGTGTTCGTGCCGTTAATATTGGCAAAGAAAAGAATACAACTGTAGAACAAATTTCATCAACTATATCTTCTTTTATAGATAAAAATCCTATTAAAGATAATGTTGTTTTAAATAGAAGAATGTCAGTTGATAGTGATAATATAAATAATTTAAATCAATGGTTAGAAGCAAATGTAGGCGATGTTATAGAAGATAAAAGTTTTACTTCATTTTCTTTAGATCAAATTTCATCTTTTGGTAATGATATTCAAATTACTCTTTTAGCAAAGAAAGGAGATAAAATTTCTAATATTAATAATGACTTTGAATATGAATATTTAGTTCAAAAGAATTCTAAATATAAAGTTATTGCTAAAGGAACAAATTCAATTGTAGTCGAACTTGTATAATTTTTAAAGAAATGTTGTATGTGTGGTCAAAAAGTAGTATCTTTAGATAATTAAAAAGAAAAGTTATGAGAAAAAATTCAAGATGGAATGATACAAGTGGTGTAAGTATTGTTCATAGAGCGACTGAAGAAGAGAGAAAAGAATTAACTGAAAAGATGGTTGAAACAGCAATTAAGAATGCAAAGAAATTTACTGACAATGAAAGAAAAAATAAAAAATAGTATCAGGGCTTATATTATAGGTGATGTACTTGGAGTTCCTTTTGAATTTAGAAAGGAAGGATCATTTCATTGTAATGATTTTTCTTCAGGAGGATTTCATAATCAAATAACAGGAACTTGGTCGGATGATACATCTGTTTTACTTTGTTTGATTGAAGCTTTTTCTTATAAAGGTAAAACCAATCTTGAAAGATTTAAACAATTCAGAAAAAACTTAAATTTATGGTATAAAGATAAAGGTTTTAATGCTGGAAGTTATTGTTTTGATATAGGAGGACAAACTTGTCAATCAATTCAACAAGGAGGATGTAAAGAAAGTGATAGAATGGGTAACGGTGCTTTATTTTATTCACTTCCTATAGCAATAGTTACTCTGAATGATTCTGATGATTATACGAAAGAATTTTTTGAAATGTTTTGTAGTTATACTCACAATAATAAGAATTGTTTTAAGTTTGGTTCTGATTTTTGTTGCGTACTTAAAAAATTGTTACGAGATTTACCAACAGAAAATCTTGAAGTAAATGATTATCAAAATGCTGGTGATGTTATAAATACATATAATCTCGTAATTGATAATTATTTAGCACGAGAGAACAAAAATTCTACTCTCTTTGAAGATTTATGTCAAGTTGTAAATCTTGGTGAAGATACAGATACTAATGCAGCTATTTTTGGTGCTATTATAGGTACAAAGAAAAAAGTATTAGAAAAAGATTGGATGAGAGTAAGAAGATATAAAGAAATCGATGATTTAATTGATAAGTTTTTAGATTCGGTGATTAAGTAAAAATATAAGATGTTTGAAACTGGTTCAAAATTTAATTTTTTCACAGAAGCAGATTTTTTTAAGTCTGACTTTAATCCTTTAAATTATCCTGTAGGGGATGATAGGAGATATGAAAGGATGATCTTCGAAGGATTAGCTTCAGATGCATCTGAAGATAGTGAAGGTGAATCAATGGAGCCTAATGGTTTCATCATTGACCGTTTTTTAAAACATGGATTAATTAATCTTGATCATCTAACTACAAGATCTCCTATAAATAAATCTCGTTTTTGGATTGGCAATCCTTTGTCAGCAAAAATTACTGACAATAAGTTTTACGTAAAATGTCAATTGTGGAAAAAATCTCCTGAAGCAAGAGCGTTTTATGATAAAGCATTAGAAATGAAAGAATCGGGTGCAGATCGTAAACCTGGTTTTAGTATTGAGGGAAAAGCATTAGAAAGAGATAAGAACAATCCTAAAAAAATTAAGAAAGCTCTTATTACCAATATAGCTATGACAATGACTCCTGTCAATGCTAATACGTTTGCTGATTTAGTAAAGGGCAAACAAACGAAGGATTATGTAGATTGTGATTTTGAATCTAATAAAGATTTTAATACTACACAAATTCTTCTTGAATTAGAAAAAGATGGTCATTTGATAACTATAGATAAAGATTTCAAAATAAAGATTTCAAAACTTAATTCTAAAGATGATGAAATCTTTAAGAATCTTTACAAAAGTTATTTAGAGGGACATATATCTCTCGATATTTTGAAGGATTTTATTCAAAATTCAATGAAATAATTTGATATATGAAACATAGTTTTTATTTTTACGTAAACAAATATAATTTATAAATAATATGGACGAAAAAGTTTTAAAAGATCCTACAGTTCAACTTTTGAAAAGTGTAGGTTTTTCAGATGATTATATTGAAAAAGCAATTGCTTCAGGTGAAATTATTTTGAAATCTGAAAATGTAGCAGCTACAGGAGATCATGAATCTGAAACAAAAGAAGAAAAAGATATTGATAAGCTCGAAAAAGAAGCTGTTGAAAAAGAAGAAAAAGTAAAAGATGATGAAAAGGATACTGCAGAAGATAAAAATGCAGAAGGTCTTCAGAAATCAATCGAAGAAACCTTTACAAAATCTTTTGGTGTAATAGTTCCTTTGTTTGAAGGTCTTCAGAAATCAATCGAAGGATTGAAAGAAGAAGTTTCCTCTTTGAAGAATCAGACTCCTGCTTTCCGTTCTGAAGGTTTGAATAATCTTTCTGCTATTCAGAAATCAATGTCTTTAGAAAAAGACGAAAAAGGTAGAACAGAAATTAATATTATAACTCAACGTGCTATTGCTTCACAAGCTATTTCAAAAGCTCTTGATGGAGTTAAAGATGATGCTATTAAGAAATCTTTAGAATCTGACGCATTAGCGTTTATGATGAATCCTGAAGCTGAAACGGTAGGAGAAGATCTTGCACGTTATATGTATGGTAAGGGTATTAAGTTTGTAAAATAATTCGTTAAAAATTTAATAAATAAAATATATGGATTTATATAATTACAATCAAAGTGGTAATGGTGTAGATTTGATGGATGGCATCTCTGCACAGGAAGTATTGAAAGCCATGGAAGCTGGTTCTATGACCGGTATGCAATATAACAATATGATTAATAACGGTGGTGGTTTGAAAGTTGAGTCTTTGGATTCAGTTTTGAAAATCTTGACTAACCGTTTAAATCAGTTGGTATACTACATGGAAATGCCGAAACATAAGATTGACAACAACGTTCATCAATATAATCAATTGTATAAATATGGTGAAGAAGTTGGTATCTTTAATACTGAAGGTGAGACTCCGGAAGAAACAGATTCTCAATACAGACGTAAGTCAATTTTGACCAAGTATATGGGTGTAACAGGTCAAGTTACTCATCCTGCTACTTTAGCAAAACTTGCCGGTAATATGAATATGTATACAAAGGAAGTTGAAAATAAGACTATTCTTTTGCAGACAATTATCGATGCTCGTTTGGTAGACGCTGATTCAACTTGTGTTCCTGAACAATTTGATGGTTTCTTCCGTCAACATTTGCTTGGTTTGAATGAGATGGATGGTGGTACTGCAGAAGGTAAGACTGCTGAACAGTTGCTTGATACTTATTTCAATTCTCCGGCTGTAATTGATGCTCAAGGTCAAGTTTTGAATGATTCTTTGATTCAGGACGCTGCTAATGTAGTGGTTAATGTTTATAACGGTTATATCGATCGAATTATTTCTAATCCGATTGTATTTAACAATTATGTAAAACAATTCCATGAAAGTAAACGTGTTATTGTTGGTTTAGGCGGTTCTGTTACAGGCGCAACAATGGGTCAATCTGTAAATAATGTTACTACTCAGTTTGGTAAGATTGATATCAAGAATGACCGTTTCTTTGATGAACGTAAACCTATTACTTCAGGTAAACAAGCTACTTCAGCGAAAGCTCCTCTTACTCCGGTAAAAGGAACAGCAATCAAAGTTAATACAGCAGATACTAAGACTAATTTTGGTCAACATGCTGGTTCTTATGGTTATCTTGTAACAGCTAAGAACCGTTATGGTGAATCTGCTCCGTTCAATGTAACAACTGGTGGTGCACAAGCAGTTGTCTCAACTGAATCAGTTGAATTTGGATTTACTGCAGGTGTAGGTGGTGCATATCAAGCAACCAGCTTCGTTATCTATCGTACGAAGAAAAATGCAGTATTAAATGCTAATACTGAATATTATCCTATCTTCGAAGTTCCTGCTAATCAGATGGCAACTGGATATGATGATGCTGCTGCTAATTGTGTAAGAGACCGCAACCGTATTATTGCTGGTACCAAATCTGCATTGGTTTATTACAATGACAATCAGATTAACGAATATCTGCAGTTTGCTGATACTATGAAGATGGATTTTGCTGTTACAGCTCCGTCTCGTAGATTTGCAATTTTGAACTACGGTACTCCGGTTTATTACCAACCTGCTAAGATCGTTCGTATTGTAAATATTGGTGAAGAGGGTTTGTAATTAGATATAAAAAGTTCACTTAATCACAAGAGGAGGGAGAAGTAAACTCCTTCCTCTTTTATTTTAAATTTGTTATTATGAAAGTAAAAAGTCGTATTTACGTAAATCACCGTTTGGTTTTTAGTAACGGTGTGATTCAGTTTCAAAATGGTATTGCAGAAATTGACGAAAAACTTTGGAAAGAAATTTGTGATAAGAATTTCCCTAATATTTATAAAGAAGGAGATGAACCTGAATATAAAACAAAATTCGAAGATTCTATTCGTAGCGAAGTAAAAGAAAATTACAAAGAATACGAAGATGAAATTGTAAGATTAAAAGGTATTATAGAAGCTCAGAAAATTACAATTGATCAAAAGGATAAAGAAATTTCTAATTGGAAAGCAGTTGTTGAAGAAATGAAAAATACTAAAAAGGGTTCTGAAGAAAAACCTAAAGTTGAAGAAATAAAAGAAGATCAAAATATTGACAGTGAACTTTTAAAAGATCTCAAATCAATGAAGAAAGATGAGTTGATTAGTGTTGCTAAAAGTGAGGATGGTGGTCAATATACAGATGAAGATTTAGAAGGAAAGACTAAAGATGAAATTATTACTATGATTTTGTCAAAAATAAAATAAAGAAATATGGGTCAACTAACATTTACAATAAAATACAAAAAGAATTCAGGCTTAGTTTTTTCTGTTGCTGAAATATGGGCTATGTATTTATTTGGTATAAAAATAGATGGAGGACAAGGAACTTCATTTTCGAATGAATCTATTCGAAGATATATCGAAATGGCTCAAAAGCAGGTTGAGAATTGGTTCAATCTTCGATTTTGTAAACAGTTAGTTGACCAAACTCTTCCTTATTATAGACAAGATTATTGGCAAGAATTTCCTATTCTTCTGACAAATTATCCTGTACGAGAACCTTTATCTATGATAGGTATGCTGAACAAAATGGAACAAATAATTTATCCACAAGGATGGTTGTTCTGTGAATATGATACAGCGATGAACCAAGGTAAAAGAAGAATAAGTGTTGTTCCTACAGGATCATCTACAACTCAAGGTAATGCTCAAGTAATTTTAACAGGTATTACATCACAAGTTGGAATGCAGAGATTTGATAATATTCCTGATTATTGGAGAGTACAATATATAACAGGTTGGGATATTGATGATTTACCTATGGATTTATTGAATATAGTAGGAATGTTGGCGACTTTCGGTCCTTTGAATGTGGCAGGAGACCTTATTATTGGTGCAGGTATTGCTAATCAAAGTTTAAGTATTGATGGACTGAGTCAGAGTATCGGGACAACGTCTTCAGCTGAAAATTCGGGCTATTCCGCGAGAATAAAGTCATATCAGACAGAGATAAAAGAAACTGTCGGTAGAATAAGACTTGTTTACGATCAACCTAAATTTAGAGTATTCTAATGGCAGAAAGTAGAAACATATTACAACAAACTTCTCCAGGTTATAGTAATTTTAGACCTGAATTTATAAAGCCGGACTTCGACCAGGCTGTGTGGGCCAAAGGCTACGAAGTGTTATTAGAAAAAGCTTTACGTTGTCCTTGTCATGGAGAAGAAGCTGCGTTACTTGATTGTCAGAATTGTTTTGGTACAGGTTATTTTTATGTAAACCCTGTAAAGACAAAAGCTCTTATTACAGGTATAAATCAAACAACTCAATATAAGAATTGGTCATCTGAATTATTAGGAACTTATGCTGTGACTGTAATGGATATTGATAAAGCAAATCTTTCCTATTATGATAGAGTTACTTTTTTAACAGAATATTCTTATTTTAGTGAGAATTTGAAAATAAGAGAAAATGATGGTGTTTATTTTGTTTTTACAACATATAAAATACAAGAATTATTAGCTCTTTATTCTTTTGAAGCTTCTGATAAAAAACTGAAGAAAACTACGAATTCTCATATAAGCGAAGATAATCCTTATTGCTTGATTTTAGATATAAACGAAATACCTGAAAATGGTTATATAAGCGTTTATTATAAACATTTTGTGGAAGGACATACAATTGATTTACCGCACTTCATAAGAGCTTCATGGAATACAGATAAAGTTTCAGGACAACAAAAGAAAATTCAATTACCTGTACAAGCAATTGTAAGATTAACTCATTTAATAGCAACAGATAAACCTAATTTCGATGGAAGTGGTACAATAATTAATGATGATGTATAATGCTCCCTATTAAAATAGATCTTGACGAAATAGTTGGTGAATTTAGTTTATCAGGAGAAGAAACTAATTTACTTGGTGCAGCGATTATTGATCGTGTAGTACAAGAATACTATGAAAGATGGAGAAATTTAGTAGGAAGTGAACTTAGTAAATCTCGTCAGGAATATTTAAAAGCAATGTATATCGAAAGAACTTCTCCACTTGAAGTTGTTTTCGGTTTATCTGCAAGAGAATCGTCTTTAGCATTAATGGTTGAAGAAGGAACTCCACCATTCGATGAAAAACCAGGATTACTTGCTTCGCCTAAAGCTAAACAAAAGAAGAATGGTGGATTTTATATAACTGTTCCTTTTCGACATGCAACACCTGAAGCAATAGCAGAATCAGGAATATTTAGTTCTATCTTACCACAAGATGTTTATACTTTAGCTAAGAATTCTCAATTGCCTCTTAAAAGAGAACAACTTCCTATAAATCAACAACTTCCAGGTTCAAGAAAAGCAATTAATGTGCCTGAATTAAAAGTTCCTGAATATATTCATAAAGCTGCTAAATATGAAGGATTGGTTAAAGTTGAAGCAGCAAGTTCTGATAAGGAGAGAAGAAGTCAATATATGACATTCCGTAGAGTAAGTGACAAATCAGATCCTAACAGTTGGTTCAATGGAGGTATCACAGCTAAGAAATTAATGGATAGAGCATTACAATTAGCTAATATATCTACAGTAGCAGATATGGCTATAGATGAAACCTTAGAAAGAATTTTTAAAGAAAGATAGTTATGTTACAAATTGCGCAAATCAAATCTATAATCACAAGATTACTTCTTTTTGTTCAAGAAGATTATAAAAATAATAAAGAAGAAGACACTTTTTTATATAAGACTTTTTATGGAGTAAAAGATGGTAATTTTGATTTTTATGAACAAGGTAAAAAATTGTTTTTGAGAAGTGATACAAATCCAAGAAATCTAAGAGTTTTACTTGAATTTCCTAAAGATAAAACAAAAACTCCTGCTTATGTAGTAAGAGAACCAAGTAAGAGAACAAGTGAGTTCAATTCTATAGGTAAACTTACTGGTCAATTTGATCATACAGGCAAAATGATTCTTAGAGATTCTCGTAATTATGAATTTGAAATTATGTGTGTTTCTGATAATTTCTTAGAATCTATACTAATGAGTGAGATTCTTTATGCATTGTTACTCGGTAGTTATAATATTTTAGCCCAATCATTTCAATCAATATCATTTTCTATGAAAGAGGTAATGATTAATGCAGATGTAATACCATTACCATTTTTTTTGAGAAGTATTGGACTTAATTTGACTTCAGACGAACAAGTACCTACTATTGAAGAAACCCCTTTATTAGGTAAGGTTTTATTTGCAGATGCAGGTTTAATGTCTACATTTTTATCTTCTGGCAATATTTTACCTTATTAATTTGCAGATGTAAAAATAAGTTTGTACTTTTAGATGCTTGAAAAAGTGTAAAATATAAAAATATATGAATTCGTTTAATTAAAATAAGATTTTATATGGCAAGTACCGTTATTTTCAATAATCGTCAGATAACTCTTCCTGGAGCTTATTCAACGATAGTATCGGGAGAAAACAATCCTGCACGAAATCTTGATTATGGAAAAGTTCTTATTATAGATACAGGTGAATTTGGAGCTGGCTTTGGAGGTGGAGCTGGTATCAATGGAACAATTTCTCAAGGTCAAGATTCTATATATGCATTTGATAACATTTCTGATTTTCGTTCCTTCGTAAAAGGAGGTATGTATTGGAAGATTGCTGAAGCTTTATTTACTCCTGATCCGAGTAATCCTGCAGCAATAGGCGTTTCTGAAATTCTTTTTGTAAGAGCAGCAGAGACAAAACCTGCAAAAATGACATTCACTTCTACAGCAGGAGGAACTTTTATAGTTAATACTCTTGATGAAGGAACAGTTGCAAATGGAGTTAAAGAAGGTGATAATTTAGCTACTGGTTATGGTTATATGATCACACCTGGTGTAGAAGATACCAGCAAATGGATTATGAGTTTTTACGTTGGTTCTTATACTGGAACTGCAGAAGATGGATTACCTTATGGTGAAATTTCAGCTTTAGCTTCTACACCGACACTTGTAGTTCAATCACCTGAATTTGATAATATCAATACTCTTATCGATTGGGCTAAGACAGATTCTACTTTTGCACAAGCATTTCAACTTGATCCTACTTCTGCAGCTAAAGACGATGGAACTGTATCAGAAAGTGATGTAACTGATTTATTGAACGTATTTACATTAGCATCAGGTGGTACAGAAACTTATAATCAAGCTAATTTTGAAGCAGTTCTTGATCAAATTGTAGGTTTAGATTATAGTTTTGTATTTACAGATCAGTATGGTGATAATGCAAATTCTGCATTTACAAAAGCATATATCAAACATATGAATTTTGATGCTAAGTTCCCTCATCAATTGTTTGTAGGTGGATATGGAGTATCAGCAGATTATTCTAAATCTATTGAATTAGCTCAAGGATTTGACAGTGATCACATCATTTTAACTCATGGAGATGTAGGTCTTGCTTCAGAGATTGCACCTCAAAAATATCGTTGGTGGACAGTTATGTATAATCTGTGTGCACAGTTAGGTCGTACAGCAGGTAAAGAACCAATGATTCCTGTAACAAATAAGAGTATTGGTGTTGATAGAGTACGTCATATTTTGACAGAATCTGAACAAGTAAAAGCGTTGAAAAACGGTATTCTTGTTACAGTGAAGAACGATTATTTAAATAAATTTGTTGTTCTTCAAGGTGTAAACACATTACAAGACAATGCAAATTTATTTAATGCAAAAGGTCAATCCTATTCAATTCAATTTATGCGTATTGTAGATCAAATCAATAAAGAATTGGTTGTAAATGCTGAAATTGATTTGTTGGGTCAAGAAAATGGTGTAAATGTTAATACCTTGAGTGCAGGAGCAGTTAAGGATTGGACGGTTGCTTATTTGCAAGGTAGAACAGCTACTAATGAAACAGACAATTTATTACTCGCTTTTCAGGATGTAGTTGTAACACGTAAAGAAGATGCTTGGTTTGTTACTTACAAGATTCGAGTAAATAACGAAATTACTAAGTTGTTCTTTACAGGATTCTTAATTCGATAATCTTTAAATTAAAAGAATATGGCGACAGTATTTTCAGCGCCTCAGGCGTTTATTAGAATAAATAATCAAATTGCAGGTTATGTACGTAACCTGCAATGTACTGAGAATGTTCAGAGAGCGAACGTTCAAGGTTTAGGGAATTTAACTTTACAAGAAGTTCCTGCAGTTGGATATCAATGTAATTTTACAGTTGATCAATTTTTCATTAGTTTCAAACAACCTGTTATAGAAGGAATGATTCATAGATTAGGTTCTGTGAAAGCAGTTCTTGATACATTGGTTCTTGGAGAACTTGGATTTGCTATTACAGTATACAGGAAGTTGATCTCAACTAAAGATGAAACTACAGGTCTTGTAACTGCAACAGATCCTACAGGTGAAACGATTTGTCAGTTGAATCCATGTTACGTTAATGGACAAACCTTCTCTATAGCAGAGAACGGAATCGCTTCTTATAACGTTTCAGGAATTTATTTGAACCCAATTTCAACATTAAATCTCTGATAATCAGAGAAAATATGGCAATAAACATTGCCATATTTTTTGATATTTATTTAAGGTATAAGTAGTTAGAATGTATATGGCAAAAGCAAATTTTGAAATAGGAACAAAAGTTTGTCCAAAGTGTAAAAGAGAACTTCCGATAAGTAGATTTAATAAAGATAAATCTAAATCTGACGGTTTAAATAGTAGGTGTAAAGAATGTGAAGCTAATTATAGAAAATCAGAATCAGGTAAAAATGTTGCGAAGAAAGCAAGGAAGAAATATTATCAAACAGAGAAAGGTAAAGCGTGTCAAAAAAGAACAACACAAAATTTTCAAAAAACAGAGAAAGGTAAAGAAGTTTATAAAAGATCGAAGAAAAAATATAGAGAATCAGATCGAGGTATTCAACGCGAACTTGAATATAGAAAATCGTCTGCACATAAAGAGTCTCAAAGTAAATATTTTCATTCAGAGAAAGGTAAAGCAGCATTAAAAAGAAGTAATGAGAAATACGAACAAACAGAGAAAGGTAAAGAAGTTAGACGTTCAGTATATATGAAAAGAATCTTAAACGGAAAATTGAATAAATATCAGAATGATAAATATAAACGAGACGAAAGTTATAGAATAGGAAAATTGTTACGAACAAGAATTTATTATGCTATTCGTAACAATTGTAAATCAAATCATACACTTAATCTTCTTGGTTGTTCTCTCGATGAACTGAAAGTTCATCTCGAACAACAATTCGCAGAAGGAATGACCTGGGACAATTTAGGAAGTGGTGAGAAAAATTGGCAGATCGATCACATTATACCATGTGCTAAATTTGACTTTTCAAATCCTACTCATCAACGTATTTGTTTTAATTACAGAAATCTACAACCATTATGGGCTAAAGAAAATAACAAAAAGAAAGATAGTCTTCCTGATGGTTGGGAAGATTTACTTGAAATAATAAAAGAAAGTTTAGACATCAAAGAGGTTGTTGATTTAAAATAAGTTAGTATCTTTATCAAGATTAAATTTTATTTCGTTATGCAAGAACAAAAAGTCGTTACAATTAAAGGGAAAGATTATACAGTTCAATTTCCTAATGTTGGACAGTATTATCAAATTGAAGTGAATAAACAAAGATTGAGTGGTGGTTATTATAACACTTTACTTCAAAATCCAACAGTATCTGCTTCTAATGCATTAGATGCGATCGATATTGAAGCAACTTTAAGTGTTATTTGTCCACAATTATTACAAGATCTAAAAGTACATTCATTAAGTGAATTAGGTTTGCAAGATTTCCAAGAATTAAGAAAGATTTATTTAGAACAGATTTTCCCTTTTTTAAAAGAAGGATATGATTTGTTGAAGTCTTAATACTTAGAAATTTATGAAAACTGTCGAAGATATAAAGGCTTTTATGATTCGATGGAATAACGAATTTCCCTATGATTCATGGTGGAGAAAGAAACATAATATAGCATTTATGTCACCTGCTCATAGGGAATGTTCTTTTTTTCATCAAATGATGGAATTTCAAGAAGATGTTTTATTTGATGAATATGAACGAAAAAAGAACAACATAAAAGAAGACGAATATATTCCTAATATAGGACAATGGTTAAAAAGCAATGATTTAGATTCGGATTCTCATTCTAACGAAATCACAGAAAATGATATCGATGCATTCTTAGAAGAAGCGAGAATGATAGAAGAAAGAGAAAATGCTGCATTAAAGAATAAGTGAAATGGCCGAAGATAAAAAGATAAGAGTTTCAGCAGATTTATCTGAAATGAGGCGATTAAGAGATGAAATCGTTTCTCTCTATCGTGATATAAATAATTCAGAAGAAAAATCTCGTCAAGCAACGGAGCAATCTCTAAATCAGTTAAGACAACAATTATCTTTAATGACTGATAGAGTTTCTCTTGAAAAAATGTTAGCTGATCTTAGACAGCAACAATCAGGAGCAGTATATAATCAAGGAGAAAATTCTATTACTTGGGATATTCAACCTGAGGAAGGTGGAAGTAGAAAAGCTCCGACACCAAGAAGAGGAACTCAAGCTGCAGCAATGTCTGATCTCGCAAATATAATGAGAGATGTAGAAAAGTCTGTAGTTTCTATTCGTGATTATCTTACTTCAGAAAGACCTGCAGAAGATAAAAATTCTTCAGAAGATATCTTTATAGATATAAGAAATAATATTCGTGATTTAAGACAAGATTTATCTTCTTTATCGAGAGAAAGAGTCCGTGATATTTCTAATGACGAAGATAGAAATAACGATAGACAGAGAATTCAACAACCTAACAATAATAATGATAATATAGATAAAATAATAGGTTCTATATCTGCGTTAAGAGAAAAGTTGAATTCTTCACTTGAAGGAATTAATGCAAGTAATAGAGAAATAGTTAATGAAACGAAATTAATCAATCGTTATCTTGATGTTATTGGTGCATCAGTATCTATTATAGAGGATAATTCAACTTCAAGTGGTGGAGTAGTTGGAGGAGGAGTTTCAACTTCAGGAAGTGTAAGAGGAGGAATTGTAGGAGGACTTGTTGCAACACTTTCACAAGAACTATTAAAATACGGAAGACAATTTGTAGATTTATTTGGTACAAGATATTTAAGAAATCAAAGAGCAGAAGCTCAAGCAATGTATACAGATCCTATATCAAATGTAGGATTAGCTCTTCGTACACGAGGTGCAAATGAAGCTGATTACTTTAGATGGATACCTATTGTAGGAAAATATATTGCTCAGAGCATTGAAACGAAGTATGAAACGCAAGGAGAAATGGCAATGACAGGACTTCAAGCGTTAAGACAAACTCAAAATCAATTAGTTTCTTTAGCTCAGACGATGGGTCTTTCTATTTCAGGAGCAACAGGAATAGCTTCGAGAGAAGGTTCTTATGCAGCACGTGCTCTTGGAATGAATATAGGTGAATATGGAGAAAGACGAGCACAATTACTTAGAGCTTCAGGAGGAAGAATTCGTAGCGCAAGTGAAGCACAATCTTTAATGGCTGCTGAGAGACTTTTTGGTATAAGTCCTTCGACAATCAATGCTTTACAAGGTTCAATGCGTTTTAATACGAATGAGAGAACAACAGGTTCTGAAGTTATAAGCATCTTTGAAAGGACAATGAGAGAATTAAGATTGCCTTTTGAAGAAATAGCATCTACAATTGAAGAATCTTTAACAACATTTAATCAAACATCAGAAAGAATTTTATCTCGTACTGGAGAGGTAGATGCTGTAAGATTAACATCTGCGTTAGCTGGAATAAGATCATTTACAGGAGCAAGAGGAAGGCAGCTTGAAAGATATCAACAAGCATTTACAGGTCAAAATATCTCTAATGATGAAAATACAAGAGCTCTTTTGATGAGATCGTTTTTTGAACTTAATCCTGGAGCACAATTGTCAGATTTTAAAGTGATGCAAGATAATTGGACTCAAGGAAGAGGACTTGATACTTTATTTTATTCATTAAATAGACTTCAAGAGTTAACTGGAGGAAATAAACAAGCTACATTTACAGCATTAGAACAAATGTTCCCAGGTTTATCTGCTACTGATATAGAAGGTTTGTTTAAAGGTGGAAGTACGATAGATTTTAAAGAACTTCAAACAACTATTGAAAAGAACGTTAAAAAAGCTTCAGAAAATGAATTAACTTATTCAAAGAATATTGCTAAGAGTATTACAGGAATTGAAGGAGAGTTTAAATCTTATGATAATCGCATGTTAACTATAGGAGGACAAAGTGTAACTCTGTTGCAAAGAATTCTTGCAGAAGTAGCGATGATGAATATGAAGATGGATCCAGGAGAGCAATATTGGAATAGAATGAGAGAAAAAACTGAAGGTATAAATATCTTTACGAAATCAGATCAAGGTACACCATGGAGAAATCAATATCAAAAAATGTTAGTTGAAATTAATCGACTTCAACAAAGAGGTGAAATCGATGAAAACGAAGCTAAGAAATTAAAAGATCAAGCATTGATTTCAGCTAAATTTATGAAATCTCAAAGTGATGTTTCTGAAAATAGAAGTTCGTTTGAAAGAATTGGATTAATGTCTGCGGATGCTACAATAGGAGGAATGGTTCATAGAGATAAGGTTAGACAAGAAGTTGAAGATCCGAATACATTAATAAAAACAATGTTACCATATTCAAAATCCTTTGATGATTTGAAAAAAGCAATTGAAGAGAATACTTCAGAACAGAGAAAAATGAGATCAGATTGGAAAACAATGACTATAGAAGTACCTAATTAATATGTCACCGAAACAATATTTTACATTAAACGTAAGTAAGAAAACTGATCCTGAAGAATTTTGTAAGGATTGGCAAAGAAAGGTTCCTGAAGGATCAGAGACTTTTGATGTGAAAACTTTATTTTCATTTCCTACAAAAAATGAAGATGGTGAGCAATCTGAGATTACTAATTTAGAAGCTACATGGAAAATGTACGATAAATTAGAAAAGCAAAAATATCAAAGTGATTATGATAATGGTACATTGCCTTATATAAAAGCAGGAACTCCATTAAGACTTCCTACTTCAAAACTTACATTGATTATTGAAGACGCTCCAAATAAAGATTCTCGTTATAATCAAGCTGATTATAAGTTATTATTTTCTAAACATTATAATGATATTATAAATGATTCTGGTTACGTTTCTTATGATAAAGTAACAAGTACAGAAGTTGAGAAAGGATGGTCGACAAAAACAGCATCTATAAATGTTAAAGTTTATCTTTATTGTAAATCAATTAAATCTGTAGTTGATGTAAGTCCTTTTATTTCAGGATTAACCACAGATAAAACGATTGAAAACAGTAGTTTCGAATTAAGTTTACTTCCTATAAGAAGTACTTCTGTTCAAAAATATGGTGATACTTATTTTGAAACATTTAACATAGTAAATGGAAATCAATATACTGTAAAAAGTTTCCTTGAGAAATTTTGTCAGTTTAATGATATAATTTTTATTAGATTTGAAAAGTTAAAATTAGAATCAAGTTCTGATGAAAAAATATTTCCAATTTCTGAATCATTAATTGTAGATAAAGAAAAGTTGACAGAAGGTACTCTTTGGGATATGATAGGATTTGTAGACAAATGTTCTATTAGCCTCAGTGCTGAAGAGAATACTTATAATATTTCTCTTAGTGGTAGGGGTATAGAGAAATTACTTGAAGATGATGGAAGTTATTTTTTACCTTTAAAAGATGTAGCAGGAAGTAGTCAATTCGCAATTGTAGGTCAAGCTGAACAATTCTTTCAAAGGAACTCTTTAACTGGAACGTATGATTTTATAGGAGCATATACATTTAAACGTATAATCGATACGATATGGTTTATTTTTAACGTTTGTTCAAATCTTGGTGTTGTTGATAATGATCTATTTTCAGCATGGAAAGATAAACGTGTAGAATCATTTCCTATAGATGGAGTAAGAAAAATGGAAGTCAATGGTATTTGGCAAATCGTGAATGTCTATGCAGATCAATCGTGCTCAGAAAGAATATTAGTAGATTCAAGTTTTGGAAATCCAAACGGAACTTTAATATCTTTGGTACAAAGAATTTGTCAACAACCATTTGTAGAGTTTTTCTTTGATACATATAAAGATACTATTGATATGACAATTCGACAACCCCCTTTTAATAGAAAGGCTATTGAAGAAATTGTTGACAATCATTTATATGTTGATATTGAAGCTGATTCTATTTATGAGATGAATCTTGATTATGATACAAGATTTTATTCTTGGTATCAGATTTACGCTCAAAATGCTTGGACAGCTAATACTCAAGAAACAGCATTAGCTATGGTTCCTATTGTATATCTTCCTGAATATGCAGAATATTTTGGTAATAAAAAGCTTGAAGTAGGAGATATGTATTTGAGAGTAAGTAAAACAAAAGATAATTCTTGGTTGGGTAATATGGTCAATTATCAACAAGCAGCATTAAATGATTTACTTTATATAATAGAATCTTCTGCTTATTTACCTTTCACAAGAAGAGGAACAATCATTTTACATGGTGATAGAAGAATTAAAGTAGGAACATTCGTTCGAAATAATGCTACAGATGAATTATTTTATGTGACAGGTGTAAATAATATGGTTGAATTTTCTGACTCTTCCATTGAAAGAAGAACGACTCTTACAGTTGAAAGAGGTATGAATATGACTATATTAGAAAAGTCATCTATGGAAGTAACAGCATCATTAAGAAAAGATAATTCTATTGGTGATAAAACAAAAAGTCAATTAGGATTTACGTCTTCTTTTAAACCTGATTATTTTGGAATTGTCGATACAGAATGGTTAAAACAAGCTATTGAATCTATAGATAAAGAAGGTAATAAGACTGTTACATTAGATAGTAAAGCTACTGTAGTGAAAGAGCAATTTGAATATTTTTTAAATAGAAAAATGTTTGAACAATGAAGATAGTTAGAAAGAATAATGGAGGAAGACCTCGTAAACAGAAGAATGATCCTGAACTTCTTGAGAAAGGATATATAACAATACCTTATAAGGTTGATAAAAAGAATTTCATAGAAACTTGTCTCAGGACTGGCACTGTTTCTGTTATAACTGATGGAGGAAACTTTAGAAACGAGATTTTAATTACAAATGAAGCTCTTCAGAATATTAATTTTCCTAATGAAGAAGGAGGTTATGGTACTCAAGTAATAATCGCTTCTTTACCTTATAGAACAACGCCTGTTGTGATAGGAACTATTCTAAATGACGATCAATCGCCAGCATGGAAGGAAAATATACATAGATTTATGAAGATCAATGATAAGACTTCTGTATGTATAGAAGAAGATGCTGATGATAAATCTATAAATATAATTGTTAATTCAGAAGAAGCTACAGAAATAAATATTTCATCAGTAGGAACAGAAGAGTCAGTTTTAAACATTCAATCCTCAGGTAAAGCAAATATTATTGCAGATAAAGAGATAAATGCTATAAGTTATGAAAAGATCACTTCTAAAATTGTGAATGTAGAAACAGAGGCTGAAGAAGAAGGTAAAGAAGAAAGATCTGTGACAATGACTTTAGAGTCTTTGTTAGTAAAATGGTTAGAGAATGATAAAACATCTACTATTTTATTTGATAAAGATAGGTTTAAATTGAGTTTACATGATGATTTAGAAATTGTGGATATAAGTGATGATGCAATTATTATTTCTTTTAAAAACAATGAAGAACAGATTGTAATTAATAGCGATAATATAGATATTCTTTTTAAAAATGGTGAAGAAAAAGTTACATTAAGTCCTAATTTAATTAAACTTCTTACAGGTAGTAAAGTAGAAGTAAATGGAGCAAAAGAACCTCTTACTTTAGCTGAAACATTAATATCGAAAATAGATGAACTTCAAAATCAAATTAATATGTTAAAACAGGCTTGGACTCAAGCTGCTGCAGGTGTTAAACCTATGGATGGAGGAGCTGGTGGATTTGCAATGGGAATTTCTACTGTTGCAAGCATTTCTAAAGTAGATTTTAGTGAAATTAAAAGCGAAACAACTTTTTCTGATTAAAATTTGTCAGATGATTATATTATTTGTATTTTTACAACATAAAAATTTGATTGATGGCATCAGGAATAGCAAATAGTGCAGCTAATAAAGCGTTAAATCTTATTCAAAATCTTGGTAGATCTGTTGTTGCAACACAATATCCTGATGATTTTGAATATTATATGTGTTCTCTTGAATTAGTTAATTCGAGAGGGAATACTATTGACTTTTTTACCTTTCCTGTTATGCCGGATAGTATTAATAAGACAGAACCTAAAAGAAATACTGTAAGAAGTACTTTAGGAGGTCTTGTTGTATTATCATCACCTACTGCTATTGCACAGGCAATTACTATTCAAGGTAATTTTGGTCGAATGTTTAAGATATTGTTAAGTGGAAATGCACCTTCATTACAAGGAATAGCTTTTTCACTTTCAGCAGGAAAGAAAAAACTATATCAAATTCAAGGTAAAGATACTTCTTCTTTGAAAGGAATTCCTTTTGATATAGGAATTAAAACAGGATATGGTTGTGTAAAGATTTTACAGAGTATTATCGATAAAAGTAATGGTGTAGATGAGAACGGTAAACCTTTAAGATTATATTTTTATAATATGGCCTTTGGTGAGAGTTATCTTGTTGCTGTTCCACCAAGTGGTGTAAATTTTACTCAGAATTTACAAAAAAATATGATTTGGGATTATAGTTTGAATTTATCTATTATAGCACCACTTGAAGCTGTTGTTGGTAGTACAAAAATTAAAACAACATTATTGAAGACTTGTGCAGCAGATGCGATACAAAAGAGTGTGAATAGTTTAGCAAAAGATATTTCAAGTAATTTATAAGATGGATAAATTCGAAAAATTCAATCAGATAACAGGATACGATATTAAATCGTTTTTTCAATCTTTTGTGGATTTTAGTAATACCTATTATCCATCTATAATATCTTTTTATCAAGGGGGAATAGTTAATGCTGAAGCATTTCAAAAACTTGATAATTTAATTGAAAGTACTAATGTAATAGAACCTTTATTTTCTTTACATGGTAATGCTTTGAACGATATTTCGATGTGGGATATTTTAGATGATTTTACAGAGATTCAAACAAAGTTAGAGACTATAAAGAATTCAAACAGATGGTTGAGAAGTTCTTCTATAGGAAGAGATAATACAATTCAAATAAGTAGGAAACTAAGATCAGGTGAAGACTTTGAGAACGTTTCCTTAGAAAAAGGAGATGAAGATTTTGAAAATGATTGGAGAAATATTGTAATACCTCAATATATTAGAGAAGAAGATTACGATGATGAAGATGGAATGAGAAATACATTCTATATTAATATGCGTAATACTGGTTCTAATGAAGTTAATACTGTAGTTGACACTTTAGTAGGTGATAAGATATTAGGAAAAGATATTTCAGTAAAATTCTCATTTGATAAAACCGGTGATTTAATTACAGTGAATGGTCATGATGCAATGGTACAAGCATTAAATATTATTGCATCTTCGCTGACAGGTTCAATTCCTGAATTTCCTGATTATGGTATTTCAAATGAATTTATAGGAACAACAGTGAATGCAATTCAGTATCCTTCTATATTTAAAAGTGTTATGAATATGTTTCAGAGAGACAGTAGATGGGAATCTGTTGAATTGTTAGATTTGCAAATTAAAGAAGATAATGTATTTTTGACTGTAAAAGCTAAAGCTATTACAAATCAAGAATATTTAACGAATATTACTGTATGATTACAAAAGTTAATTCAACAATATCAAATTTGAAAAATCTTTGGATCGAGATTTTTCAAAATAAGACAAATAAAGCAACGAATATTGCAGATGGTTCAGTTGTAAATGCAACAGCCTTTGCAACAGCAAAGGTTGCTCAAAAAGCAATAAAAGATATTGCTATTGTAGAAGCTCAGATTTTCCCTGAAAATGCAACAGGAGAATATCTTGATCGTGCAGCAGTCTTATTCGGCGTAAGTCCAAGAAAAGGTGCTCTTGGTAGTTCAACATATGTTAGAGTCTATGCAGAACCTGGAACTGAATACGGACTTGACACTGTTTTCATTAATAAGAATGGTATTCGTTTTGAAGTAGATACTCCATTAGTAGTTGATGATTCAGGTTATGGTTATGTAAGCGTTAGAAGTACAATCGTAGGTTCAGTTACAAATGTAGACGCAAACAGTATAACTCAGGTTATACCAAGACCTCTATCTCATATTGATTGTACAAATGAATATCAAGCTGTAGGAGGTCGCGATGAAGAAGATGATGATACTTTTAGAGTAAGAATCATTAATGGAAACAATAAATTAAGTCAAACTACTATAGAATATTGGACTCAAATTTTTCAAGATCTTGATCCTCGAGTATTAAAGGTAATGAATGTTGGATTAGGTGAAAATGCTAAAATTTACATTTACTTAATTACTCAGAACGGTTCGTTTTTTACAGATGAAGAATTAGATGTCTTGTTGCAAAAAGCAACTCCTTATTTATCTTTATCTGATATAAATGTTCAAGGTAATGCTCTTGGAGTTGAATTGAAAAATGCTGAATGGAAATATGTTGGAGGTGATGTAGGTATAGATTTTAGAATTGAATTATCTGCAGAATATAACGTTGCAACTGTAAGAAAAAACATTCAAGTAGCACTTACAAAATATCTTGATTTTCGTTTTTGGACACCTGGTAAATCTATTCAATGGGATGATTTGTTATCTATTGTAAAAACAGCAACAGGTGTAAAGTATGTTCCTGATGAATATTTTTATCCATCATTTGACGAAGAAGTTCCATTAAATCAATTACCTCGAATTAGAGGATTTAGAATGAGAGATTTAAATGGGAACATTCTCTATGATTCCGGACAAACATTATCTAATTTATTTTATCCTGCTATAAAAGAAGATATATATAAAGGTAATCAGAGTCAAGTTTTAACAAGAACACAATACGTATATTTTACAGTTACTACAACGAGAAATTCTATTGTTGAAGGAGCTGTAATAAATGTTGGTGATAAAATTCTTATCACAGATGAAAATGGTCAAGCATTTATAAAATTAGAGAATGGTGAATATAATTACGTTCTTACAAAATTAAATTGGAATTCAAAAGAAGGATCGTTTATAGTATTAAATGCTGCTGTTTATATAACTATAAATGATTTTAGTGCTGTACAACATTCTTTGAATTTTACAGTTTTACAAGGAACTCTACCTGCAGAAGATGTTGAAATCAATATAAATAATCAAGTTTTAAATACAGATGAAAATGGAAATGTAAGTATAAAACTTGAGCCTGGTTCTTATTCCTATACAATTAAAAAAGAGGGTTATATACAAATTTCGAATGCTGTAACTATAGGAATTGAAGATGTTGATATTACTGAATATATTTTTCCTGAACCTCAAGTTGTCAATATTAGTGTTATAGATTCTAAAAACAACATCTTTGTACCTACTGCAAAAGTATTAATCCAAGATTTAATTGAAGATACAGATGAAAATGGTCAACTTCGATTAAATTTAACTGAAGGCACTTATAATACAATTGTAAAGAAAGAAGGGTATATAGATTATGATGATCAAATTAAGATAAAAGTTCAAGATAGAAATAATATTTTAATTGATTTAAATCCAACACCATATATAGTAACGTTTACTGTTTTAGAAGGTGGAACAAATAAACCTATAAAAGGAGCTGTAGTAACTGTAGATGGACAAAATTATCCAACTGATTCAAATGGTAATGCTGTTGCATCAATTCCGAATGGTACTCACAAATATTCGATAAATTATTCAGGATATACTCCTGTAACAGGATCTATTGTAGTTGATAACGGTAATGTAAGTAGAGTTGTTTATTTATCGTTAGCTTATTGGAATATAAAATTAATAGTTAAAGATTCACTAACAGGTAGTTTTGTTAATAATGCAAAAGTCTTTATAAACAATCAATCATATTATACAGATATAAACGGAGAAGTTGACTTTGTTCTTTCAAATGGAACATATCAATACACAATTACTCAAAATGATTATAGAACTACAAGTGGATCTATCGATGTTTTAGATGAGGATATTGAAAGAATAGTTTTTGCAACCCCTAAAGCAAAAAAAGTTAGTCTTATCATCAAAGATGAGAGAACGCAAGTTTTATTAGTAGGAGCTACAGCAGTTTTGAAAGATAAGGGAACTGGAGTTGTTATAGGAAACACTACAAGCAATTCTTTAGGTGTAGCATTATTTGATGATATAGAAGAAGGTGAATATACTTATGAAGTTTCTTTTCCTGATTACGAGGATTCTTCGGGTGAAATTTTAGTAGAGAAAAAAGATATAGAACAAATTGTATTAATGTCCCTCAAACCAAGGGACATTAATTATAATATAAAGGAAAAAGATGATTCTTTAGAAAGTGCTGTAAATTCTTCAGGTGCTTCAATTTCTGTTAAAGATTTATTTACATCTCAAGTAGTAAGCGGAACAACAGATTCTCAAGGAAATTTCCAAGCTAAAGGAGTTATCGGTTCCGATTATGAAATAACTTATTCTAAGTATGGTGTTTCAAAAGTTGAGACAATAACGATAGGAATTTCAACTGTAAATGTTGATTTAGTATTAGAAGCTACTGATACAGCAACATTTAAAAGATTCTATAAAAACAATCTTTTTAATCTTCCTATATCAGTAGGAAACCTTTTTTTTGGAGATATTGATTTTGGTCAAGTTAGCAGCATTAATGTTAAAGTATTTCTTAGTAAAGAATATAATTTAACTACAGAAGAAACGAATTATTTTCCTGCTCAGACATTTTTAAAAACAGTTAATACAGCAGGAGAAATTGTTAATATAGAAGTTGAACCTTATTTGCCTGACGTTACTTTAAATGTGACAATTTCATCAGGATTTTTCATTACTTCTAACAATGAATATTTAATAACTTCAGATGGTTTAAATTTTAAAACTGCTGCAACACCAAGATCTTATACCTATAAAGTAACTTCAGATGCAAACGAATATCATCCAGCTTTTTCATACGAAGGTCAAAGTGATGATGGTTCTCCAGTTGTTTTAAATTTACCAAGTTATTCAAGAGTTACAGTAACAGTTAATTCGAAAAAATATTTGGAATTTTCTGAAGAATTTGAAATAGATAGTAAGGTAAGTAAGATTCTTAATATTCGATTGAATGAACAACCACCTATACCTATTGTTTCAGAAAATGGTTTGAAAAATATTACTTCAGAAGACAATATAAATTTAATAAGTGAAAAGATATGAGTGAGACAACTTTAAAAATAAGTGAAATGACTCCTGATTCAAATTTGACAGGAGCTGAAATATTTCCTTTCATTCGGGGGGGGGTAGAAGATAATTTTATAACAACACTTGATAATATTAAAGCGTATTTCAATATACCAACTGACGACAAGCTGAAAACCATGTTTGCGGATATTACTCAATCACCTGAACAAGATTTGAATAATATTAAGGGAAGTGGTATAATGACTAATACTCAAAACGCTTTTGCTACTACTGAGCGAAATTATCCTATAAATGAAGCAGGTACTTTATTTTATGGTACTACAGCCTATGGAAGAGCAAATCAAATATATGGAGGATTTTCAAACAATCGCTGGTTTGCAAGAGGCGGAGGAGATAACAATTATACCCCTTGGAAAGAATATCTTTTTAAAGAAGATATGGCTGCAATTCTTCCTGCTAATTCTAATCTTAATGATTTTAAAACTTTTGGTGTATATAGACAATCAAGTACAAGTGAATTAAATACTGTATCAAATAGACCTCCTGGAAGTACAGGTGAAGCTGTATTTCAAGTTTATGAATGCGGTCCTAATTATACTGTTCAGGTTTATTATAATATTACTACTGAACAAGCTTTTATAAGATTTAATCATGCTGGTACTTGGGGTTCTTGGCATATTTATACTGGTATTGAACAAAATTATGTTGATAGTGGTCCTATTGATAATATAACTGCCGCTGGCGAATATTTCATTTCTCCTGATGTTACAAATGACCCGTTTACAGATTATTGCTGGCTTAAGGTTATGGGGGATTCAACTATCATTCAAATACTAATAGAATACAATTCTTTAAGAATAGCTATTAGACAACGTTCAAGTAACAATATTTGGAGCTCATGGAAATATGTTACTACTTCTGATAGTCTTTTTATGATTACTAAAATGACAGCTTCTGAATATGCTTCTTCAAGTAAAAATGCTAATACAGCTTATTTTGTAACTGATTAATATTGATATTATGTTATATACAGGAAATATAAATATTGATAATCCATTACAAGGTACAAATGAAATTAATGATGGTTATGTAGGTACTAAACAATTTTATCATAGAGATAAAGGAATATGGTATGCAGATTTTGATGTAATAAATACTAAAACTCCATATCTAAACGTTGAAAATTATGCACTTCTTAAAATTTATACTCTTTTTATGCAAGATAAATTTAGTTTTGGTTTTAAGAACGAAGATGGTAAATATATTAGATTTGAAACTGTTGCTGGTAATAGTGGTATTCAATGGTTTATAGGTTCGACTAGAGTTGGTTTTGCTGGTGGTTTTACTTTTGTAAGTAAAACTATTAGGACTGGAACTCTTAATGCTTTATCTTGTGAATTTCCTAATGGACTTATCGACCAATGGGTTGATTTGCAAATAGAATTAGACCGTTCTCAAGAAGGAGTCAATAGACTTAAAACTGCAAAAGTTAATGGTATTGATTGTATTAATAAACAATATCTTGATACTTTTTATGATACTTTTTCTTGTGCCAATCAACAAATTATTATAGGTACTGATTATGGAAATTTTAATGGCGAAGGAGGCAAACTTAAATATGTTCAAAGCGATACTGGAGGTTCTATTTATAGAATGAATTTTGAAGATTATAATTTAACATGGAGAGATGCTACATTTACTCCAGTTAATGCTACAAAAGAAGAAATGATTAAACATTTATAAAAAATAATAATGATAATCTTAATTAAATTAATTGCATTAATCTCGGCAATAATCTTGTCGAGATTAATCTATTTGTTAATGTTTAAAATATAAACGATATGGATAGTAATCTTAAAGTTGGTAGTGTTGCTACTAAAGGTTTATATGTTGGTAGTAGTGAAATAATGGGGGGGGGTTGAAATTTCAACTTAATGATGATATTGATACAAGTTCTCCTACTTTTATTATAATTAACCAATCAAATAAAGACATTCATTTTAGAATAACTTTAGGTTCAGAAATTATTGTTAATGCTAATAGCATATATTCTACTTCTTATAATAAGAATGAAGCTCTTATTCTTCAAGATACAGCTATGTGTACTTATAAATTTAGTGGTTGTGGAGCTGATGGTAGATTTTATGAACAATATTACAGTTGGTTAGAACTTAATGCTGGAGATCAATTTCCCGATAGCACAGATATTGCACAAGGAACGATGATAATACAAATAATTTAAAATAAAAAGTTATGGATAATAAAGTAAAAATGTTAAATATGGGGGGGGGGCTTAGAGTAGGTGAAGCTGAAACTGGTGCTTATATTGGTAATACTCTTATTGCTGGTAAAGAATTTGATTGGAGTCAATTATATTTTAATTTAAGTTACGTTTGGACAGATACCACCTTTACTAAGAGTTTCTTTTTCGTTGTTGCTAATCTTAGTTCTCATAATGTTGAATTGCAACGTAATGGAGAAATAATTATTGTTGAAGCTGGAAAAATAGATTGGTATTCAACTGGATTTCCTAATGTAGCTGATATTCAATTATTTGCTAATGCTGATTATAGACAAAGAATTCTATATTATACAAATTGGAGAAGTACTTCTGAAACTATTAATGATGGTCAAGTGTATAATAGAAATTATAATCCTGGAGAATTAGTATATAGTATAGGAGCGGGTAATTTTGATCAATTTGCTTGTATAACTTTTGTTTTTGATATTCCACAATAACATTAAGAAATTTGTTATACGAATATACAATTTTTATTCTTGATAAATGAGAAATAATTTAAGTTGTATTTTGAATTCAATTTTGTATCTTTACAAAATAAAATAGAAAATTGAAGATGAAAACATATAATCCTTTTGAAAAAGAAAAACCAATTTGGATGCAAGAATCGTTAGTAGCTTGGTATGATGTCGCAAGACAGAATGTTACTAATGAAGAAATGAAGAAAAATCCTATTTTAAAAGATCTTTCAGGTAATGGTTATGATTTAGATTGTATTAACTTTGATTGGGGTGAAAAGAAAGAAAATTCTTCTCAAATATTAAATGACGGATTGGTTTCGTATGCTGCTAATAATAGTTGTTGTTATTCAGGAGATATCAAATCTTTACCTATCTTAGAGGATTATACAGTATTTTTAAAAATTGATTATATAGATAAACAACAAATTGAAAATCATCCAATAGTAACTAAAAGAAAAGGTAATCAACAAAATGGAGCTTTTGTTATAGGTAATAAATATATTTATTCTTTTCCTGATTCTAATAGTGATCCTACTAATGTTTCATCAGAATTATTGAATTCTATGAAAGAAGGTATCTTTTTAACAAAGGATAGAATCAATAATAAGATTGAGTTAAAAGCTGGAACTGGAACAGATTCTGATATTTTATTAATTGGAGCTCAAATTCAAGATTTATCTCAAACTAATCCTTCTGATAGATTTAGAAATTTTGAAGGATTTGTTTTGTATAGTTTGATGTTATTTGATCGGACTTTAACAGAGGAAGAAATTGAATTTATCAAGATAGAATATTGGGGTCCTGATAGTGAATTTTTCATATTACAAGATAATCCTGTTTATAAAAGTTCAGTTTTTAGTAGATTTTTCGAAGAAAATGATCCCGCTGTAATGAAGTGGGCTGAAAATGTTTTAGCTAAAGTTTCAGGATCAAACATCTTACCTAAATTTATAGAAAAAGGTGGTAAGGATTTTCAATCGTTTTGGGGAACGATTACACATTTATTCGCTTTAATTGTACTTTATTCAAGAAAATATAAAGAGATTGATACTAATCAAATTCTATTTGAATTGTTTATTGAAAATAGAGGATTAGTATCAAATCTTGTAACATCACAAGATCAAATGCAATATCTTTTCTACAATTATATTAAAGAATATGAGAAGAGAGGTAGATTGGATATTGTAAATAAAGAAGGAGTTATTTTAGGCGAATTATTAAGATTGATTAGATACAATGATCTTGATGAATTTATTTTTGCTGTACTAAGACCTCAAGATGTAAGTTGGGCAATAGGATTTTCATCACCTTGTTGGAAAAGAACTAATACAGTATCAAATGTAACTAAAGGATACGAGTTTACTGAGAGTATTATTGATCTTAAAAATTATCCTTTATTAAGATCTTCAAATGTTCGAATTGCTAATGATATCAATAATGAAGATGAAATAATTTCTTCAATGGTCTTTGGAGGAAGTCAAAAAACAGGTATTTATCCTACTGAAGATAAATCAAAATTATTGGTTGTAGATCCAGCTTTAAATTACGAAGTCTCTATTAGAGTTAAACTATCTTCTTTGATAAATTCTAAAATTCAATTTGGAGTTATATGTTATGATAAAGATTATAATGTTATAGAGACTCAATATATTGAGAATGGAGAATATCAACTTTCTGACGATAGCTTATTTCATTCGACTGAATATTTAGAGTTAGTAAACGAAAACCTCTATTATAATTTAACTGGTATCATTTTAGCTTACAATGAAAGGAATTATGATGCAATTAAATTGAATTTTCCTTCAGGTAGAGCATTAAGCTTTTTACCAAATACAAAATTTATATGTCCAGTTTTTGTTCAAAATAGAGAAGCAAATGAAGATCCTAATGTTTATATATATGATGTAAAAGTAAGACCTCTTGAATTACCGTTTAAACAAGGTTGTTTAGGAGGTAAGAATGTAATTGCTGCTTATTATAAGAATAACGCATTTCAATCAGAAAATTCTATTGAAACCTTTATTAAACAATATTTGATTTCTTATAAGAATATTTTAAAAGGCATATTTATTAAAGATAAATCTGAAAGAAAAATTACTTTTAAAGTGTTTTCTGAAAGAAATAATTACATTCAAGATGCAACTATAACTATAGCAGGACAAACTTTAAAAACTGATATAAACGGTGAAGCTTTTATAAATTTATATCCTGGTGAATATGTTTATTCAATTGAAAAAGGTCAAGATTTTGAAATAGAAGAAGATATTCTTACAATTGAAGATGTAGATTATATTAAGTATGTTCAATTAAAAGGTAGAATTTATCAAAGAACAATCTCGTTTTTAGTTTTAGATGAAGCTGGTCGTTATTTAAAGGATGCTCGGGTAACTTTCAATCAACAAACTCAAATTACAGGAGAAAATGGATTAGTTTTATTTGAAGCTTATCCTGGTTTATATACTTATACAGTAGAAAAGTATGATTATATAAGTGTTTCAAATACTGTAAGTGTTGTTGATAGTACTAATATAACAGTTGAATTAAATAAAGTACCTTATTATACTGTTACAATAAGAGTTAGAGAAGGATTTGAACCTATTGCAAATGCAGCAGTCGTTTTAACAGGTGATTTTGATGGAAGTGGTCAAACACAGCAATATACAGGAACAACAAATGCACAAGGAACTGTAAATCAAACTTCAGATGGTAATCCTTTCTTAATGAGAGCTGGAACTTATCATTATCTTGTTTCTAAGAAAGATTATTTTACGAAGGAATCTGATTTTAACATAATTAATAATGCTACTATAAATGTAGATTTAACTGCAATACCTTATTATAATGTTAATTTTACAGTATTAAGAGATGGAGTTCCAGTAGATAACGCTTCTATTTCTATAGATAATAATACTTTAGTAACAGATAATAAAGGTAAAGCTTCTATTTCATTTCCTAATGGAACTTATAGTTATAAAGTTTCTAAAACTGGTTATATTGAAAAAAGTGGTACTGTCATTGTAAATGATGCAGATCAAAATTTAACAATAGATGTAACTGCAATTGAATATAATATTAATTTTATAGTCACAGATGAAAAATCAAATCCGTTAATTGGAGCTGTAATTACAATTGGTACTGAGAGACAAACTACAACAGCATTAGGTGCAGCTACATTTAAAAGAATAGTCGGTGAATACAATTATTCTATTTCTTTAGCAAATTATAACACCTATACGGGTATTGTTGTTGTTTCAAATAAAGATGAACAACTTAATATTAAAATGAGTAATATTCAATATGAAGTTAGATTTGTTGTTCGAAGTGATGGGAATCCCGTAGAAGGTGCTTCTGTAAAATGCAGTGATAGAGATTCTATTTTAACCAATAGAAATGGAGAAGCTATATTTAATTTTGCTTCAGGAAATTATCCTTTTTCAATTACAAAAGAAGGGTTTGAAAGATATGATTCAACTGTAGAAGTTGGTAATAGGAATACAGTTGTTCCTGTAGATTTGACGTTATCATCAAACGTTGTAACGTTCTATGTTAGAAATGAATCAGGAGAGATCCTTTCCAATGCAGCAATTATAATTAATAAAGAGGTTCATTATACGACAGAAGAAGGACTTGCTTCGTTTCTTCTATCTTATGGTGATTATCATTATACTGTTGAAGCTGATGGATATAATTATAATTGGGGAGATATTCGAGTAACGAATGAAGCTTTGAATGTAAATGTAACAATGTATCATCAAACGACTACAGTTTATGTGTTAAAGTTTACAATTACTCAAGAATCAAATCCTGCTGTTGGAGCATTAGTAACGATTAATGGTAATATAATAGGATATGCTAATAGTGAAGGTGTAGTTTCGTTTAATCTTCCTAATGGAGATTATAGATATACAGTTAGTAATGGAGATTTTATAAATCAAACGGAAGGTAATCGAGTAATATCAGGTTCAAATTCTGATGTAAGTGTTAATTTAACGAGAAAAACAACTAATGTGACTTTTAACACAACTTACATTCCTAATCCAAGTAATCCTGATGAAAAGTTACCTGTACAAGATGTATCTATAACTTTTAATGGTTCGACAATTAAAACAAATCAACAAGGAAAAGCAGTCTTTTCAAATGTACCACTTTCACTTGAAAATAAAGAATATAGATGTTCTAAAAAACCGCCATACGAAGATATAGTACGAAATACAACAATCACTACAGAAAATCCTGAAATAGATGTTGTAATGGGTGAATCAACGTATTCTATAATTTTTACTGTAGTTGATGAATTAGGTAATCCAATTCCTAATGCTTATATTAGTTGTGGTGGTCAAGTTGGTAATACGAATCCATTAAATTCATCAGAACCAGGTCGTTTAACTTTAAAAGGTTATGGTAATAATTTAAGCGGTTATTATTATACGATTTTGAAAGAAGGATATCAAACTATTTCAGGTAATGCTGTTGTTCAAAACGAATCTGTTTTTATAACAAAAACATTGAAAAGATCTTATACTGAAATCACATTTAAAGTTCAAACAAGTGATAGTTTAGCATTACAAGGTGCTTCAATTCAGATTGGAGAGTTAAATGAAGCAACTGATAGTCATGGAGAAGTTTTGTTTTTAGTAACAGAACAAAAAACTTATAATTATAAAGTTACTTATCCACATTGTATGGATTCTTTAGGCAGTTTTACAAATGATTTAACATCTAAAACTGTAACTGTAACTATAGAAGATACAATGGCCATTGTTGTTCGTGGTTCAGGAGTTGAAAAAATTAGTCTTCCTATTCTTAATACAAGTCAAGAAGGATTATCTAATTTAAAAGTTGATTGGGGAGATGGCACTATAACTTACGGTAAGATTTTTAAAGAAAGTCTTGATATATCACAAAATACAGAAATTAAGATTAGTTTTGGTTCAGAAATAGGAACTTTAAGATGGTCGTGTGAAGAAGCTCCTTTACTTGATGGAATTCAAAATAAATTAAGGTATGTAGAAAGGTTTTTTCAAAATACAAATCAAGTTAATTTTGGAAACGGAGGATTTTATAAATGTATACTTTTAAGTAGATTAGATAAATTACGTGTTGGATTTGTTCAAGGTTCGTGCGTGAGATTATTTGCAAATTGTTTGAGTTTAAATTCAATTGAACCAGGTATGCTTGATTGGGCTAAATTAGGTGATTTTACAGAATGCTTTGCAAATTCAGGTTTAATTGAGGTAAGATCAGGTTTAATTGAAAATATTGAAACAGTATTATATCTTTCTAAAATGTTTGAAGATTGTAAAAGTTTAGAAAGTGTAACTATTCAAATTCCATCTACTTGTACAAGTGCAAGTGCTATGTTTAAAGGTTGTTCAAATTTACAAGTAGTATCTGATTCGATTTTTCAAAATGCTTCTGGTTTAACAAATGCATCAGAGATGTTTGATTATACGAGTAAATTACAACAAATGCCACGTATAGAAGATCTAACTGCAAATGTAAATTGTAATGCAATGTTTCGTTCTTCAGGATTTTCTAATTTTAGAGGAGGATTTCCACGAAATTGTACAAATGCTGATGAAATGTTTGAAAATAGTCAATTATCTTATATGTTTGCAGTTATAGAAAGTTCTAATTTAACTACTTTAGATAGAACATTTATGGGTTGTGGAAATTTAGGAACTATAACTAACATTGATTTAAGATGTTCTAATGTAACTTCAGTTCAATTTTTGTTTTCAGGTACTGGCGTAAATTCAATTCCTTCTAATTATTTTTCAAGACTTACAAATTGCGTTAATTTTGCTGGTGTATTTCAAAATTGTAAAAATTTACAATATATATATGGAGAAAAAGAATCAAGTCCTTTTTTTGGATGTCCTGTAGAATCATTAAATTCAGCTTTTTCAGGATGTTCTAATCTAAGAGGAGATCTTTATTATTTATTTTATTCGTATGCAGTAACAAGAAGAAGAACGCAAGGTGGAAATTATTGGAAAGTTAAAGGCGTTTCTGCTTATTGTAAGGATTATTCATTTTGTTTTGAAGGTTGTTCTTCTTTGACAGGAGAATCTTGTTGTTCTGAATTGGATGATGAAAGAGAAACTTTTATGGGGTGGTTGACAGCTTTATGGGGATTTACGAATGGATATATACCTGCTGAAAATATGCAAGCTTCAAGTTACAATAGTACATTGTATACGTCTAAACGAACAGGTTGTTACAGAGGTTGTGTTAATTTATCTGATTATAATGATATACCTTCAGATTGGAAATAATTGTTTAATTTAAAAATAAAAATTATGTGGTATTTAATTCCTATTTCATTAATTGTTTTAGTTGTTTATCTTTGGAAAGTGATAAAATTAATAGGTATTCCTTGGAGCATTTCCGATACTTATTATCAATTACAGAAACGTAACCGATCGGCTTGGTGGTTTCAAGTTATAATGATTTTAACAGCAGGAATACTTCTACCTGAATGGTTAGAATTAACTGATGGCGAAAACTATCAATGTTGTGCATTTTTAGCTTGTGCTGGATTAATTTTTGTTGGAGCAGCGCCTTGCTTTAAATTAGAACTTGATGGTAAAGTTCATATAGGAGCAACAATAGTTTGCGGATTAGCTTCATTACTTTATATGATTTTTGCAGGTTATATATTTATACCTTTAATTTTAATAATTCCTACAGGATTTTTAATTCATAAATATGATAAACCTGTTTTTTGGTTAGAGATATGGATGTTTGTAAGTATATATATATCGCTAATTAGTAATGCTATATGGAATTAAGAGTTGAAAGATTATGGCCAAGAGAAAATTATACTGTTGGTCGATTATATGTGAATAATGAATTCTTTTCTAATACTTTAGAAGATAAAATTATAGATAAAAACAAGAACGGAATATTTGATAATGGTGAGAAGAAAGTTTATGGAGAATCTGCTATTCCGTATGGTAAATATAAAGTAATCTACAATTGGTCTCCTAAATTTGGTCGCAATCTTCCAAGATTATTAGATGTTCCTCATTTTGAAGGTATTCTTATACATAATGGAAATACAGCAAAAGATAGCGCTGGATGTATACTTGTTGGTAAAAATACTTCTAAAGGAATGTTGTCAGAATCAAGATATACTTCTGATAGATTGAATGAATTAGTTGATGCTGCTCAAAAAAGAGGTGAAGAAATAACTATTGAAATTATATAAGGTATGAATCAATTAAATATATATAGAAATATTTTTCTTGAAAAAGAAGAATTAATGAATTTACAAGGATTTTTGCAAAATTCATTATTTAAACAATTGTTGTTGCAAGCAACTTATACTTATGGAATTGTAACAAACGATCCGAGTAAATTTAATACAGGATTTCAAAAACCTGTAGAATTTGAACCGAATGATCCATTTAAAGTTGAACAAGGTACGACCAATGGAACTTATAAAGTTCTTCCAGGATTAGCGTTTAATAATTTAGGACAAATAATTTTTATAGATGATATTCAAGATAATCTTGTTTGTCCTCAAGATGATCAGTTTTATTGGGTAAAAATAAGTTATGCTACACGAAATTATGAATTTGGAACAGTTTCTATAAATCAAAAGGGAAATGTAAATGGTAACGTTTCTTTTTCAGGAAAAGTGAGAGGTCAAGCAGGTTCAACTCCTGTTTCAATTAGATTTGAAAGAGAAGATGGTAGTAAACCTTTAAATGATGGTGTATATCAAATTGTTTCAGTTGTAGATGATCAAAATTTGATTTTAACTTCAAATGCTGAATTTACACCGGAGTCTAATTTGAGAGTTATTATTCTTGGAACAATACCTATTACAGCAGTCTTTTCAAAAGAACAAAAAGCAGGATTATATACTTACGATTTTTACAATATTTCCTTAGAAAAAGAAACTGAAAACTCAACTCCTCCTGCTAAAGAAGATACTGAGTTTTATATATCAAGAATACGTAATAGTGGTGGTTCAATAACAATTGATAATTCTGTAAAGAAAGAATTTTGGTCTTTAGCAGGATTTGTAAATAAATAATGCAATTATGTTGAAATTATATTATACTGTAAGTTCAGGTTATCTTGATATTCAAGGAAACTATATAAACTCATTAGGTGGATTTCCTTCGTCTACTGAAGTTCCAAATGATGTTTTTGATAATCTTTTTGATGAAATAAGTCTTTCAGAAATTAAAGATGTAAAAACGCAATATAGAGCTATTATCATTAAAAATGAAAGCGAAGAAATTATTGAAAATATAGAATTATGGTTCGAAAAGAAGGATTCGAATATTTGTTCCTATCAAATAGGAGCAACTCTTCTTTCTAATGACGAACAACCTTTTATGGAACATATTCCTTCTGTCTATAGTAAACCATTATATACTCAACTTTACGATGCTACAGTTGATAGTAAAGTTAGTATTGGTAATCTTAATCCAGGTCAAATGATAGGATTATGGTTATCAAGAACAGTAGATAAAGAAAAAGCTCTTGAAGAATATAATAATGTAGCAGAAGAAGATCCTCTTCATAGATCAAGATATAAACCTATAGAAAAAGAGAAACAAGAGACTGTTGATTTAAAGATAACGTGGGATTAATAAATTTATTTCTGTAATTTTACAAAATCAAAAGGACGATAATTCGTCCTTTTCTTTAACTTTTAGAGATACAATTTTGTTATGATAGAGGAGTTTTGTGAAATATTTGAATACTTAAAACAGAGATTAACTTGTTCACCTAATTATAGTTTGAAAAGGAAGAAAAGAGAAATTCAACTTATAGAAAAATTCTTTTTAAATTCAAATATAAAATCGACAAATGAATTATGGGAATATTTGTTGTTTCAATTTGTTTTATCAGGAAATAATAATATAAGCAGATATCCTTTAACATTAACAAAGATAGTAAGTTCAAACGCTTTAAAACGTTGGAATGAGAGAACAAGAGAAAAAATGTTTTATGTTTCAAAATTTCAAAGAGATAGATGTTTGATCAACCCTCTAAAAAAAGATGAAGAATCTTATTTTTCTGATAGATATAAAGATTTTTTGAGACATAAATTTTGGAGTACTCCAAAAGGATTTATATTTTGTGGAGAATATAATGGTATTCTTTTTGATGAATTAAAATGTAAAGATTGTTATTATTATAATGCATGTAAAAATGGAAGATCTAATTGATTTTATAGAAAGAAATTTCAAAATTGCTAAAAAGGAAGGATTAGAATTCGAAGTTTTAGCTTCTGCATTTTTAGAATTAAAACAAAATCCTTCTATAAGTATAGAAGAAGCTTTGATTAGAGGATTGAGAGAATGGGATATATAAAGAAAGAAAGGATAGAAAATAGACCTTGTGTGTGTTGTAAAACAAATTACAAGATTTGGAATCGCATCAAATGGCTATGTAAAGATTGTGATAGTAAAAGAAAATCTGTAAGAATAGATCGAAGTAATTTAGAAGAAAAATCTAATAATTTACAATCTATATTTGAAGAGATTTGGAATGAGAGATTTCATTATTGTTATCATTGTGGCACTTATCTTGGAAAAGAACTTAAACCAATCTTTTTTAGTCATATTCTTTCAAGAGGAGCACATCCAAAATTAAGATGTGATAAAGATAATATAGTTTTGACGTGTCCTCAATGTCATAGAATTTATGAATTTGGAGATAGAAAGAAATTGAAACGTCAGATATCTGAAGAAATGATTGACGAATTATTAAAAAAAGAGCATAATGAATAGAGATAGAGAAGTTATTGAAATATGTAACGAAGTCTTTAAGAATATAGGATTAAAAAGATTCTCTCATAGAATTGATAATTATTTGGAGAAACCTAATAACGATACTGTTTTAGGACTTTATTCAGAAGCATTTTTATGGGATGATTTTTCAGAAAAGAACAAGAAAAGAAATTTTATTTTTGGTGAAAATCAATATAGTCTTTTGAAATATTTCATAATTTCGTTTCAAAAAGATTATGATTCAAATGGTAATCCTATAATTGCTATAAACAAACTTGAAGATGAAACAGCTTCATTCAAAGATAATCCTATAAAGAATCTTTTTATAAAATACGAGAGTGAAGAAATGCGTGATATTGATTTTGAAAAATTATTAATGATGAGATAATATGGACGAAAAAAAATATTTAATAAGAGATGTTAATGCTCAAGGTCTTTTAATTTGGCTAAATGAGAATTTTACGAAAGATAATGGTAAACCTTTTAATAGAAATGATGTAACATTTTATATTAAAAGAGGTCATATTCCTGAATATTTAGGAGGAAATGAAATTGTGATTATACCTAAAAAACATTGTACTATAAAATTATACAATGTATTAGCTAACGATATTAATAAAGCGTGTGAAGAATGAAAACATCTTGTAATTACATTTTAGTTTACGATTTCGAGACTGGCAATTTATGTAATAGTAAATGTATTGCTTTTGAAAATGCTCCTTGTGTTGAAATAGCAATGGTTTGTATTGATATGAAGACATTGGAGATAGTAGATGAACTTGATAGAATTTTTCCTTATAATTATAAAGAAGATCTCATCTATTCAGAACAAGCTACCGCAGTACATGGGATCACAGAACAGATGCAAGAAGAACTTGCAACTCCATTAAAAGATATATATAAAGAACTCAAAACTTGGTTTACTAAGTATAAGAATCCAAGACAATTATGCACATTAGCAGGTCATAATATAGGAGGACAAAGTACAAATGGATTTGATAATCCTTTTTTGAGAAATTTCTTTACATATATGAATGATGATATAGATAAGTATGTAAAATATTATATAGATACAATGCATTGGGCTCATATAAGTTCTTTAGAACAAGAGAATTATCAACTTGGCACTTGTTGTCAATTAGCAGGAATTGATCTTGTTGATGCACATAGAGCTTTGAATGATACAAAAGCAAACGCTCATTATCTAATTTCGTGTATTAAAAAGTTAAGAGGAGAAGGACAGATTATTCAAAAAGTCGAACAAAAAAGATATAGAGATTCGTTTCAATTATGTTAACATTAGATGGTAAAGATTTACTTTCAGTAAATCAAATGAATTATCTATATGATACTGTAGATAAAATAATTGAGGATCTATCTCCTAAAGCATTAAATCAACTTCTTGAAGGTTATAATAATGATGTTGATAAAATGTTGAAAGAGATACTTACTCAAACTGAAAAAACATTATATCTCGGTAGAACACTTGATTCTGAAAGTCTTGATTATATAGAAAATGTAAAAGCTTCAATGGATACGACTTTAAAGATTTATTCATTGAATTACTTCATTTTGACAATGCTCCCTAATTTTAGGATGGGTTGGAGAAATGTTGAATGGGGTAATATGACACAACTATTTCCGTGGAGCTGTTATCTTTGTGGTCGCGGGTCTGGGAAGACGGAGACTGCTGGTACTGAGGTAGTTATGTATGATGGTTCTTTAAAAAAGATTGAAGATATTAAAGTTGGAGATCAAGTAATGGGGCCTGATTCGACACCAAGAACTGTTTTAGAAACACATGTATGTGAAGATGATTCTTATTATATTCATCAAAAACATGGATTAGATTATACAGTTAATTCAAAACATATACTTCATTTGAAGGAAGATAAATTTGGATATTCTGAAAATTATTACGGATATAATAAAAAGAATGGTCAAAATATTCTTGAAATTTCTGCAGAAGATTATGTAAATGAAACTTCGGCAGGAAGAAAGAAAAGATTATACGGATATAGAGTTAACGGATGGGATCTTCCAAATCAAGATTTACCTATAGATCCTTATATATTTGGAACGTGGTTAGGAGATGGAGATAGTAATGGTACAATTCTTACATCAGCAGATAAAGAAATTGTTAATTCTTGGAAAAGATATGCAAAAGAAATTGATTGTGATTTTAATAAACTTAAATCTAAATACAGATATTCCTTAAAAGGTAAAGAAGTACATAATAATGTTTTATTACACAATCTTAAAAAACTAAATGTATTAAACAATAAACATATTCCTGATATTTATATGAAAGGTTCTCGTCAACAGAGACTTGAATTATTAGCTGGATTAATAGATACAGATGGATATTTAAATAGTAGAAAAACTCAATTTGAAATAACTTTAAAAACAAATAGTTTTGCTGAACAAATAAGAGATTTAGCTTGGTCGTTAGGATTTAGAACAACATTTCATCAAAGAATTGTTAAAGGATTTGGTAGAGAAGAAGTTACAATTTCTATTGATTTACATACTATACCTACACGAGTTGAGAGAAAGAAAGCCCCTAAAATAGAAGTTCGTCAAGATATGAGACGAGGTAGAATTAAAGTTACAAAGGGTGAAAAGATGAAATTTTATGGATTTTATCTTGATGGAGATCACTTGTATTTACATAAAGATGGAACTGTTGTTCACAATAGTTATATGTGGTCTTATGCATTTATTCTTTGGAGGTTATGGAGTTATTGTAAGCCTGTTCCTTGGAGACAAAATACTGTAGATAATCAAAACAGAAAAGAAACGTGTTATATCACATCTACGATGACACTTGCGAAAGTTCAGATTAAAAAAGTAAGAGAGGAAATTGAAACAAATGATTTGATAGCTGAGAAACTTAATCCAAATGGTAAAGCATCTATTGGAGAAACAGGTATAACAACTGAAACAGGAAGTACATTACATATTCGTGGTCGCGATGGTTTCATCCGCGGTCTCCACGTAGGAGCTGTATTATGTGATGATATGCCTGATGAATCTTCTTTATATTCAGACGAACAAAGAGAAAAACTTAAAGAACTTCTAAAAGGAACAATTGAACCTATCGTAGAACCTTATGGATATTTTATTATTTGTGGAACACCATATTCTTCTGCACCAAATGAATTATATCAAGTATTGAAAGCTGATAAGCGATTTTACTGTTTTGAATATCCAGTTATATTTCCTGATGGTAGACCACTTGCTCCTGATAGATATACGTTTGATCAGATTCTTGCAAAGAGAGAAGAACTTGGAACAATCGTGTTTAATCGTGAGTATCTTGTAGTACCTATTAGTGATTCATCTACAATATTTCCTTATGAATATTTGATGAGATCAACTGTAGGAATGGAAAATATAAGATTCGCTACTTCTATAGATGATTATCCTATAAAATTACAAAGAGTTCATATAGGTGTAGACTTTGCTGTTTCAGGTAATATTGGTGCAGACTATACTGTATATTCAGTTTGGGGTATTGATTCAATGAAGAATTATTATCTACTTACTTATTACAGACAAAAAGGAATGTCTCATAATGAGCAGATAGATAAGATTGTTCAACTTGATAGATTATTTAGACCTAATAAAATTGTATGTGAATCAAACGGATTCCAGTCCATATTATCTGCGTTAGCAAGAGAAAGAGGATTGAAAAACATTGAAACTTTTACTACGACTGAAGGAAATAAGAAGGATCTTTATACAGGATTACCAAGTCTTTCAGCAATGTTTGAAAGAGGTCAATTAAAATGTCCTTATGCTGTAGGAGAAACGAGACAAGCAGTTGATTTAATGTTTGGTGAATTCTCATCTATAACGTTTAAAAGTGATAATGGTAAACTTGAAGCTGCTTCGGGACACGACGATACCTGTATGAGCGTGTTCCTAAGTGTTAATTCTCTGAGAGAGTGTGAGAAAGAAGTTCAAGTAGGAATAAATTTGATTTGATATGGCTCAGAAATTAAGTGCCAATTTTATGGCAGAATTATTTAAGTTGATTTATTCAGATATTTCGTTAACAAGAATAGCTGTATGTAATTTGACTTATCAATTAATACCTAAAGAATGGCCAGGTTATAAGTATTTATTAAGAGAGGCTATCGAAATCTTTACAAAGAATGAAGTTGTACCTTCGCTTGGAGTAGTTTCTCAAAAATATATAGAAAATGATTCAGTTCAAGAAACAATTGCTGAAATTCAAAACGCAAATAAAGTTGATAGAGAGATTATAATAGATCAATTAGAATCATACATTAAAGATGTTGAATTTCAATTATTGTCTAAGAAAGTTCATGATTTATATGAAGAAAATAAAAAAGATGAAGCAATTAAAGTAAATCTTGAAGAAAGTCAACGAATACTTTCTATTTCTCTAAGACATGATGGAGGAAATTTTTCAAGAGTTTTTAATGGATTCGAAACTCGAATGAAAAATAGAAGGTGTGATTCAGAAGAAAACAAAGTTCCTGATCATATAACATTAGGTATTGATAGGTTAGACGCAATTTCTTATGGTGGAGCTTTGATAGAAGATACTGTGTTATGGATCATGAAAAGTGGTCAAGGTAAGTCTACGGTATTAAGACATCATGGAATGGCAGCAGCTTATGACGGACATCCTGTATTACACATACAATTAGAAGGTGGTGTAAAAGCTTGCCTTGATAAGTATGATCAATATTGGACAGGACAAGAATTTAATGATATTAGAAGTGGTTTTTTGAAACCTGAAGACCAAAAACAAATTATGAATGCATATAAAGCCATGAAAAATTATGGTGAAGATATAACAGTTTATGGTTTTGAAAAATTCGGTGAAGCTTCAATGGTAGAAGTTAGGAATATTGTTCTTGATTATCATAAAATTTATGGTTTTTATCCTCGAGTTTTAATTTTAGATTCACTTGATCTTGTAAAGACTGGTATTAATAGTACAATAGATAATAATCCTAATTTTAAGAAGGATAAACTTCAATCTTGTGCTCAGTTATTCAAAAATCTTTGTGTAGAATTTAAAATGGTTGGGATAACAGCAACACAAACAGGTAATGTACCTATTGAAATTTGGGATAATCCTGAAAAAGTAATTGATAGAAGTTATACAGAAGGAGATAGAACATTAGTAAAGCCGTTTTCATTCGTTTTTACAGGCAATACAACAAGAGAAGAAAAGAATAACTGTACTATGCGTATTTATATAGATAAATTACGTGATTTTAAAGAATCTCAATTAACTTTTCCAATAGCAACAAATTATGATAAAGGTAGATTTTATGACAAATCAAGAACCATACAATTATTCAGTAATGAAGATGAACGAAATTTCAATCATAAAAAATCTAAAGACAAAGTTGAAAAATTAAAAAGAGGTGAACGAAAAGTTAATATGATATAATTATGTTTAAGGTTGATAAGGACGAAATCATTCAAGAACTTTCACTTTCTCCTAATGGAAGTGCAGGTTGGTTGACTAATAAAGATGAAGTCTGTCCATTTTGTGGAAAAGGTGGTAAAAAATGGGGAATTCACTTTAATGAACTCGGTACAAATGCAGTATTTTTTTGTTTTAAATGCGGTACTAAAACAACTTTAAAAAAGTTTCTTGAAAAGATTCGAAGATTAGATCTTGCTAAAGTTGATTATGAAAATAGTGTAAAGGTATCAAAATTGACTCCTCTTGTTAAAGAAGATAATGAAGAAGAAACAAGTTTTGATTTAAGGGAATGTGAACTTCCTAAGAAACTTGAGTATATAAAAAGTAATGAGTATTTAAATAATCGTGGATTTAAGAAAAGATATTATAAACAATTTAAACCAGCTATAACAAATTTTTTTCTTGAAAGAAAGCTACATGATAAGTTCATTTTTCAATTTACTATGAAAAATAAAACTGTAGCTTGGTTAGCACGTTCTAAAAAAAGTAAAGAGTGGCACGAACAGAATTTGAAAGAATTTAAAGAGGGAAAATCGAAACTCGTTCTTAGATATGAAAACTCTAAAGACGGATTTGCCAATGTTGTAGGTGGTTATGATTTAATAACAGATAATACAGATACTATTATTATAGTAGAAGGAATGTTTGATTATATTTCAGTAGATGACAAATTACATCTATATGAAAGTGAAGAGATAAAGTGTGTATTTACATTTGGTAATAATATAGGGAATAATCAAATTTCGCTACTAAGACAAAAGAAAAGTATTCGTAATGTTATTTTAATGTATGATCCTGATAAACCTGAAATGATAAAAACTGCAGCATTGACTTTACAAAAATATTTTAATGTTACAATTGCAGAATTGAAAGATAAGAAAAAAGATCCAGGAGATGCAACTCAAGAAGAATTACTTGAAGCATTAGATAATGTCATAGAACCTATAAATTTTTATACAAGAATTTTATAAAGATAATCGTATTCAAGAATTCTTTTTGTAATTTTACAAGAAAATTTTTGAATATGGAAAAGACAAGAGAATTATCAAAAGAAGATTTTCTTAGAATTCTTCAATTGGAATATTTTAGTTATAAATTAAGAGCATTGATATATGAACAAGCTGAATTCAAGAAAATAAATAATGATGTAGCAAATAAGAAAAAGTTTAAAATTATAGAATTATCAGAAAAGTTCTCATTAAGTTGTATTTTTGATTTTGATGAACAATTTAAATCATTTTATGAAAATGAGTTTCTAAATAAAGAAGGATTACCTTCATTTCAATATTCACCTAAGAATCAAAAGACTAAATATTGGGACAAATTTTATCTTTTAAAACCTGATGAAACAGTGATATTTGACAATATTGAATATAAGATCAAGAATAATTATCCCATTTACGATTCTATTAAGATTTATAAGAATGGAAAGAAGACATTTGTTCCATATATTTATGTAAAAATTAAACTGTTGCACACCATTTCGATAGATGCTTTAAAGTAAAGTAGTATCTTTAGACAAAATAATTAAACGAATTAAAATTATGCAGATTAGAAAATTATTTAAAGTTGAAGGAGCACATATTGTACGCAATTGTTCAACAAATCGTTGTCGAAAAAGTATTCATGGTCATTCAGCAATCATTGAAGTATTTTTAACTTCAGATAAACTTGATAATGGAGGAATGATTGTAGATTTCTCTTTGATTAAGAGAAATATAGGACAATGGATTGATTCTTTTGATCATTGTATGTTGATTTGGAATAAAGATAAGGAAGAATATAAGAACGATATGAAAAAATGGTGTGATCGTTGGATTGAACTTCCTATAAGTCCTTCTGCTGAAAATCTTGCATTGTATATTTGTTATATGATTAATGCAATGATTAAAGCAACAGAATTTAATAATGGCGAAGGGAATGTAAAATGTAGTAAGGTAATTTATCATGAAACTGCAACAGGTTATGCTGAAGCAACAATAAATGATTTCGATTTACTTCCTGTAGATTTATCTGCAGCTTATTCTGTTGGCGTATTAAATGATTGGTCAGAAGAACTGCATAGTTTCTTTCGTCATACTAAAGAATCTGATGGAAAATATTTTATTAATCCTAAAATAGAAAAACAATGTTAAGAAAACTTGATTATGAGAAGAAGCAACCTATTATAGAATTATTTAATTCAATTCAAGGTGAATCAGTTGAAGCAGGAACGCCGACAATTTTTGTTAGAATGTCTGGTTGTAATTTACGTTGTTGTTTTGATAATAGCATTTGCGATACCGCTTATTCCAGCTTTTCTCCTGAAAAGAATAAATTCACATATAAAGATGTTGAGGATATCATTGAAAAATATCCATTGACAACTACTTTATGCATAAGCGGTGGGGAACCATGTTTAAATCAAGAGGTTCTTTTTGATTTGATTCAGATTGGAGAAGATTATAATATGGATATTTCAATTGAAACAAATGGTTCTATAGTTGTAGACGAAAAACTTTTGAAGAGAATTGATTTAGCAAATATTTCGCCAAAATTATCTTCTTCTGAACCTACTAATGAAAAATTGAAAAAATTTGGATTAAGTTGGACATCAAGTTTGAAAAAACATGCCTCATCAAGATACAATAAGGAAGCTTTATGGAACTTAATTGAATACGCAAAAGATTATAGGTTAAAATATGTTGTAGGTTGTCGAGAAGATTTTAAAGAAATTGAAAGTCAAATTAAGGATTTAATAGATTTTGATATTGAAAGAAAATGTCGAAAACGTTATCCAACAGATTTTGATGGTCAAGAGCTTTGGTACGATAATAAATTTATTAATCCGTGGAATATTGTTTTAATGCCGGCTGGAAGCTCGAATGATGAATTAGATCAAAATCGAAAAATGGTAGCAGAATATTGTGCTGAACATGGATATCACTATTCAGATAGATTACAAATTGTTATTTGGGAAAAAGAAAGGAATAAATAATATGGACTTTAAATTAAAAGCAGGTCAAAATATCGTTCTCTCTAAAGAACGAAAAGAGGAAATAATGAAAAATGCAGAAGAAGCTTATGGTAAGTTTCTTGAAGCATTAGGATATGATTGGAAGAATGATCCTAATATGGTAAAAACTCCTTATCGTGTTGCAAAGATGATGGTAAATGAAATTACTTCAGGAGTTTACGAAGAAAGACCAAGAATTGCAACGTTTCCAGGAACTGGTTATACAGGGATGGTAACAGAAATGGGTATTGAAGTTAATTCATTGTGTAGCCATCATTTTTTACCTTTTTGCGGAGTTTGCCATATTTCTTACATTCCACAAGAAGGCGGAGATGTTGTAGGGCTTTCTAAATTAAATAGAATTGTTCATTGGTTTGCAAAAAGACCTCAACTTCAGGAACAATTGACAAAACAGATTCATGATTATCTCAAAGAAGTGTTCGGTGATTCTGTTAGAGGAATTGCTGTTTATATTGAAGCTGAACATATGTGTGTAAGTATGAGAGGTGCAGAAGATAACTCTTCTATGGTAACAAATTATTGTTCAGGATTATTTTTAGATAATTCTATGAATAGTCGAGATGAGTTTTTAAGACAAATCCAAATTTGGAAAATTAATCATAAATAAAGTGGATTCAGAAATTAAAACGGAAGGAGTTAAAGTTTGTAGATATTGTAAGCAAGAAAAACCTTTGTCTGAATTTCATCATTGGAAGAACAGTCCTGACGGATTTCATTTTTGTTGTAAGGAATGCAAAAAGAAACAAAATCAACGTAGAATAGAGAAAACCGGAAAAGATGTTTTAAGTAAAAGAGCAGCAATTTCTAAAGCTATTAAACGTCAAATTGATCCTGAATACGATGCTCTTTGTCGACAAAGAGCAAGATTAAATGCAAAATCTGAATCTTATAAAAGAGCGAATATTAAGTATCGTCAAACTCATAAAGAACAGATAGCAGTAAAAGAATTAGAAAGAATCGATTCTAATGTAAACAATCGATTGATAAAAAGACTTAGAAATCGAGTTCACAGACATCTTACAAAAGGATATAATGATTATCACACCATCGATCTTCTCGGTTGTTCCATTGATGAATTTAAACAACATTTAGAAAGTCAATTTAAAGATGGTATGTCGTGGGACAATTATGGTGGAAAAGATGGTTGGGCAGTTGATCATATTGTTCCTATTAGATGGTTTGATTTAACAAATGAAAAAGAGATTCTTATTTGTTTTAATTATAGAAACTGTCAACCAATGTGGTCGAAAGAAAATGGATCTAAAAACGATCGATTACCTAAGAATTATTTATTTATTGTAGAACAAATTAATAAAGAAGTAAATGGAAGTTACGAATTATCAATCTTACGAGAATTTAGCAAGCACAACAAAAATGTATTCTCCAAAGATAGCATTGATTTATGTTACACTCGGGCTTGCCGGAGAGGTCGGAGAATTTTATGAAAAACTTAATGAAGAAGCTCCAATTGATGCAATTGAAGCAGAATTTCAAGATTGTTTATGGTATATGGCAGCAATTCGAACCGAATTCAATTTAAAAGAAAGAATTGATTGGCCGGAACCAAGTGAAAATCCTACAGCAGCTCTCTTTAAAGTATCTATTCATTCAGGAGCGATTTGCGAACAAATGAAGAAATATTTGAGAGATGATTGGGATACAGAAAAGAATGATTTCGGTATTTTCCCTGAAAGTAGAAGAGAAAAGATTCAACAAAGATGGGATGAGCTTTTACAGAGTTTTGTTGATCTTGCATCAATTACGTTTGATAAACCAATGAACGAGATTGCTCAAGGTAATATTAATAAACTTGCTTCGAGAGCTCGTAGAGGGGTGATACATGGTTCAGGAGATAATAGATAATTATCAAAATAATGAAAGATAATTTGAAAATTAATTTTGTCGGTGCCCAAGGTACCGGCAAAACCACTCTTTTTGAGGAAGCTAAAAAAGATCCTGATTTTAAAGAGTTTTTATTCAGCAATGAGAAAGTAAGAGATCTTTTAAAGAAAAAGAAAGTTACAATCAACGAAGAAGGTGATTGGAAGTCTCAGAAACTTATTTTTGATGAGTATATGAAAGTCCTCGATCAAAAGAAAAGTCTGATAAGTGATAGATGTATCATTGATGTAGTTTCATATACTTTATGGATACTAAGTTTCAAAGAAATGTCTGAAGAAGAAAAACAGTTTACTCGAATTGAAACAGAAAGACAACTTTCTATCTTAAAAGAAAGAAAGAATGATTTAGGAACGGTGATATATTTACCTATTGAATTCAATGTAGTTGGTGACGGTATAAGGTCGATGAAAAAAGAATTTCAGAAAGAGATTGATCTGATTATTCGATCAATTCTTCAATTAAATAGCATTCCTTATCAGACTATATCAGGTTCCGTAGAACAGAGACTTAAACAATTAAAAGAGATAACATTTTCTCATGTCCAAATGTTGCAACGTAATGAGAAAATGTAGACCTTTAGGTCATCAAAAGAAACAAATTTATTAATTCGTAAAATTTAAAGTTATGGCAGAATCATTGTTAACACTTCGTAAAAAAGCTAATGAACTTGGTATTCAGAATTATGCAAAGTATTCTAAAGAAGAACTTGCAAAGTTGATTGAACAAAAAGAAGCAGGTATAGAAACCTATACAGATCCTGAGTACATTGCTTCTGATGAAGATGTAGCAAAAGAAGAAAAAACAGTAGAAGAACACGCAGAATCTGTTAGTAAAAACGCTGAAGAACCTCGTCCTGAAGATGAGAAAAAGCGTAAAGAAACCAAGAAAACTGAAAAGATTGTTGCAAAAACTGTGAAGAAAGAAAAGAAACAGCCAAAAGAAAAAAAAGAAAAGCAACCAAGAGCTCCGAAAACAATTCTCAATGTTAAACCTAAATCTGAAACTAAACCTGAAGGCATGAAAGATCTTTCTTCTCAGATTTATGATGAACTATTGAAGAATGACGGACGTTCTTTCTATCAAATTGCTAAAGCATTATCTACTTATTATACAGTTGTAAAGCATGTGTGTGATAAACATTTTGATGTAGTGTCAGAATAATATTCAGTTCTTTTTTAGTTGATAGAGGAGGGTCAGAGAATAAATATGTTTCTGGCCCTTTTTAATTAAATTCGTATATGAAAGAATTATATAAAGAATTAATTCAATATCTTAATGACAATTTTATAGATTACAAAGAATTAGGAGATTATGTCATTGAGATAAATAATCAAACGTATGAACTATTTGAACCTATAGAATGGGAAGAAGGTAAGAAAGTTCTTTTTGATGAAGATTTTCGTTGGGCATGTGATAGAACTGATTGTGATAATTACATTTTTAGTTTTGGTAGTATTTGGTATTCTCTTAAAAAGGGAGATGAATTGCAAGTAAAATTAAATCCTATAAAATGGTTAGGTAAAGCTAAACTTGAAGATGAAGAATTTTATATAGATACTTATCTTGGGATTCATGGTCCTCTTGAATTATTAAATAGTGTAGGTCTCTATAAGAAATGGTGTGAGAAAGCTAAATTCTTAGGAATCACAAGTCTTGGTATCTGTGAAAAAGGAACATTAGCAGGCTGTATGAAATTTCAAAATGCTTGTCAAAAAGCAGGATTACGTTCTATTCAAGGAATGGAGATCATAATTGTAGACGAGAAAAAAGATTTGAAGTACACTATTAAAGCATTTGTAAAAAATCAAATAGGTTGGCAGAACCTTCTAAAATTGAATGAAATAATAAATACAAATGATAAAGCTTTTGTTACGCAAGAAGATATTGAAGATTGTTATGATGGATTAGTTTTAATTTGGGATCCTAAATCAATAGAATATAGAAATATACCTACAAATCTAAAAGAAATAGTACCTTATTATCAACTTGATACAACTGTATTTGAAAAAGAAGAAAAGGATATAGATTATTTAAACAATTTAAAAAAATTCTTTTTAAGTGAATTTGAACCTATTGCAATGTGTGATGCTTATTATATAGAGAAAGAATGGTATCCTGTTAAAAAGAAATTAAATTCTATTGGTAAGATAATTACACACGAAAGTAAAAATCAATATTTCAAAAATTATCAAGAGTATTTTGAAGAATTAAGTTATTTATTCGGTAATGATGAAAAATTCTTTTCTACGTGGGAAAGAGCCGTTTCAAATCTAAAAGAAGTGTCGTTTGAATGCAATTTTGTAATTGAAACACAAATACGGCACATGCCTGTTTATCACATGACTGACGAAGAAGCTCTTCGATACGAAACTAATATCGATATGTTTGAAGATTTGATATTTAAAGGTATTGAAGATCATCCTGAACTTCTTGAGAAATATTCAGACGAAGTCATTCAAGAACGACTTGAAAGAGAAATGAAAGTAATTGAAGAAGGAGATGTAGTCGATTATTTTTTGATGTTAAGAGATATTGTTAATTGGTGTAAGAAAGAAAATATACTTTTAGGCAGTGGGCGTGGTAGCAGTGCCGGAAGTTTAATTTCTTATTTATTAGGTTTGGTAAACGTTAATCCTCTTGAATATGACCTTCTATTTGAACGTTTTTTAACAACAGGTCGTTTGATACGTCATGATAAAGTTGAAGAGGTAGTCATAAACGAAAATAGTTCCTCACCTATTTGTATCAAATCTACTGATTTTGTACGAATTTTACGTAATAATGAAAAGATGATTGTTAAGGTTGGTGAATTACAAGAAGGTGATAATTTAGTAGATTATGAGAGTTAATTTTGAATAAAGTTTTAAATAATGTTGAAAATTAGTCAAATTTAAAGAAAGAAATTTATGATAACAATTAAAGATTTAAGAAAGGAGATCCGGGAGACTACATCACTTGGTAGTCTCCCGGACTAAGAAATCGATACAGATTTTCCTTCTGAAGGAAGGGAAAGAGTAAAAGAATATATGGAGAATCGATTTGGTAAAACACAAGTCGTATCTCTTGGAACTTACGGTACATTAAAACTTAAAGCTGCCATTACAGACCTTGCTCGCTGTCACAACTTACCTATTGGAACAGTAAGACGATTTACAGCAAGATTAAGAGATGAAGAAGGGATGGAAAGTGCAGAGGATTTCTTTAGAGTCATCTGTAAGGATAAAGAAATGAGAGAATTCGTCAAAGATAACACAGAACTCTTTGACGATATGATGATTATTCTTAATATACCGAAGACATCTTCTATTCATGCTTGTGGTACAGTAGTATTACCTGATGAGAAAACTTCAGCTCAGTGGACTCCTATTAAGAAACAGCAAGGTTTAATGGTTACACAATGGGAAGGTTCAGAAATTGAAGATGCTGGATTCTTAAAAGAAGATATATTAGGAATTCAGCAGTTATCAAAACTTTCTGATATGCTTGATTTGATTTATAAGAATCATGGTATTAAATTAGATCTCTATAAAGATATTCCTTTAGATGATAAGATAGTTTTTGAGTATATAAAGAAGGGATTTTTGAGTGACACATTTCACTTCGGTGCAAAAGGACTTTCGCAATATTGCGTTCAGATGCAGCCTGAAAGTCTTGATGAGATGGGGATATGTGCAGCTTTATATCGTCCTGGACCTATTGAGAATAATTTTCATAATGAATATATTCTTGCTAAGAAAGGAGAAATTGATAAAGAAGCCCCAATAGGTGCAGAAAAAGTTTTATCAAAGTCAAAAAACTTTATAGTGTACCAAGAAGATATAATGCGTCTCTGTCAGTATCTTGCTGATTTTGACTTAGAGACCACTGATGGTGTCCGAAAAGCTATTGGTAAAAAAAATTTACAAAAACTTCAATCGTATGAAGAAAAGTTTGTAAAAGGTTATATCAATAAATTTGGTGTAGAAGAATCTTATGCAAAAGAACTTTGGGATCAAATGGTGAAATTTGGTGCCTATGCGTTTAACAAATCCCATGCAATCGCTTATTCGCGAAATGGATATAATTGCCTTTGGTTGAAAGTGCATTATCCTATTGAGTTTTGGTCTGTAACATTCTCCTATGCTGAAAGTAAAGATTATCCTTTTTATGTTAATGAAATTCAGAAATCAGGTAACATTGAACTTCGCACTGTAGATATAAATAAGTCTGATATAAATATTGTTTCAGATGTCAAAACAGGAAGTATGTATTGGACTTTGAATTCAGTTAAACAATGTGGTGAAAAAGCTCAAGAATTTATTTCAAAGGAAAGACATGAGAATGGAGAATTCTTTTCACTTGATGAATTTATAGATAGATGTGTAATAAAAGGATCTCCTGTAAACAAATCTGTTATTGAAAATCTCATCTATAGTGGTGCGTTTGATAAATTGGAGAATATAGAACGTCCTCATGAAAGATTGAAATTGATTGAATCCTATCGAGAAAATAAGAAAGTGAAGATTCTTGAAGATAAAGATCTTTTGACTAATATTATTAAAGCTCGTAAAGAGAAAAATGATTGGTGGTGGACTTTACAACAAAAGAAGGTATCAGGACTTGCATTTTTTGATTATGAATATCTTGTAAGAAATTATCATATTCCTCAACTTTATGATGATGAACATGATTTCTACGATATTAGTCAAGTTAAATACTGGACAGGCACTACAAAATATCGCTTAGCTTCTATAGGTGGATATGTTGTAGATTTAGTAGAGAGAAAATCTAAGAAAGGTCTTTTTGCTACTATAACATTAGAAAGTAATTATGATTTTATAAACGTCTATGTATTTCCTGAATTATTTGAAGAAGTTGCAGAACCATTAAGAAATAGTAAGGGGAACATTTTACTTCTTAATGGTTATATTCAATGGGATAAGTTTAGACAAGAATACGTTTTACAGACGACAATAAATTCGTTATTTACTGTTTTAACATAAGGTACATTATTTAGATAATAAGGATACTTATAAGGTATGGTTTATGTTGTATAAAACGAATAAAAACCATACCTTTACATAAAAATAAAGAAGATATGAAACTTATTATTGAACAAGAAGATAAAACAATTGTGCTTATATCACCTGATGTAGATGAAGAGATTTATCTTGAAAATATCACATCAATCAATTATTCTAATTTATATGGTGAAGTAGTTACAATACCTGCATTATTGAATAAAATAGGACAATGGAAAGCAGATTACGAAAGAAAAGCAAGAGAAGCAAAACTTTATTGTGATGTTTATGTATCTGAATTGAAAGGACAATACAGAAGAGAAGCTGCTAACAATAATGGTAAAGTTACTATCGATGAAGAAGAATTTAAATTGACTGAAAAAGGACTTGATGAGTTAGTTTTGCTTAATGATAAATATCAAGAATATCTAATGGAGCAAATAGAAATTGAGTCAAAAAGGGATAAATTAGATGCATTATGGTGGGCAATAAAAAGTAAAGATCAGAAATTAAATAATTTGTTACCTAAAGTAACACCTAAAGAATTTGTGAACGAATTAATCGAAGGTAAAATAAATTCATTTACTATTATAAAACCTGAATTATGAAGATAAAATTAACTGAGAATTTTTTTATTAGTCAATGTATTCATGCACCGTTTAATTGGGATTTGATTAAAATATCTTATGGTAATAGAAATGGCGAAGAGAATGTTGAAGTTGAAAAACCTGTTGCATTTGGTATGTCCTTACAACATCTTATGAATAAAATTGGAGATTATGAGATTTTTGAAACTAAGAAAGAATTTGAAACATTTGAAAAATATATAGAAGAGTATAAGAAGATTAATGAAGAAGTTTTAAAACAATTGAAAAGTATTAAATTAAAGTAAGTATTAATTTTAAATTTTATTATTATGAGTTTTGATCGTTCAAAGTACAAGAAGCAAGTTAGTATTGATGAAGTAGATGATGATTTGAAAAAAGCGCAAGCCACAATGAAAAATCCTGCATTTGGGAATCAAGGTGGTAGAGCAAGTTTTTATACAGTAAATAAAGAAGGTCGTTATGAATTAAGAGTTTTACCTTCAGTAAAAGGTGAAAAACCTTATATTTCACGTAAAGTTGTAAAACTTCCTATTGAATGTCCTATCTATGATAAAGATGGAAAAGATACAGGTAAAAAAGAGGTGAGACAAAAAGATGTCTTTACATCTGATGTTCATAGTGATAAAATGGGCGGCAAAGATGCTGTAATGATTTATATCGATTTTGTCTATGCACTTGCGAATGATATTCAAGATTCAGATGAGAAAAAGAAATTTTTAGCACCTATAACAGGTTATTTCAATAGACAAAAACAATGGGTTTGGGGTGTTAGTCCAAATTTGAATTATGTTTGTTATGTTTATGTTGAAGATGAAATTCACCGTTTTGATGTACGTCCACAATGGTGGAAGAAGATGAAAAACATTTCTCTTGAAAGATCTAATGATAATGTAATTAATATAGATATTTTTTCAGATTGTGATGAAGGTTATCCTTTGATTATTAATACAACTTTAAATGAAAAAGGTAAGTCACAATTTGATATTTCATGCGGATTACCTGATGCTTCTAAACGTGAAAGTTGGGATGATTTCTTCTTGAGAACAAGAGTTCCTGATAATATTTTGCAAGAACTCGAAGAATTACCTTCTTTGGAAGATCAGTATAAAGATGTCTTTTCAAGAAAAGATTGGGATATGCAAATTGAAGGTCTTGAAAGATTTGATAAACAAAATGGTTTTGAAATCTTTCAAAATGATGAATTTTTGAACGCTCTTGAAGAACTTGAAAAACTTGTCCCTGAAGATGATGAAGTCAAACAAGTTGCAAAAATTCCTTCTAAGAAGAAAGAAGAACCTAAACAAACCTCTACCCCCACAACATCTTATCCGCCGTTGATTAAGATGAAGGCTGAGCTTAATGATTATATTGAAGCAGAATACGAAGGTACTGAAAAACTTCCTAATCTTTCTGTTACAGAATTACGAAAATGGTACGATATGATGAAAGAAGGAATGATGTTACCATTTGACGATTATCGTGAAAGTGAAGAAAATGATGATTCGAATGAATCTGAAGAAAAAAGTCCAATAAACGAAGATCGTGCTTCATCTAAAACTTCTCAATCTGTTCAAGATAGATTAGCAGGTTTAAGAAATAGAATGAAGAAATAGTATTAATGGGAGGAAGAAATTCCTCCCTTAAAAAGTTTCGTATGAAAATAGATATTAAAACTTGTTTAGTTGTATCGTTAGCTTTATTAGTCGTATGTTTAATTTGGGATAATTTACATTATAAAAAACAATTAAAAACGATTTCAAATGAAGTTGAATTCTACATTGATTCTTTAAATCGTTATACTAAGATATATTCTTCAAAAAGTTTTTCTCAATTGAAAAAAGAAAATAAAGAACTTTATTCTCAATTACGAGATAAAGAGGATCTTGTAGAAGCAATTAAATTTGAATATAAATATAAATACGAAGGGAAAGAGCAATTAGTTGATAAATCTATTCAGACGGATTCGTGTTATATTTTCCAGGAAAAGACAGATACAATAAGTTATGATCTTGAGATATGGGCGACTCATATTCAAAAATATAAGATTAATTTTAATCTTACAAACGAGTTTCTTATAACAAGACAACAAGTAGACAATCAAAATAAGATTGAGATAAATTCTCAATTACCTGGTAAAATTCAAGATGTAACAGTTTGGACTAAACCTATAAAGAAGAAAAGATTTGGAGTAGGTATATCAATTGGAGCTGGATACGGTTTAATTACAAAGAAATCAGATATATTTATTGGAGTAACAGGAACTTATTTAATTTGGTAAAATTATGTTTGTACAAATAGGAAATCAAAGAATTAAAATTTCGTCAATTGGACGCTATCGTGATATGGGTTTTAGTCAATCCAAGAAACAGTATAGAGTTGAAATAAAGATTTCAAACGTTTGGGAAAATTTTTATTTTAATACAGAGAAAGAAAAGAATGATATATTATCAGGATTAGATAATGTTTTAAAAGTTAGTTCGTTATGAAACCACTCATAATGATTTTTACAGATATTCATTTAAAAGAATCTAATTATCAAGAAATTGAAGAATTATTGATAAAACAAGGTATTGATATCTGTAAAACTAACAATTTAAAACAATGTTTTTGTCTTGGTGATGTTTTTGATTCAAGAATAAGTCAAAAACAAGTTGTTCTATCTTCTTGGGATAAGATTTTAGATCATTACGATAAAGCTGGTATAGAATTGATTTGTATTAGAGGAAATCACGATTCATCAGATTATAAAAGTTCAGATTCTTTTCTTAAACCATTTAAACATCATCCTAATTTTAAACTCATTGATGATATAGATATTGTTAGAATAGGAGATATTTTATTTGGATGTATTGCTTATTATGATGAAGATATTTGGGTAGAAAGATTTGATGAACTTATTGAGTGTATTCAAGATGAAAAGGATAGTAAAGATAAACTTGTTTGTTTAGGACATATTGCTATAACAGGAAGTAAGAATCTTGGTCATGTAACAGAAAATAGATTAAGTCTAAAGACATTTGATGATTTTGATATGACTTTTCAAGGTCATTTTCATGATTATCAAGAAGTTGGAGAAAAATTCGTTCATCTTGGATCATTGACTCAAAATAATTTTGGTGAAGACGAAAATAAAGGATTTTGGATCATTTACGATGATTTGACTTATGATCTGATTCCTTCGAAAGGAAAGAAATTTAGAAAGATTGTTATTGATTTAAGTGCAACAACTCTCAAACAAGTTAATAAGATTGTTAAAATGTTTAAAGATGAAAATCCTGATAATCTTTTGAGAGTAGAATTTAAAGGTAATCAGGATGAGCTCAAATCTATTGATAAGAAAGTTTATACAGAACTTGGTATCGATGTAAAGATGAAAGCTAAAGAAATTGAAGAGATTTCAGAAGAAGCAGAAGTATCTGAAATTAAAACTCTTACTAATTCTGATATTATCAATAAGTTTAAGATTTTTTGTGAACAGAATGATTATTCTTATGAAAAAGGATTAACTATTTTAGAACAAGTATTATAATTATGGCATTAGATAAATTTTTATCAACTATTGAAAAAAGATTAGGACAAGGTATTGTTGTGACGAAGAAAATAGAAGTGGAAACAATTTCGTCAGGATCTTTGGCTTTTGACGAAGTTCTTGGAGGAGGTTTTGCAAATGCTCGTATACATGAGATATATGGACCACCATCATCAGGAAAGTCAACTGCTGCATTACATTTATGTAAGGAAGTGCAAAAAAGAGGTAAAGCTGTATTTTATGTTGATACAGAACAATCTTTAGATCTTGAATATGCTAAGAAAATAGGACTTGATTTAGATCAAAATAAATTTCTACTTTCTCAACCTGATACTGCAGAAAGTGCACTTGAAGCTGTTCGTTTAGGATTAGAAGAACCTGAGATAGGCATTGTTGTTCTTGATTCAGTAGCAGGTCTTGTTCCTCAATGTGTAATTGAAGGTGATGTTGGTGATGCTAAGATTGGATTGATTGCTCGATTAATGTCTGCACAATTAGGAATTTTCAAGAACATATGTAATAAGAATAGAAACATTCTATTATGTATTAATCAAGTGAGACAAAAAATTAATGGAGGTTTTGGTTTTGGACCTACAACAACAACTCCTGGTGGTGAAGCTCTTAAATTTTATTCTACACAAAGAGTCGAGTTTGCTCGAATCAGCACAGATAAAAGTGGAGATATAGCAGTAGCTAATAAGACTAAAATTAAGATAGTTAAAAATAAGATAGCTCCTCCATTAAGAACGTGTGAAGTAATGTTGAGATTTGGAGTCGGATTCGATATAGTTCAAGAAACAGTAGAATTTGCTGTAAAACTTGGTTTATGTCAGAAAAAAGGAGCTTGGTTCTATTATGGCGATGATTATCGATTAGGACAAGGAATGGATAATGTTAGAGAAGCTTTATTACAAGATAAAGAATTGTTTGATGAAATTAACGAATCTGTTAAAGAAAAGATGTTATGTATCCAAGAAGATTAGTATTAAAGAATTTTGGTCCATTTGAATCTCTTGATTATGATTTTGCACATAAACCTATTGCTGTAATAGGAGAGAATAGAACTCAGGATGATCAACTTTCAAATGGTGGAGGCAAGTCATTTTTTGGTCAAGGTTTATTTTATGGTATTTACGGTGTTAATTTACGTGGAAATGTAGATAAAAAGTTGATTCGATATGGATTTGATGTAGCTTATACTTGTGTTCAAATATATTGCCTTATACGTAAACAAACTCTATCTATAGAAAGAGAAATACGTATAAAAGGTTCTTCTACATTAAGATTATCTTTAATCGACGAAGAAGAAAAAGTTACACCAGTGACTTGTGCTACAGTTCTTGATGGAAATCGATATATAGCAAACTGGATTGAAATTTCTGCAGAAGATGCTAAATCCTATTATATTGTAACAAAAGATAATTATAATTCTTTCTTTAAAGCATCTAATACTGAAAAATTGGCTCTTATAAGTCGTTTTATCAATTTTTCAAAGATTGATAAAACAAAGGATGTTATTATAGAAAAAATTGATGAAATAACTGAAGAAAAACGTTCATTAGAAGATGAAAAATCTTTATTGACAGGCAAACTTTCTGTATATGAAGAACAATTAGAACAAGAAAATTCTAAAGATCAAGAAGCTGAAAGAAACGAACGAATTGAAGAGATTCGACAAGAAATTCAGAAAATCGATCATAAGACTCAAGATTTGCAAATTTTATTAGGTTCTTATCAAAAGGATCTTGAGGATAAATTTAAAGAGAAAGAAGATCTTGAAAAAATAAAAGAAAAGGTTGAAAAAGAATTATCGTCTATTGATTTAAATAGATTTCAGGAAGTATATAGTGAAATTGATAAAGATTTAAATCAATATAAAGAAGATAAAAGGTCTACAGAAAAGGAAATTGATAAACATAATGATAGAATAAGAGAATTGAAATCAACTCTTAATTCTATAGATAACATCTTGTCAGGTGTAATTGTTTGTCCTAAATGTCATCATGAATTTCTTCTTAAATGTGATAAAAATATTGATGAATTAAAAGAAGAAAAAGATAAATGTAATAATTCTATTGAAAAAGAAAAAGAAGAAAAGGATGAATATAATCAAATTGTAATAGATTTAGATGAAGTTATAAAAGAATATAACTCTCTAAGAAAGGAGACTGAAAATGAAGAAAACTCTATATTACAATCACAACGATCAATTAAAAATAAATTAAATACCGTAATTCAATCAATTGATACTATTGATACACAGATTTTAAAATTGAATAAGAATTTAAAATCAGGTAAAGTTGAAGTTGAGTTAGCTTATGAGACAATAGAACATAAAGAAAAACTTATTCAAGAAATTTTAAAAGAACCATTAAAAGAAAAAGATACATCTAATATTGAAAAACGAATAGAAAGTATAAACAAATCTATTTCTAAAATTGCTTCAAAAATAGAAGATAAAACAAATGATATTTTCAATATAAATCAATGGACTCAACGTTTCAAGGATTTTAAAATGTATCTTGCAATGGAACAGTTGAAGAATATTCAATTTTCTGCTAATGATATTTTAAAGAAAATGGGTAGTGATTTAAGATTAATGATTGAAGGTTTTAAGAAAGGCGCAAACGGTAAACTTAAAGAAGAAATTACACCTTACATTTTTAGAGATGAAATGGAATTATTTACATTTTACTCTGAAGGTGAAAAAGCACGTTGTGAAATAGCACTTATACTTGCTCTTCAATCAATGATCAACACTACTAAGAAATATGGTGGAATGCAATTCTTACTTATAGATGAAATATTGGAAAGTGTAGATTCACTTGGTATTGAGAATATTACAACTTCTATAAGTTTCTTCAAGCAACCTATTCTTATAGTTACTCATGTACCAAAACTGAATGAAGAAATTAGTCAAATTCGTGTTATTAAAGAAAATGGAGTAAGTAGATTAGAAGTATGAAATATTATATAGGTATAGACCCCGGTGTTAAAGGTTGTATCTCGATTGTAGATGAAACTGGAAAATTCATAGAATCATTTTTTTTATTGAAAAATGCGAAAAATGTAGATGCAGTCGAAATAAGTAATACATTATTAAACCTTTCTAAGTATGAAGATAATTGTCATGTTATAATTGAGAATATACACGCAATTTTCGGTAGTTCAGCAAAAGGAACATTTAACTTTGGATTTATAGCAGGATTAATCGAAGGTGTTATTGCTACAATCGGGTTACCTTATACAAAAGTAAATCCCAAGATTTGGCAAAAAGAAATGTTTAGAGGAGTTAATGTGATAACAAAACCTTCTATAACAGGTAAAACTCAAGTTATTGATACAAAGAAAATGAGCTTCTTAGCTTCTCATAGAATTTTTCCTACTGTAGATCTTAGAAGAACAAATAAATGTAAGAATGAAGATGATAACTTTTCTGACAGTTTACTTATAGCTGAATATGGACGTAGAATGAATTTTTAAATAATAAGGTTATGATAGATATAAATGATTTATGGACTATAGTAGCAATGACTAAGAAACAATTTCTTGTTATTGATTTTTTAGGTAAAATAAAAGTTTATCTTGTTGAGAGTTTTTCTCCAAAAACTCGTGATGTGTACTTTAATGAAGTTAGAGGGGCACAAGATGTGACTGATCTTGCAGAACACATGGTTTTTCAAATATCTCAGATGAATCCTATCTCTTTTGAAGAAAGAATTCAAGGTCGTTCAAAAAAGGATTTTAAATTTGGACATGATAATTATATGTGGTTAATTTCTGATAAAAAGAATGAGTATTAAAAATTGAAGATTATGTTATATTGGAAGTGTGAAAACGAAAAATGTAAAAATTTTGGAAAAGAGATTCTCGAAATAAATCCTATATTTAAATATACAGAAAATGGTACAGTTCCTATAAATATTCCTTATTGTAAATGTTGTGGACAGCAAATGGGATATAGAGAGGAACTTCCTAAAAATGAAGGTGATATAAATATATCATTTATGTCTTTTAATTCAAAAAGTAACGAAGATAAAGCATCAATATTAAAGAAACGTTACAAGGAAAATGCTAAAAAGGAAGGTGTAGAAGATAAAATAAGATATAAAAGAGAACAAATGACTAAGCAATTTTTTGGTGAATAATCTTAAAAGTCTTTAATTCGTTTTTATTTTGGAGATAAACGTTTGTTATCTCCAAAATAAGGAGTATCTTTAGGTATTGAAAAAGGACAACTAAAAATGATAAAGATATGACTAATAAAGAAAGAAGAATTAAGATTGAGAATAGATTGCAAGAGTTAGAAGAAATGAGAATTCAAAGAGAATCTATTGACGAAAGATTGTTAATTGCAGAAGGTCAAGAATATTATAACGTAGTTGCAGAAGCTTGCGATATAAGAAAGAAAATGAATATAATCGAAGGTGGAATTAAAAAGATGATTAAACGTTTAATGAATGATGTTTATGGTTCTTGGTTTTGGTTAAATGAAAATGATTTTTGTGAATTCAAACAAACTTTCAAGAAATTTGCTTATTAATTTAAAAATAAAATATTATGAAGAGTGTAAGATTAACGAATTCTATTCGTGAACAAATTATTAAAAATTTAATGCAAACAGTTTATAGTAAAATGGAATCGCAACTTAAAAAGTTTGGTAAACTTTGCAATTCCATTTTGATGGAGTCTATAGATAAGGAAATTCTTGAAATGGATGAAAATATCCAAAACTTCTTGATAAAAGAACGTTTGTTTCATTTAATAGGATCTCAACTAATGTAGAACTAATATATCAGTCTGTGCCAGTAAATAAATGGTATTCTTGTTATGAAACTAAGAATATTAAACTTCTTCAAGAGAATAAAGAGATTCAAGATTTTTGCAAGAAGTTAATTTCTTTAGATAAAGAAATAAAAAGTATTAAAAATAAACTTTCTTGTTTATTAGATCATATAAATACCACTAAACAATTAAAAGATCAATTTCCAGAAGCCTACAAAATATTTTTAAAACTAAATGGCGAAGTTGAGGGTGATAACTCAGATAATTTATGTGATTCATTTGAAAACGTTAGAGCAGCCCTTTCTAAATTTAATAAAGAATAAAATATGAAATCTACAGAAGAAAGAATAAATGAAATAAGAAAAGCAAACGATGCTTATCGCAAAGGTAATCCAATCATGACAGATCGTGAATACGATGAATTGATTGATGCTTTATATGAAATAGATCCTAATAACGATTGGTTTAAAAAAGGTATTCAAGACAAAGTTAAAGGAAGGAAACAAAAATTACATCTTCCTATGTACAGTTTAGAAAAGGTTAAAACGTATGAAGAAATTAAAAGGTGGGTCGATTCATGTAACCTTAAACTTTCTGATAAACTAATTATAACACCTAAATATGATGGTATTTCATTATGTGTTAATGATATTGTAGGTCATGCTTTAACAAGAGGTGATGGTGAATATGGTCAAGATTGTTCTGAACATTATAAACTTATAAAAGGAAGTCAATGGGAACCGAAAGATTTTGATCAAATAGAAATTACATTCGGTGAAGCTATATTTAAAACGACTGATTTCTTAAAAATTAAAGAAGACGCTGGATATAAATCAGCTCGTAATGCAGTTGCAGGTTTAATTAATTCATCAGAAGTCAATCCTATATTATCACACGTTACATATGTACGTTATGGATGTGATAGAGAAGATTGGTCAAAACAAAAACAACTTGATTTTTTAAACGAAGCAACTATACCAAGTTCGCAAGTTCAATATACTTCAACAACAGTAGGTTCGTTGGTTACATCTGAAGAATCTTTTATAAATTTGATGAATAAATTATTTGAAGATTTAACACGTGGATATAAATGTGATGGTCTTGTTATAGATGTTAATGATTCGAATTTAAGAGCAGAACTTGGTCGATTACCTAATAATAATCCAAGATACGCTATTGCTTATAAAAATCCTGATTGGTCAGAAAGAGAAGAAACTGTAGTAAAAAGTGTAGATTGGCAAATTTCTAAAGATGGACGACTTGCTCCTGTTGTAAATATTGAACCTATAGATTTGTGTGGTGCTACAGTGTCTCGTTGTACTGCATATAATGCTCGATATGTAGTTAATAATAATATAACCAAAGATGCTCGTGTAATAATATGTAGATCAGGTGATGTTATACCTAAACATTTGAAGACTATTTATAGTAATAATCTTTATCCTAAAGTACCTTCTATATGTCCTTTATGTGGAAAAGAATTATATTGGGATGAGAATAAAGTTGATTTGGTTTGTAAAAATACAAATTGTGATGGTATTAAACTTGCTAAATGTGTTTATTTCTTCTCAGTATTAGACTTTAAAGAATTTAGAGAGCCTACGATTAAAAAATTATTTAATGCTGGTTATGATACTCCTTTTAAAATCCTTAATTTAAGTGAAGAAGATTTGAAGAAGATTGAAGGATTAGGAAATGTTGCAGCTAAAGTACTTTCAAAGCAATTTGAAGATTTGAAGAAGAAAGGTACAAATTTTGCAAAGTTTTTAACAGCTTGTAATGTATTTAATGGAGTAATCGCTGAAAAGACGTGTCAGAAAATTCTTGATGGATTGAAATTATATTCCTATGAAGAAATATCTTCTTTTGCAAAAGAATGTGATGAAAGTTGGGCTTTAGATATTGAAAAAGATATTGAAGGTGTAGGCGTTTCTGCAGCTATTTCGTTTATTCAAGGTGTTGTAGATTGGTGGACAAATAATGATATTGATATTCCTATTACTTATTACGGTCAAGAAGAAAGGACTTTTGAAGGTCAAATGACAGTTGTCTTTACAGGATTTAGAGATAAGAATCTTGAAAAACAATTAACTGATAAAGGTCATAAGATAGGATCGTCTGTAAGTAAAAAAACTTCTTGTGTAGTGACTAAAATCAAGAATAGTGGATCTACAAAAGAAAGTAAAGCTGAACAATTAGGTATACCTATTTTTACACTTCAAGAATTTAAAGAAAAGTTTTTAATGTAGCCAAATTTAGTTTTGTTTAAAAGTTAGGAGGAACTTTATTGCGAAATAAGATTCCTCCATTTGACATTATAATAATATGAGATATTGGTACAGAGAGAAAGATTGGATATATGTAGGCTTTGAATACAATAGAAATTTCATTAATATAATGAAGAGAGAGTTCAAAGCAAAATACAATATAGCAACAAAAGAATGGTATTTTCAAATAAGTTTAGATGATTCTTATAAATTAAAAATGTTTTTAGAATCAAACAAATTTGAAAATAGAAAGGTTGTATTACCATGTGAAATTGAATTGAAGAAAAAGCCTAAAGCGATAGATGAAGATCTTCTTCGAGAAATGATCGAATATCTCAACCTCTCTATGAAACCAAGAGATTATCAAATAGAAGGAGTAACTTATATGATTAATCATGGTAACTGTATTAATGGTTGCGAGTGTGGACTTGGTAAAACAGGTCAGAGCATTTTATATACAGAAATACTTGATTTATTTCCTTGTTTGGTAGTATGTCCTTCATCAGTAAAATCAAGTTGGTTAAATGAATGGAATAGATGGAATCCTAATAGAACTCTTCACGTTATAGATTCTAAAGATGGTGAGAATACTGACTGGAAAGCTGACGTTACGATTATTAATTATGATTATCTCTATAAAAGAGGAAAATCAAAAGAAGAAATCAAATTAAGGTATTCAAGAAGTTTATCTAAAAAATGGGGTACTGTAATTTTAGATGAAATTCATTTATGTAAAAATCCAAAATCTCTAAGATCAAGAAGTGTAAAAAAGATTGTAAAAAATGCTAATAAGGTATTAGCTTTAAGTGGTACATTGATAATGAATAGACCTCAAGAGTTAATAAATGTACTTGATATATTAGGAAGATTTAAGGAGATCTTTCCAAGTCTACACTATTTTTTATATAGATATTGTAACGCCAAAAGAACGAGATTTGGATTGGATTGTTCAGGAGCATCATATACTTTAGAACTTAATTCAATCATTTCTCATTATTGTTATTTCAGAAAGAGTAAACGAGATGTATTAACAGAATTGCCTGATATAATTAATCAAATTGTAAATTGTCCAATTACGAATAAAAAAGAATATAAACAAGCAGAAGATGATTTAATTGCATATCTTGAAGGTATAGATATAGAAGCTGCAGAAAGAGCGTTAAAAGCTGAACATCTTGTGAGAATTTCTAATTTGAAAAGATTATCTTTAGAAGGTAAGTTGAATTTTATAGAACAATTTTTAAAAGATTGGATCGAAAGTAACGAAGATGATAAGATCATAGTGTTTGGTACATTAAAAGAACCTCTAAAACAATTACATCAAAAGTTTAAAGATGAAAGTGAACTTGTTATTGGTGAAAGTACTACTGAAGATAAGATGAATAAAGTAGAAAGATGGAAAGAAAAGAAACAAATATTATTTGCAAACACTGCAACATTATCCACAGGTATAGATGGATTACAGAAGGTTTGTAGCAATATGGTTTTTATAGAATATCCTGTAGGTCCTACTGATTTAGAACAAGCAATTTCACGCTTAGAAAGAATGGGACAAAAGAATAGTATTAATATATATTTTCTATTATCTAATGAAACTATTGATGTTCATTTAAGAAAAATATTCGAAGAAAAGTCTAAAGTTATAAATGCTGTAAATAAAGGAGCATCTATTGATAATATTGATAAAATACAATCAATAGATATGGAACTTCTTAAATCTTATAAGAGTAACTAAATTGATATTAGAAGATAAATAATTGGTATCTTTAAGTATGAAAAGAGAGCAAGTGACAATCTTTTGTGACGGCAGTTGTTATTGGAAACTTCGTAAAGGAGGTTCAGGAGTTTATATACAATGGAATGGTAACGAATACTTTATTCAGGAAGGTTACGAAAACACTACTATAAGTAGATGTGAACTTAGAGCAATTCTTTTAGCATTAAAATCTTTGAATAATGAAAAACCTCTTCTTGTTACAATATGGAGTGATAGTCAATATGTTGTCAATGGTATGAGAACAATTATTGATATTGCTTCTAAAGATTTTGAAGATATTGAAAATCAAGATTTATGGAGAGAAGTTTATAATGAGCTACAGAGACTTGATAAAAAAGTGCGAATAAGAATAAATTGGACTCCAGGACATGGAAAGAATTTAGATGATCCTATTGTGTTTGGTAATGCTGTTGCAGATTTACTTGCTGATTATAAACAATTTGATAATTACAAAGAAGATATTAAAAATTAAATAATTATGGTAAAATGGAGCGATAGACAAGAAGCTATTTTTGACGAATACGAAAGGACTCGAAATAATATTGTAATCTGTGCTACAGCAGGATCTTCAAAAACTACATGTATAGTTGAATGTGCAAGAAGAACGCCTCGTCATAAAAAAGCTTTATTTATGGCTTTTAACAAAAGTATTGCTGAAGAACTAAGAGAAAGGTTACCTCAACATATTAAAGTAAATACATATCATGCACAAGGGTTAAATGTACTCTATTCTAATTTTAGATTTCAAATGAAATTAAATGAGAATAAAACCTTTATAATTGCAAAATCTATTTTAGATCTTAAAGAAATACCTTATAAAACACAATTGAAATATCTATTTGATTTACAAACTATTTGGACATCTTTGAGAGTAGGATTATTTGTTAATTATGAAGAAGATATTCCTAATATTTGTATAGATAAAGATATTGAATATCAAGATAGGATGATTGAAGATATAAAATTGATTGAAAGCGAATGGGTAAGACAAGCTAATAAAATTCAAAATAACAAGAATTTTATAATGGATTTTACTGATATGTTATATCTTCCTTATATTTTGATAGACGAATCAGAATTTCCTAAATTTGATGTAGTATTTTCAGATGAAAATCAAGATTGTAACACTCTACAAAGAGAATTGTTATTACAATATATCAAGCCAAGATCAGGAAGATTTGTTTGTGTAGGCGATAAAAATCAAATGATATATCAATTTCAAAATGCGAGTTTAGCGAATTTCCTTTCGTTTAGCGAATTTCCTAATACAACAACTTTACCTCTCGATATTACTTATAGATGTTCTAAGAAGATTGTAGAAGAAGCACAGAAAGTTTTTTCAAGTGGAATCGTAGCTGCACCTAATGCTAAAGAAGGTATAGTAAGAAACGGTGATTTTGAAGAAGCACAAAATGGTGACTTTATTTTATGTAGAAATAATTTACCTTTAATAGAAGTATTTATTAAGTTATTGGAGCTTGGTAAAAGATCAAGTATTAAGGGAAGAGATTTTGGAGAATCTTTATGTAGACTTTTAGAAAAGATCAAGTATATAGACGATCTTGAAATTCTTAAAGAAGAAAAACTTCAATCGTTACTTGATAAAGGTATTCCTCATAATATTGCAATTAATAATCCATCTTATGTTAATTTGCTTGAAAAATGTGCTATTATAATGAGATTATATTCTATTTGGAAGGATGTAAATAAATTGAAAGAACATATTTCAAAGATTTATACAGATGAAGATACTGACGGTATTATTTTAAGTACAATTCACAAATCAAAAGGATTAGAAGCTGATAGAGTTTTCTTTTTAAATCCTAATTTGATTCCAAGTCAATATGCAGTATCACAAGAAGCTCTTTATAGTGAATATTGTTTGAAATTTGTAGCTATTACAAGAGCGAGAAATGAGTTAATTTATTGTTCAATATAAAATTAAGAAAAATGAAAAAACCAAAAATGTATATACCTGTATATACTTATAAAAATTATGGTGAAAAAGTGTTAAGTAATGTAACGCTTGTAAACGCTAATAAGATAAAAGAATTGGAAGAATTTATACCAAGTGAAGAAGCATTACAAACACACTTACAAATTCAAAAAATAAAAGTGCAAAAAGACGAAAATTATAAACCTGAACCTCTATATCTTACAATAAAAAAGAGTATATTTAATACGATAATTGCTAAGGTTGTATTTAAAGGTGGACAAGGTGTTGATAGAGAAAGAATTCCTCTTGTATTTCAATACCCTGCATTACCAATCTGTATAATACAACCTACAATTGAAGATTAATGTTAAATTTTTTAAGTAAGTTATAATGAGTAATGAACGTGTAGATAGTCGGGATATAATTTCTGACTATATTTTTTACAGTAAATATTCTCGTGTTAAGCCTGATGGTAAAAAAGAGACTTGGGAAGAAGCAGTAAGTAGAGTAATGGAAATGCATTATCAATTTTTTGATGGTAAGATCAAAGAAGAAAATAAAGATGCATTTAACAAAGTTTTCCAAGAAGCTTGGGTATCATATAATAATCAAGAAATTCTTGGTTCTCAAAGATCTCTTCAATATGGAGGACCACAATTATTGAAAAATAATTTTAGGTCTTTTAATTGTTCAGGAAGTTATTGTAATAGAATTGAATTCTTTAAAGAGTTAATGGAACTCTTATTAAGTGGGTGTGGTACTGGATTTTCAGTTCAAAAAGTTCATATAGAACAACTTCCTATTATTAAAGGAGTTGCAAATGATATCCCTAAAATTTATTCTATAATAGAAGATTCAATTGAAGGATGGGCAAATTCTGTAGGAGATTTAATTGAAGCATATTATAAAGGATGTCCGGATATTGAATTTGATTATTCACAGATAAGACCTGAAGGTTCTTTTGTATCAGGAGGTTTTAAAGCTCCTGGCTCAGAACCATTAAAAATTTGTCATAATAAATTACGTAAGATTCTTAGTAAAGCAAAAGGACGAAAATTAAGACCATTCGAACTTCATTTGATGTCATGCATTATTGCAGATGCTGTTATAAGTGGTGGTATTAGAAGAAGTGCAATGATCTCTATATTTGATATAGATGATGAAGAAATGTTGCAATGTAAAACAGGAGATTGGTTCTTAACTTATCCTGAATTATGTAGATGCAATAATTCTGTAGCTATTTATGAAGATGCTCCAAAGGAAAAATATGACAAAATTTTTGAATATATTCAACAATATGGAGAACCTGGATTGTTATTTATGCCTGATACTGAAGCAGTTATAAATCCTTGTGCAGAAGCATTATTATATCCAATGTACATAAATTCTGATGGTAATAAAGAATATGGATGGTCTTTTTGTAATTTATGTGAAATCAATGGAAAGAAAATTGAAACCGAGCAGGATTTTTATAAAGCATGTCGTACAGCAGCTATATTAGGAACATTTCAAGCAGCATATACTGAAAATCTTCCTCTACTTTCAGAAACAACAAAAAAGATTATGGAACGTGATGCTTTGCTTGGTGTAGGTATTACAGGCATGGCAGATAATCCTCGAATTTTGTTTAACGAAAGAATTCAAATAAATGGTGCACGAATTGTCAAAGAAACTAATAAAGAAGTTGCTAATATACTTGGAATAAATGAAGCTGCACGTACAACTGTAATTAAACCTTCAGGAAATGCTTCACAATTACTTGGTTGTGGATCTGGTATTCATGCTTATCATTTTAAAAAGTATATTCGTAATATTCAAGCAAATAACAATGAGCAAGCATTAAAAGAGATTTTAAAAGTAAATTCTGAAATTTCTAATCCTTCTTTTTGGAATAAAAAGAACGAAACTGTTTTATCATTTCCTATTGAACTTGATGATAAAACAATGGTTCGTACAGATTTTAGTACTCTTGATTTTCTTTATAGGATTTATACTACTGAAAAAGGTTGGATAATGGAAGGCACTAATAAAGAACATCCTTCATCTATTCTTAAACCTAAATATCATCATAATATAAGTTGCACAGTTTCTGTTAGAGATAATGAATGGAAGGAAATTGCTGATTGGATTTGGGAACACAGAGAAGGATTTTGTGGATTAAGTTTTTTACCTGAAACAGGTGATCTTGATTATCCTCAAGCTCCTTATACTTCTTATCTTAATGAAAAAGAATTAGCTGAAACTTATGGACAAGGCGCAATACTCTCATCAGGTCTTATTGTAGATGGATTGCAAGTATTTGGTGATATATGGACAGCATGTAATGCGGCTACAGGTAAGGCAGACGATTTACTTACTTATACTGATGAGTATTTACTTTCTTTTATTAAGAAACATATGAAAGATGGTAAACTTCTTGTCAATATAGATGGACTTTATGTTAGTGATGTAAATGCAATTTCATCTCATTTACAACATAAGGTTGAACTTAGAAATGATTGGGTACGTAGATTCAAGAAATTTTCTAAAAATCATTTTAATGGTGATGACAAAAAGTGTTCTTGTTGTTTGAAGCATGTCAATATATTCCATCAATGGCAGAAAATTAAAAATCAAAAACCTGTTGATTGGGAGAATGTTCAATGGGAACAAGAATATAAGAATGTAGGTGAGAATGTAGCTACAGCTTGTAGTGGAGGAGCATGTGAATTAAGATAATTATGTCTCAATAGGACTAATTCGTATGGACCTAATAGTAGTGTTTATTACGAATTAGTCCTATCTTTAGATAAACAATTAAAAACATTACAATTATGGCAAAAGAAATTAAATTAGTTGAAGAGCAATTAAAGTGGATTGAAGAACAAAGATCAAAATTAGATCAATTTGAGAAAGAATGTTTAAAAATCAAAGAGAAGGCAGAACTTAAAAATCAAACCTCTACTGTTAATTTAACTATTGAAAGTAAGAAGAGAAAAGAGAAGATTTCAATTGAAGTACCACAAGGTAAAGAAGATGAAATCATTGATATTATAATGAATGCTTTAGACGAACAAGAAGCTAAAGAATACGAATATCGTAAAAACTCTCCTACAGGACATTATATTTATTATGAAAGAACTATCTCCTAATTTGAAAGATTTTATCTATCGCAAAAACGGTTGGATAGATGATAAAGTTCCGAAAGAAATTATCAAAAAAGCTTCACGTAATAAAAATATTAATGGTGAAAAAATTATGAGATTATTTCTTGATGGGAAATGTATTTACAAAGGTCCTGTTCAATTTTGTCAGATGAAGAAAAAAGATTATTGTTTGATTTACAATATTTCTAATAAAGATGAAATTAAAAGAAGATTTAAATTAACGTATTAAAAATTCGATATGAAAACATTTGTAGGAATTCGTTTTGAAGTAGAAGGATTTCATAATTATCCGGATGCATCAAAAAATCATGGTGATTTAGTGAAGTTTTTAGAACAATCTCACAGACATATCTTTAAATTTAATTGTAAAAAACGTGTTAATCATGATAATCGTGATGAAGAGTTTATATTACTAAGGAGAAAGGTAAAACAATATATAAACAAAGTGTTCCCAGTATTCGAATCAAGTTGTGAGTGTTATGATTTTGGTTCTATGTCATGTGAAATGATAGCGAAAAACATCTTAAAGCAATTTGACTTTGATAGCGTCGAAGTAAGTGAAGATGGTGAAAACTATGCTGTAGTCGAGAAAGAAGGATGTGATGATGAGATTAAACAAGAGAAAGAAGAAAGTTTTAATGACGAATTGCCTTCAGTCACTTTTGTTGTTGGAAGAGCTTTTTCAGGAAAATCTCATTATGTTAATGAGAAAGTAAAAGAGGCTGGAGGTGTAATAGTAGAGGTTGGAGAGATTGTAAGAAAAATCAAACAAGAAGAAAAACGTATTTTCGAAGGATTCCTTTTTAAGAAAATAACTGAAAGAATATTTCATATTTTAACAAAAGTAACTTCAAATGCACATGTCTATATAGTTGGTTGTAGACAAAAATCTGTTATAGAACAAATGTTGTATCTTTGTGAATTAAATCATCTTCATTTGGATTATAATATAGTATATTTATCTGCTTCAGATGAAATAAGAAAAGAAAGATTTGAAAAACTTGTTGACGAAGGAAAGAACAAAGGTCTTACATTTGAAGAAATTGAAAATGGTGACGAATCGCTTGGTATAAACGAACTGATCGCTTGGTGTATTGATCAACCTAATTGTCTTATTGTTAGAACGGAGGAAATATAATGAAAGTATTTGTAACACCACCTATAGATCATTTAGAATTTTAATTTATGAAATATTGTCCTAAATGTTGTAAAAATAAAGACGAATCAGAATTCTTTAAATGTAGATCGTATAAAGATGGTTTATATTATATTTGCAAAGAATGTTCTATGATTGCTAAATTTCGTTATAAATATTCAGAGAAAGGAAAATTAGCTGATAAAAAATATAGACAATCGGAAAAAGGAAGAATTTCTCAAAAGAAGATTCGACAAAAACGACAGGAAACTGGTGCAGAATCTCGAAGAAGTAAAAAGAGATTTTTAGATGAAAATTATAGAACTTCGATGTTATATATGAATAGACTCTACAAAGCATTGAATGTTCCTCCAGCTAATCCTGATAAATGTAATTGGTATAAAAGCATACTCGACCTTCTTGGTTGTTCTATTGAACATTTAAAACGACATCTCGAATCTCAATTCAAAGAAGGAATGAGTTGGGAAAATTATGGTGGAAAAGATGGTTGGCAGATTGATCATATTGTTCCAAGAAGTTATTTTAATTTATTAGATGAAACACAATTAAGAATTTGTTTCAATTATAAAAACTTACAACCATTATGGAGATATGAGAATTCGGGAATTAAAAATGCAAAAATTCCAGATAATGTTGAAGAAATTATTAACAATATAAAAGAATCTTTAAAATGAAAATATTTTTAACTCCTCCTATGAAATACCTAAATTTAAGCGAGTTAGGAGATAATAACCTCTATATTATAGGTCAATATTATAAAAAAAATGAACAATATCGTGAATATGTAAAAGAAGCAATCAAACAAGGTCGTTTTACTATACTTGATAATGGTACAGGAGAAGAAGGCGAAATATTGACTAATGAAGAATTATTTCAATTGACACTTGAATTAGAACCTAATGAAGTAATACCTCTTGACGTATTGTTCGATAGAAAACAGACATTAATCAATTTCAATCAATTCTTAGAATGGATGAAAGAAGCAAGATTAAAAGGAAAGTTGTTAAATACGACAATTCTTGCTTGTCCTCAAGGTAAAAATTGGGAAGATTGGTATGATTGTTATAAATTCTTTATGTGGAATAGATATGTTTCTTGTATTGGAATGAGTAAGAAAGCTATTCCACATATAATGAATACAGATAACATTGCATTTGCAAGAAGTAAAGTTGTATCGAAATTGAAATCATACAATTCATTGTTGAAACCTCTTCATTTTCTTGGACAAGGTGATCCTAAAGAATTTATTCCTTATAAGAATGAAAAAATATTTAGATCCACAGACAGTTGTTATCCAATACTTGCAGCTATAAACGGACAAGATATTGAAAAGGTAGAGAAGTTCGAACGTATTCCTACACCTTCAGATTATTTTGAAAAAGAAATCAAAGAAGAACAAATGGAACTTATCAAATCAAATGTTCGATATTTGAAGAAATGTTGCAATAACAATGGATAAGTTTTTCGAAATAACATTGACGTACTATGATGTAGATGAAAATTCAACATCAATGAAAATTAAGAAGTTCACCAACGTCATAGCTTGTGAAGCTGTAAATTATACTGAAGCTGAAGCACTTGCTACAAAATGGGGTGAAGAAAATATAAATGTAGAATTTGAAATTTCACCTATAAAGGAATTAAATATATTTCGATTCATTTCTAATGAAGATCAAGAAGGTTCTTTTTATATAGTAAAAGGTGTTTGGATTGAAGTAAATGAAAAAGGTAAAGAAAAAGCATACAATGTAAATTATTTAATTCAAGCAAGAACTACGAATGAAGCAAATAAGATTGCTTTAGAAGAAATGGATGAACTTTATCCTACTGTAAGAATTGCAGATATAAAAGAAACAAGAATTCTTTATTTTGTCAAGCCATGATTATTTAGTTTTTAAAGGATGATTTGTTGTGAAACAAGTTGCCCTTTCTTAATAAATATTAATTTGGACTATAAATGGAGATAAACGTTTGTTATCTCCAAAATAAGGAGTATCTTTAGGTATTGAAAAAAGAACAACAACTAAAAACTGAAGAATTATGAAGACAATGAAAGAATTTGAGCAAATACTAAAGGAAGATGATATTCGATTAAGTAACGAGATTAACAAACTTATGCAAATACGTCAAAACAAAATTGATTGTGCTATATTAGCTCGGTATTTGATTAAAGATGTCGAACCTCTTATTGAAAAACTTAATTTAACAATTCATTCATTTAGTATGAATACATCTGAGAAAAACATTCTTTCAAGAAAAGGAACTTTAAATATTAGACTTGTATCAAATGGTAAATTTAGATTTTTAGGAGAAAATGCTAAATACGATATACTTGAAAAGAAGGCTTCTAAAATAGAAGAAAAGGTTCAAGCATTATTGAAAGATGATCAAAATGATTTGAAATGTTATATAAATCCTTACAGTATGAAAGTCGCGAGAAATCAAAACAAGAATATAGTGCTTATGGAAATATCATATAAATTTTAAATAAGAATAGTCATGGAAGAAACTAAACTTTGCCCACGTTGTGAAAGAATTTTACCGTTAGATTCTTTTAGTAAAAATTCAAGTCGTCCTGATGGACTTCAGGCTTATTGTAGGGATTGTCAAAAAAGCAAAACCAAAATTATGCTCAAAAGAGAACTGCAAGACGAAAAGAAAGAATAAGTAATCTTGAAAATGGTAATCCTAAATTAAAAGATTTCACTCCAAGACAATTAATGGATGAATTGATTTCACGAGGATATAGAGGTGAACTTATTTACACTCAAAAGATAAAATTGTAATTATGGAATACGATAGAATTATAGACAAAATAATCAAACTTAAAGAGCTTGTTGATAGAGGACTTGATGGTGAAGCATCTAATGCTAAACGTGTACTTGAAAATCTATGTAAACTTCATAATGTAAACATTGAAGATCTTTTTAAAGAAGAGAAAAAGCGATATGTATTTAAAATCAAATACAATAATAAGTTTGATAAACAATTATTGTTTCAATGTTATGCTAAAGTTACAAATAACAAAAAGATATCTTATTTTACAAGTAAATCAAGACCTAATATAATTGAGTTTGATTTAACACGTATCGAGTATATAGATCTTAAAGGAATGTTTGAATTCTATCGTAAGGAATGGAGTAAAATTATGAAATCATCTTTGAATGATTTATTTGATGCATTTATTTCTAAAAATGAAATTTCTCACAATCAAGAAGATAATGAACATAAAACACTTACTTTGGAGGATTGGGAAAGAATTTCAAGAATTCAAAATTTGATGTCTACAATGGAAGTAAGTTCATATCATAAACAATTGGAGTAATGGTAAGCATAACAAATCCAAAAGGTGAACAAAAGATACTATCAAATGAAGATTTTGACAAACTTCTATGGAAATTCATAGAAAGTGAAACGTTTAAAAAATGGGAAGTTGAAAACAATCTTGTAGGTTCTTATATGCATTATGGAAAGAAGATGTTGAATAGGATTGTTGTGAAAATCTTCCTAAAAGAAAAGGGTTATAAACTTGAGCAGAATGTGGAACTAAAAAGTTGACTATAGATAAATTATTGGTATCTTTACAATATAAAAAGAAAACAACTAATATGACTAATACGAAATCAAAAGAAGATAGACATTGTAGTATATGCAAATATTACCGATGTGTGAATTTCTTTATGTATTGTACAAAATTACAACATCGTATTAAAGCATCAAGAAAGAACGGTTGTAAATACTTTGAAAGATATAAATAAAGGAACTGTTTTTAATTGTTAAACAAAAGTTAAACCATACCTATTTATTAATTCCTGCAATTAAGACAGTTCCTCTTTATAAAACGAATAAAAACGATCAATATGCCAAGAACAATAAAAGATATAAACAAGAGTTTCTCTAAAGTATGTGAAAGTTGTGCTTATCAACAAAATTGTCCATATCAAGATAAAAGTGCTTGTATTGAAGTAAGATCATTTAATAACAATAATCATGGTACAGAAAGTAATAGCGAATATTCACAAGAGACAAGTAACCAAAACTTATAAAGAGAATGGTGAATATATATGCAATTTTAGACTTGAATATAGAGATGAAAGAGATCAACAACATTTGATGAGTGTATTTGCTTACAATTTTGAACCCTATATTGATAAAGATATCACATTCTACTTAGCAGAAGTTGAAGTTTATTCAACACAAAATGTAAAATACAATTCGTCAAACTTATATTTAAATCAAGTAAGATGTTTGAGTTTGGTGCCATTAAGAGATGAAGATATGAGACATGCACGAGAATCAATTTATAGACATTATGAAAACGCTAATTGAATTTGTAAAAAAGAATTTAAAGAAAAAGGTATTTCTCTTTAAGTTTGATGTCGAGGCTGAGATAGTTGGATATAATTTATATCTTAATTCTATAATAGTTCGTCCACTTGATTCAAGTTTTGGTTGGAAAGAACAATGTTCAGTTTATAGAGGTAAAGAAGAGATACTTGTTGAGTTTAATAAAGAAGATACTTTTTGGTACGTATTGTATCCTATTGAAGATTATGCAAAAATACTTTAACAAATGAAATGATATGAACGATATAGAATTAATTGAAAATTTTGGTATTGATATTATTGATGTCAGTATAAATCTAAATACAGTTAAACTTCAACAAGAATTAGGTCTACTTGAAGATGAAGAAACTCCTATTTTAAGTGATATTTGGTACTAAAATAAGTATCTCATTGCGTGATTGAACTTTTTACTGTAATTTTGCGCATAAATTAAAAATTAGTCCCAATATGAGTAACGTAACAAGAGAAGATATATTAAAAGACGCTCCTGACTTTGTTCAAATAGCATCAAAATATATGCAAGACATATATATAGAATATGAAAGGGCACGAAGAAAGATTGATGAATGTCCTGATAGATTTCTAACGTATGAAGGAAGAAATGGTGTACTACATTCAATCGATCTTAAATACGTGAATGCCAAAGGAGTAATGAAGAATAGAGGAGCATCAGAAGATTCAATCAAAGATGCACAAGAAATTAGAGCAAAAGTACTCATGCCTCTACTTGGTGAATATAATAGAGCACGTAATAAATACCTGAATACGTTTGATTTATACAATAATAAATCAAAAGCTCTTGCTAAACTTACACCAATGTTACTCGACCTTTTTGGGTCTATGTATTCAGTAAAGGACGTAAAAAAGACAATAAAACAACGTGAAGGATACGATTTAGATGATGCAGATCTTGCAAAATTCTATAATGAAAACAAGGCATTAATAGAACAGAGACAAGCTAAATTCGCCTTAAAATCAGACAAATATAGAGTATCGACAGAAGCAGGACGACTTGAGATTATAAACGATATGCTTACAGACCTTTTACTAAAGTACGAAGACTACATAAGTAGAGGACTTGAAACAAAAGCATTGACAATGTCTCGAGAAGTAAGAAGTCTTCTTGAACAAGCACGTAAAGAAGTGAAAGGCAATGAGTTAAAACTTACTGTAGATGGAAAAATAGATATCAATGCAACTATTCATGGAGGAGAAAACATAAGTAGAGTAATGCGTGATTTACCTATCAATAGTATAGTAATTGGACTCGTGTCTGCAAAAGCAGGAATTAAACCTGATATAATGATAAATCAACTCGCAAAATCTTGGTACAAAGACTTTAACGGCTTCAATAAGAACATATTAGGAAGTGAAAAGATAATGCTACCTGGTGACCTAATCAAACAATATAACTGGGAAGAAATAAAAGAAGAGAATAAGAAATTCCTAAATGAAATGAGTTCAGA